GTATAACAGGAACTGCCACTCAAGGTATTCAAGGTATAACAGGAACTGCCACTCAAGGTATTCAAGGTATAACAGGAACTGCCACTCAAGGTATTCAAGGTATAACAGGAACTGCCACTCAAGGTATCCAAGGAACAACTGGTACTGCTACTCAAGGTATTCAAGGTATAACAGGAACTGCCACTCAAGGTATCCAAGGAACAACTGGTACTGCTACTCAAGGTATTCAAGGTACTACCGGTTCTGCTACTCAAGGTATTCAAGGTATAACTGGTTCAACTGGCCCGGTAGCAGGTTCTGCTAACCAGGTAGTATACAAGGACGGATCTAATAACCCAGCCGGTAGTGGTAACATGACCTTTGATGGGACTACGTTAACTGTTGCTGCACTATCAGAATCTTCTGCATTAAAATACAAGGAAAGTATTTTAGCTTTATCATCTTCTTTACAATCTCTGAAAAGCGTACAAGGTGTATCCTTTATGAGAAAAGGAGAAGATAGAAGACAGATCGGATTTATAGCAGAAGAAGTACACAAGACCTTCCCAGAACTAATACAGTACAAGGACGGAGAAGTAGACAGCGTCTACTACCAGCGTATGACAGCTGTCCTAGTAGAGGCAGTTAAGGAACTAAGTGAAAAAGTTGAACAGCAAGAACTAATGATTAGTAACCTTATTGCAAGAGTAACTAAATTAGAAGCTAAGTAGTATGGCAATTTTACAAGCATCCACAGTTAATAGTTTAAAGTTCGGAAGAGGTAATAGTGCTTTAGTATCTAATACCGCTTTCGGAGTTAACTCTTTAATTAGTATATCTTCAGGAGCCTGCAATACAGGCTTTGGGTACAACACCCTAAACAACAAGTCCACAGGAGGATGCAATACTGCTTTTGGTGCTCAAGCTCTCGCTTCCTCTAATAACTCTAAAAATACCGGCATAGGTAGATTAGCAGGATTTAATGTCGGAGGATATGCCGGTGGAACTCATATCGGAGCTCAGGCTGGAAGATATGCTGATGAATGTACTGTAACTATTGGATTTCAGGCCGGCTACTATAGCGGAAACTATGCAGTTTCAGTAGGACACCGAGCAGGGGTCAGTCTATCCGGAGGTAGCGTAGCAGTAGGGTTTAATGCTAAAGAAAACGGAGGAGGAGGAGCCACTCTCACAGTACTATCTTCAAGAGCAGGACAGTACAACACTACAGGAGATCTCGCTACTCTAGTAGGATTCTACACGGGAAGATTTCTAGGAGGATCAAACTTTGATCTGCATGTAGGATGGTATGCCTACCAGCACAACGGGTACGGAGTAAGCTGTCAAAGCTCAATAGGAAGATATCAAAACAATATCTGTAACTGTATATATACCAGCTGGAATAACGTTTCAGACTGTAGAGATAAAACAAATATCCAGCCGTTAACTAATCTAGGACTTAACTTTATACGTAAACTTAACCCTATTAAGTACAAATGGGACAACAGAGAGAAGTACGTAAATCAATGCGGTTTCGAATACGGAGTAAAAGATGGAACTTTAAAACAAGATAAAGTACACTATGGATTTTTAGCTCAAGAGTTAGACTTTGCAGCTAGGTCTGTAGGAGAAAAATTTGATGCTATCTCCCACGATACTTTCCGGGACCAGTATACGGTTAACTACCTGGATATGGTTGCGAGTCTTACCAAGGCTCTGCAAGAGATCAACAACGATTTAGATTTAATAGAAGCTCAACTGAACTCTTAATATGGCTACATTTGCAAGTTTTGCTAACGCTAACTCAGTCTGCGCCTCAAGAGGCGGCGGTAACTGTATAAGTAATACTGCTTTTGGATTTGAAGCTTTGAAAAACAACAGCACCGGGTACTGCAATACCGCTATTGGAAGACTAGCACTATACAATAACTCTACAGGTAACCGCAATACAGCTATTGGCTTTGCTGCACTAACAGCTAATTCATCCGGACTATGTAACACAGCCGTCGGAGCTTTTGCAGGGTACCTTATGACAAGCAGCAACCTAACAGCCGTTGGTTATATGGCTGCAAGAAACGCTGTAGGAGGCTCTAACACCATGGTCGGTGCTTTTGCAGGATGTAACGTAACCACAGGAGTTTCTAACGTATTAATAGGTGCACGTGCTGGATGCAACCTACAAGGAGGTTCTTGTAACGTAGGTATAGGCTTCGGCGCACTTGGATTATCTACCGGTAATGGTAATGTAGCAATAGGTTGTAACGCACTTAACAACATATCTTCCGGAGGCTGTCACATCGGAATAGGATGGAGAGCTAATCTTTGTTCAACCTCAGTCAACTGTACTATAGGTGTAGGAGAAAATTCAAACCCTCGTAACTGTGTAGGACATACAGCCTGGGGGAGTAGTAGTCTAAACTATAACGGCGTAGCAGCAGCATGGACTAATGTATCGGACTGCAGAGATAAAACAAATATCGAAAACCTAGATAATAAATTAGGTTTAGATTTTATTCGTAATCTAGACACAGTCTCTTTTAACTGGGATTACAGGGATAGGTACGTCCAAAGATGCGGATTTGAATACGGTACAAAAGACGGTACTTTAACCAGTCCTAAAAAATCATACGGATTTATCGCCCAGCAAATGAAGCAACTCACAGACAGTCTTGGGACTACCTTCGAAGCACTTCGTTACAACGAAGAAAAAGATGGATACAGACTATCTTATGCTGATATGATAGCACCTCTTGCAAAAGCTGTACAACAGACCGCTCAGAGATTAGAAACCTTAGAAGCACTAGCAGTATAATATGGCATCTTTACAACAATCTACAGTTAATAGCTTCCGCTTTGGTAGAGCAGCAGGTAATCAATCTCAAACAGCCGCTTTTGGCCGATATGCCGGCAACAGTACCAACAACTACGCAACCCTGGCAGGATACCGATCAGGAATTAATAATACTAGTTATAGTGCTTTTGCAGGAGCAAGAGCCGGGGAATTTAACTACAACGTAAGTAATGTAGGTATAGGCTTCTGTGCTTTTAATGGATCAGGAAACCGCTACCAAAACACAGCCGTAGGACAGAGAGCACAGCGTGCTGCTACAAGCGGCCGTCATAACGTTGCTATAGGTTCATTTGCTTTTGATGGAGGTTCAACCAACGTACAGAGTATAGCTCTAGGGGTAAATGCCGGTAGATGTGCTAACGCCGATAATGCCCTATTCATTGGAGTAGATGCAGCATGTAACACCACAGGAACTGAAAATACCTTTATCGGATTTAGAGCAGGTAGATGCAACACAGGCGGTGTACAGAACACAGTAATAGGATTCTGTGCTGCTTATTCTTCAAACCTAAACAGAACTGTAGTAATTGGAACCAACACTTCTGTTTCAGCTAACTGTCACATGGTGTGGGGCGGTTCAAGCAATAATGTCGATAACTGTGTATGGGGCGGCTGGTCATACTTCTCAGACGCTAGAGATAAGACGGATATTACTCCCTTAACCTGTAAGACAGGACTACAGTTTATTAAGAAATTAAGACCGGTAAGCTTTAATTTCGATAACAGAGAAAACTATGTTCGTGAATGTAATTTTCCTTACGGACAAAAAGACGGTACATTAGCTGTTGCTAGAAAAGATTATGGATTCATTGCACAGGAAGTAAAACAGGCACTTGAAGAATTAGAGATTACAGACTTTTCAGGACTAGGCTACACTGAAAGTCAAGATGCTTACCGTATCACCTATGCTGAATTTATAGCACCTTTAACTAAAGCTATTCAAGAACTTGATGAAAGAACACAAGCTCTTAAACTTAAAGTTGGAATTTAACATTTAGTTTCATATATTAATTAAAAACAGATCGTATGTCAGACCAAGTCACAACTGCTATAACCAATGCTCTAAGCGTAGCGACTCTGCTTAATAAGCTAGTTACAGGGGTAATTGATCCCTCTGATGATAGATTAAGCAGTTCAAATGTTTTTGAAAGAAAAACTTACGTTATTCGTAATGTAGGCCACCTTAAGAGACTTATGTCTCAGACATGGTTTACAAATGCCTTAACTATCGAACAGTTCACAACCCTCAACGACGCTATTGTAGCCGGAGAAGATTATATAGGATAATATTATGGTAAAAAAAGTTATGTACAATAGCTCGATGCCTCGAGCCGGATCTACACTCATTCAAAACATTTTAGGACAGAACCCTGACCTATACGTTACTCCTACCTCAGGAGTATTTGACTTCTTATACAACGCACGAACCATCTACTCAACCAGTCCAGAAGTTAAAGCCCAGGATGCTGAAACTATGGAAAAAGCCTGGAAGGGTTACTGCAAAGGAGCGGTTCACGGATACTTTGAAGCTATTACCGACCGTCCATACGTAATGGATAAATGCAGAGGATGGTCAGGTGAATATAACTTCCTCAAGTTCTTTGACGAAAATCCCAAGATTATCTCTATGATTAGAGATCCTAGAGCAGTTTATGCTTCTATGGAAAAGAAATACCGAGCAAATCCTCAGATTGAACACGGAATCTTAAACTGGGCAGATCTAACAGGCACTACAACCGACAAGAGAATAGTACACTGGTCTAATACAGTACCCATCGGACCGGTTATGGACCGAATCTACCAATCCCTGCTAGAAGGTACTCACGAAAATGTACTTTTTATTAAGTTTGAAGACCTTACAACCAGCCCAGACCGTGAACTAAAAAGAATCTACGAGTACTTAGAGCTACCACACTACAAGCATGACTTTAATAACGTAGAACAGCTTACCTACGAAGATGACAAGGTATGGGGAGTGTTTGGAGATCACAAAATTAAAAATAAAATAGAGCCGGTGAAAGAAGACTATAAGGAAATCTTAGGACCAACCGGCTGTCAGTTAATCACCGATAACTACCAATGGTTTTATGATGCTTTCGAGTACAAAATCTAAGAGAGTTTAACTATATTTATAAGATATAAACACTAATATGGCTTACCACCTACTTTCAAATCGTCCGGTTATCTACGATGCCGTAACACAGGCAACTTCTTCGTTAGTATTAATTGCTAACCAGACTATCTACGTAGACCCCACCCACAACATGCCTGGTGACTCTTTCGTTACCCTTAACGGTATAGTCTTTGTTAACTATACCTCTCAAAACCCGCTTGGTATCAACCAAACTCGTTTAGTACTTCCAGTCGACGAATGGAACACTTACTACGAGTCATTGACTTACCCGGCCGGAATGACAGGTCAGTACGCCAAGCACGTTTACGCTCACCTAAACTACACCCTAGAGAACGTTCCTAATATGTTTGGATTAGCAGTAGGTGACTGGACTCTAGTATCTACTTCAGGGAGTCTTTAAGTAATAGACAGCTTGCTGTCTTAAAATAGTTTTAATATGAAAGCAGGTTATCAAGGGAAGGATAAGTACCTGGTCTGGCACATTGAAGGCGGACTGGGTAAAAACATAGCAGCTACATCGCTGCTTTCCTCCATTAAACAGACATATCCCGACCGTAAGATTATTTTGGTGGTTTCTTACCCGGAAATCTTCTTGAATTTCCCGGAAGTAGAGAGAGTATACCCGGTAGGCAACACTCCGTACTTCTATCAGAATTATATCGAAGATAAAGATACATTAGTATTCCGCCATGAAGGATACTTCCAGAATGGACACATCCAGAAAGAGCAGCATATTATCAAAAGCTGGTGTGAACTTCTAGGACTAGAATATACCGAACAAAAGCCGGTGCTTTTTCTGAACCTGGTACAGAAGAGATTTGCCAATGCCTGGAGACGAGAGAAACCAGTAATAGTGATTCAAACCGGAGGAGGTCCCTTAGAAGATCAGCAGGTTTATAGCTGGACTAGAGATATTCCGCCAGCTATCTCAAACCTACTGGTACAGCACTACTCCAAAGACTACCATGTAATTCAGATCTGTAGGAGTGAAAGAGAAGCTATTCCGGGTGCAGAAGCAATCTACCAGCCTCTATCAAACTTTGAACTGTTGACAGTTCTAGCAGCTTCAGAAAAAAGAATCCTTATAGATTCATGCTTACAGCACGCTGCAGCTGCTTTCAATCTACCATCTACCGTGATGTGGGTAGGAACATCTCCTAAAGTATTTGGATACGATCTACATACAAATATTCAAGCAAGCCCTCCTAAGTTTGCTCCTAAGCTAATTAATTCGTATCTTTTCGATTATTCTTTTGACGGAGCAGCTATTCAATGTCCTTACGAAAGTCCGGATGAGATTTTTAATATAGCTGATATTATTAAAGCAGTAGATGGAAATTAATTTTGTAAAAAGGGTTATTGAAGCAGGAGGAATAATCCGCCCTCTGCTTGTACCGGCCGAGTACACCGAAGGAACAGGACTATGCAACCCCTCAGTCTACATTGATGGAGATAGGATTCTAGTGAACCTACGTCACGTACAGTACAACCTCTACCATAACGAAGGCCGTAAAGAGTTTCATAGCCGTTGGGGACCCATGACTTACATGCATCCTGAAGACGACTTAAAGCTACGTACGATCAACTATCTATGCATTTTAGATCAAGAGCTCAACCTTGTTAAGGGCAGTAAAGTAGACACCTCCCGACTGGATGTAACCCCGGTCTGGGATTTTATCGGGCTAGAAGATGCTAGAGTAGTAAGATGGGATAATAAACTCTACCTAATTGGTGTTCGAAGAGATACCAAGACCAACGGAGAGGGTAGAATGGAATTTAGCGAAGTAGTAGAATACGAGGACGGAGTAAAGGAACTGTCCCGTACCCGAATCGAACCTCCTAGTGATCCGAATTCATACTGCGAGAAGAACTGGATGCCGATCATTGACCAGCCTTTTAGGTTTGTAAAATGGAGCAATCCTACCGAAGTAGTAGAAGTAGATCTTGCAACAAAATCAAGCAAGATTATCCATCAGAGTCAAAACTACCTACAAGGTTACCGAGATTTTAGAGGAGGTTCTCAGGTCATTCCTTGGGAAGGCGGTTACATCACTGTTACCCACGAAGTAGATATGTGGTATAACGAAGTAGGTAATAAAGACTGTCACTACTACCACCGGTTCTTGGTTTGGGATAAAGACTGGAATCTTGTTAAGATATCAAAAGAGTTTAAATACTTGACCGGTCACGTAGAATTTACCTGCGGGATTGCAGAATACCAGGGAGATATCCTCATTACTTTTGGATTTCAGGATAATACTGCGTATATTTTAAAAACTCCTAAGAAAGTTATACAAGATTTTATAGATGGACAGTAATTTACAAAAAGCGATTGAGACATTTATACAATCTCCAGGAGATCCAGGTGTAAATTTTCTTATCGGGTACGAATACGACATAAGAGGTCAGATTGCTGCCGCTCTATCCTTTTACTTACGAGTTGCTGAAACTACAACCGATAAAGATCTGCAGTATGAATGCCTGCTTCGTAACTTCTTAAACATTAATAAGCAAAAAGAACGTAAGCATTCTGCCACCGGACAACTTCTGCATGCTATTTCCGTTCGTCCGGACCGTCCGGAAGGTTACTTCCTCCTCAGCCGGTACTACGAACGTGAGCAAAAATGGCAGGAATGCTATACAACCGCCTGTACCGGTCTGCAGTTTATCAAGCATGAGTATCGTTCACTAGTAACCGATGTAGAGTACCCGGCAGAGTACGCTCTCTATTTCCAAAAAGCAGTTTCGGCTTGGTGGATTGGTAAATGCGATGAATCAAGAGGTATGCTGCGCTGGATCATGGACAGTTACTACATGAGTGACTTATTCGCAAATGTTACTAGAGATAATATCATTAAACTCAAAGGAGAGTTATTCCCAATCACCCCGTATACTAAAGAACAGCACCCGGAACTTAAATATAAATTCCCAGGATCTGAAAAGATTGAAAAGAATTTTGCACAAGCCTACCAGGATATGTTTGTGCTAGCAGCACTGAAAGGTAAAAAGAACGGAACCTACCTGGAGATTGGATCAGGAGATCCTCACCACAACAACAATACCGCTCTTCTGGAAGAATCCTACGGATGGAAAGGAGCATCAATTGATATTGATCAGGCAGTGACTGATAAGTTTAAAGCTGCTAGGAAAAACCCGGTATACTGCCAGGATGCAGTAGCCACCGACTATAGAGACTTCCTACGCAAGATAGATCTAGGAAAGGATATTGATTTCCTACAGCTTGACTGCGACCCGGAGTACAATACCTACGCTATCCTAGAAGCTATACCGTTTGATGAGTATCGATTTGCAGTAATTACCTATGAGCATGATTACTACTACGACTCTACAAAAACCTATAGAGACAAGTCTAGAAAGTATCTGCAAGAGAAAGGATACGAACTTTTAGTAACTAACATTTCGGTAGATAAGAATAGTAGTTACGAGGATTGGTGGGTTCACCCACAGCTTATTGACCCTGAGACTATCGAATTAATGAAGAATACTTGCGATAAAACCAAGCAAGCTCAGGATTACATGCTAGGAAAACTCTAACACCTTAAGGCGCCGTCCTATTTATAAAGAAAAAAGAATGGCGTTTTCAAGCAATCCACAGATACAAAGAGATGGGCTTATTCTGAATCTCGATGCTGCTGACCTAACATCAGCCCGGACCGTAAGATCAGTTGAAGTTATGGTCGTTGGCGGAGGCGGAGGCGGTGGTATGGATATGGGCGGTGGTGGAGGCGGCGGCGGAGTGCTTTACGACCCTAACTACAAAGTCACCCCGGGTGTAGGCATCACAGTCACTGTAGGAGCTGGAGGCTTCGGAGCACCAGCAGGCAATGGCGGTTACAGAACCGATGGAGCAGGTCCGCAACCGAACAGTCACCAATTCACTATCTCAGCAACCAACGGATCCGATTCAGTATTTGGAAACTTAACTGCAAAAGGAGGAGGATTTGGAGCAAGCTCATACTACGGATACACTCCAAATTCAGGTATAGGAGGTTCAGGAGCATCCGGAGGAGGATGTTCAGCATACACTCACGGAGGAGAGCGGTACGTTGATACAAACAATATTGTAGGTCAGGGATATCCGGGCGGGAACTCCGGTAATCCGACTACAGGTGCCGACGACCATTGGTCAGGAGGCGGCGGAGGAGCCGGAGGAAGAGGTACTAGTGGACCAGGTCACGTTGCTCCTAGCGGTAACGCCGGCCACGGAGGTCCTGGGATTCTTATATCAAGAATGAGTCCTTACTACTACAGCGGCGGTGGAGGCGGTTCTTGCTACTCCGGAACCAAGGGCGGCGACGGCGGGCTCGGAGGAGGAGGAGGCGGAGCAGCTGGTGGAAACGGAAACACTGTAGGGTTTGGAGATACTAACGGCAGGAATGCCGGCAGCAATGGCGGATTAGGTAATCAACAGCCAGGAGGTAACGCAGGAGCTAATACCGGAGGTGGAGGCGGAGGAGGATCTCACTACAACGCCAACAACAAAGGAGGAGAAGGGGGTTCAGGAATTGTAATTGTTCGTTACAACGGACCTCAAGCAGCTACAGGAGGAACTTATTCTTTTTCTAATGGAGTATCGTTTCATACCTTTACCTCTAGCGGTACTTTTACCCCTTATGGTTCAACTCAAGACACAGTCTGGTACGATACCTCAGGAAATGGACACCATGCAACTTTATACGGAGGATGTACTTTTGAAACTATTAAAGGAGTACCGAGTGTAAACTTAGATGGAACAAGTGACTGGATTGGTAATACAACACTAACAGGGGGATGGTCAGATTTTACATTAGAGTTAATGTTCTACCATAATGGCTTAGACCAGGGCGGCTCTTACGGTGTTTTATCAATGGGCGCTAATGGTAACTACGGCCCAATGTTCTACTGCCACGGTTCCTGTATGGGATCTCACTACTTCCCCGATAGTCCTAGCGGGGCTTACCCCGGCGGTATGGGGTATTGGAGTAATGATACTTGGAATATTTTTACATGGGTATTTAAAAATACTGTTACGGATAACACTACCGGAGATCTTAAAACCTACATAAACGGAGCATACAACTCAGGAACTTCTAATTATAATTTCCACAATAGTGGCATGGGTAGAGGATCTAACGGATACGCATTAGGAACATATAGTGGAGGAGGATCCCTGTACAGAGGTGCTTTTGCTATATTTAGAGTTTATAATAGAGCTTTATCTGCTACCGAAGTTGCAAGAAATTATTCTTTGATTAAAACAAGATTTGGACTATGACACCTGAAATTTTTGAATTAGGAACCGGACAAGCTACTATCTTTTTAGTTGCTTATGTACGTAATGGAAATCCTATAGGAGCTTTCCCGACCCGGGAACAAGCCGAAGAATTTTTAGCCAGCCTATAACATGGGATCATCGTCCGGACCTAGGAATAGCCTAGCAACCAGCCTAGCGTTTGCTTTAGATGCAGCAGACACCAATACTATTACTCGCTGGTCTACTTTTAAAAACATGTCGTCATGGGGATTAGGATCCGGCGGAGCATCGGGATATTCTCAAAACGGAAATACTAACGAAAACGAAAGAGTCTGGGGTACAGACCCTTGGGGGAATAATGCTATCGTCTGGGAAACAAGAGCAAGCGGCGATGGCAACGCCGACGGCGGATGGAACGCTGACGGGTTTGGTATAGATAATACAAAACTTTATAGAACTTCCGTATGGGTTAAGAGAACCTCTAGTACAGGCGGCGGAACATTTTACCTGGGTACAAACGGCGGCGGACAATGCGTATTAAGATTATCAGACGGAGGAGAGGAATGTAACCCATACTGGCATTGTGGCGGAGCTGGAGGTTTAACTCAAAATCAGTGGTACTTAGTTGTAGGACATTGTTTCCCGTATACTTATAATAGCTCAGCCGGCCACCCGGATACAGGGTTTTGGACTGTTGAGAACGGAGGTCAAAAAGTAGGCGGTATAAACGGATGTAACATCGGCAACGACTGTAAATCAGGTCCTTCTACGACTTCTCTTAATCATAGAACTTACCACTACTACTGCGGGGATAGTACAACCCGTCTACAGTTTTATGATCCTAGAGTAGATCTAGTAGACGGTACTGAACCTAAAATTAGAGAGCTTCTAAAAGGACCAGCAGGCGCCACTCGAAACCCAGCCGGCCCCTACGCCCTTGGAGAGCTTGTAAACGGAATACAGTGGAGTCCAAGTAGAGGAGGAAGCTTTGTCTTCGATGGTACAAATGATTACATACAGTTGACCTCACATGCTTCAAAAGTAGTACCGGCAGGAAGCCAGGTAACAGTAGAGATTGTAAATTACGGAGATGAAATTAGAAGCTCTTCTGTTATAGCAGGGTCTCATAACGGTTCAGATCAGAGCTTTAATATTCACCTACCCTGGTCAGATGGTAACATCTACTGGGACTGTGGACATCCTTTTAACCGTAACTATAAGTATGCAGGTAACGAAGTACTAGGTTGGCACCACTGGGTATTTACAAAAAATGTAAGTACCGGTATTATGAATATATATAGAGATGGAGTACTATGGTCTACAAACTCAGGTCAGACTTCAGCTATACCTACTTACACTTCTATGGTTATAGGAGCATACACTAATAATGGATCTTCTACAAACTATTACCATAAGGGAACTGTACCGGTACTCAACACGTATAACCGGGAACTAACAGCAGCAGAAATTGCAGAAAATTATAAGAACTATGCTAAGAGATATCCTCACAATATCACCATAGGAACTCAAAACTACCCTGCCTCTTCAGCTTCGGATATTAAAACAGCAAACCCAGACGCCCAGGACGGTATCTACTGGTTTACAATAGGAGGATCGACCTTCCAGGCACCAGTAATGTTTCATGCCGGTAAAGGTATGATCTGTGTTATGAAAGGAGGAGGAGGAAACGGATTTCTTCCAGATAATGCCCTATGGGAGAATAGCAGCACTCAAAACACATCAGACTTTGATTTAAATAGTAACGTAGCAAGTAAATATGCAAGCTACCATACAGTTCCTCTATCGGAATTTTACTTTAAACTAGGAGCTACAAACTACCCAGTAACGTTTAGGTTAGCAACTGCTGCTTCTAGTATGCTAGTAGCCCAGCAACGAAGCTGGAATGATTCCGGAAACAGAAGCACTCCTCACTACGGAATGAATCAGGACTACAGGACAGTCCAAGGCGCTGACGCAGGTATTACTGCTACTATGGGAACAGAAATCTATATGTACGGAATGGATCTTAAACACGAAGGTCACTACGGAGGCGGTGCTGGAAACTCAGGCGGTAGAATCAGAGCAGGAAGTATTCTGGATGAAAGCACAGGGAATACAGGAGCTTTAAGCTACGGTACAGCCGGCTCAGCTTTCGGTATAGGAGTTAACGGAGGTAACCCGTTAAAAACAGCAGTTGTTGGATATGCAGGATGGTCTGAATCTTCTGTCTATGCTTCTACTACTCAGTGGAGCTTATGGGTGGTGTCCTAATTATAATAGCAAACTATGTTCTTCTCTCCTAAAACATCTGCCGACGGTCTGGTATTTCATTACGATACCGGTAATACTGTACGTTCGTATCTGGGAGAGCCGACGGTTAATTTGCTATACAGTGCCGGCGCTTATAACCTTATAGACGGAGCTACTGACATATACGGTAGATGTACTAGAACTGATCTAGGCAACGGAAAGTACAGGTTTGTAAATAACGGAACAGGAGTTAGTACTGTCAGAGTTTATACCAACCAGGGGGATTTAATAAACGGAGCAACATATGCATGCAGTGTATACTACGAAAATTTAGTAGGTGGTATAGGCATAGACTGGTGTGATACCGGCATAACAGGTTTAAACTATTCAACTAACGTATCAGGGAGGCTAGGTGGATACGGTACCCGGGGTACGTACGACGGACCTTACTATTTTCTGGATATTAATTTTGATTCCGGAGGAGCTGTAACTTTATATAATCCGCAGGTTGAATACAAATCACACGTTACCCCCTTTGTAGCCGGAACCCGATCAGCAACCCAGGGATTAAAAGACTTGACAGGAAATAAGACAATCGACCTATCTACTGTATCATTTGACTCAAATGCTCAAATGACTTTTGATGGAACTGACGATACTCTTGATACCGGAATCCCCTTGACTACCCTACCGGCTCTTTCAAACTTCACTATTGAATGTACGGTAAAGATTGACGCATATCCTACAGCTGCACCTCCTAACTTTTACAACAACACTACTAGAGCTGGGGTTTTAGTAGGAGCTACATACTACAGCGGAACCGCTCTATACTGGTACGGAAATAGTTCCGGTACAGCATGTACAATCTACGGCTATATCAGGGGAGCAGATGCTTATAGAAATACTGCAGGGTTTAATCTAACACCAGGTCGCTACCATCATTTAGTACTGGTAAATGATTACTCTGGAGGAACTATAAAACTTTATGCAAACGGTACTTTGAATGGATCAGCTACTACCGCCACTCAGGAGTATAATCCTAGCCTGACCCCATCCGCTGGCAATATCGGAATCAGCAAAGCTCAGGTAGACGGCGGTGGCGAATCGGTATACTCTTACCTACCCTGCCAGGTACCGTCTGTAAAGATTTTCAACCGAGCATTAACAGCCGACGAAGTGGCAAGAAACTATAACGCGATTAAATCACGTTTTAACATAGGATAAGATGGGAATTAGAAGAGGACCGAATATTATAAGAGAAGGACTGGTACTATCCCTGGATGCCGGTAATGTGAGATCTTATCCGGGATCTGGAGCTACCTGGTATGATGTGAGCGGGAACGGTAATAACGGAACTATAAGCAATGGAGAATTTGTTACCAGTCAAAGATACTTAAGAAATTCTGGAAACGTATCTAACTTTTTTACAATTAGTATTCCACATAGTACTAGCTTAAATTCTGCACTTACTACAACCACGGGCGGATGGACTATTGAAGAAATTATCTGGACTAATTCTGTAGATTATCCGGAAGCAGACGGAGGTAGTGTAGCCAGTGATATAGCTTACGGAGGAGGCGCTACTGGATTTGATTGGAACCATGGCAATGGTTTAAATTCTGTAAGATTTGGTATGAGCAGTAACTCAGGAGGATCCTACGAAGACGATGTGTACATTTCAACAGGAGTTATTAACCAGACTAACACCTGGAGAGCTCGTACAATGATCTGGAACAGAGGAGCTAGTCAGGTAGGACTTTATATGGACGGAATTTACATGGGTGCTGCAAGTACTCCTAACACTGCCGGAACCGCTGTGTATGATGGAGGAGGAATAGTATTCGGAAGCCTGTACGGATGGAAACATTACGGAAGACGAGCTAGTATTAAACTATACAACCGAGTACTCACAGCCTCAGAAATTCTACAGAACTACAACATGACTAAATCTAGATTCGGTAAGTAATGGCAAGTAGAATATCCCCGTACGTAGATAATACCGGACTGGTGTTTGCTTATGATCTAGCGAATATCAAGCGTTCGTATTTAGGAGAGCCGACGGTTAATCTTGTAATTTCACCAGACGGTAATGCTAATGTTATCACGTCTGATATCCCCCCTCAAACTAACGTTATCGGGTTTGCTCAATATAGCAGTGGCTATTTTGTAAACCCTAGAAATACTACAAATACTGCAGCTACAGGTAAAACCTTTACCTACTCAGTGTGGATGCGATCTAGATCTGCTACCTCTAGTACCTACCTAATGTATGTATACACAGGAACCGGTCCTGACGGTGGGTGGTGGTATTTTGGTGACGGACCTCTTACTCAAGACTGGAATAAGTACTCTTATAGTAGGAGTGATATGACCGGTACAATCTCTCAGGTTACAGTATACCGGTACAATCAACTAGGTACGATCGATATCGCCGCCCCACAGATTGAAGAAAAAACACATCCAACCCAGTTCACCGCCGGAACCCGTTCCGTCACCCAAGGCCTCAAAGACTTAACCGGCAGATCAACCATCGATCTAACAAATGTATCATTTGATGCAAATGCTCAAATAACTTTTGATGGTACGGATGACCACATACTGACTTCTGAAAATATAACACTAAACGGATCTCAGACATTTGAAGTTATAACAACAATCTCCGGAGGACCACAATCCCCAGCAGGTATAATCTCAAATCACGATTATGCTAATACAAGTAATTTTGGACTTAACCATATAAGTAGTAATAGAATAGGAATATCTATAGGATACACAGACAATACTAGAGAATATGATTCCAAATATACAACATATGCCGCTACTATAGGGACTCCTTTTCATCTTGTAATGACCTTCGACCAGCCTTCAAATACAGTTAAACTATATGTTAATGGTGCCTTAGATTCTACTTTTGTTTTAACTAAAACTGTAAAATTTACAAACAGACCAATAGTATTAGGAAGATGGGACTACCAATACAATTACTACTACTTTAACGGTAAAGTACCAGTAGCTAAAGTTTATAACAGAGCACTACCAGCCTCAGAAATCCAGCAAAACTTCAACGCAATCAAAGGACGTTACGGTCTCTAAATATTTATAGTTATGGCAATAGCAGCAGGCTTCAGCAAAACAGTCACCGACGGACTCATACTCGGGTATGATACCGCAGATACTATCAACAGCTTTAGAGGTCAACCAACCATCAACAAGTTCGCACTCCCGGGTACAGCCGGACCAGGCCCAGCCTCAGACAACAACGTTGGATTTGAAGTAAACGGAAACGGTACGTTTGTGAGACTGGGTTGGGGGCAGATGATAGGGGACTACCTCACACAGCCCGGGGACGTAGTCTACAAGTACACTCTAGGATCGAATGGATGTCACTACCACGGCAATGACCTAGCAATACCCGGTGGAACCTATGCAACCTTCACGATGGATTACTACGTAACTCCTGATGCTACAGGCTTTCCGGAAAACTCAACTCTACTTGTTTTTGAAAACGCCTTAGGAGGATCTACTAATGTAAACTCGGAGGTAGGTGTTTGGCGCACCCTCACTTTTACTTCCGGTCCAACAGGCGGAGCCGGCACCCTTAGAATGCTAGTCTACCCGGGAGGCTGCGGACCCCGCATGGCATCAAGCGGTACCCTTTACATGAAAAACCCAAGAGTTGAATACAGGGCATACAGTACAGCCTTTGTAAACGGTGAAAGAACAGCAACTAGAAGTTTATTGGATGTAAAGAACAGTTTTACTTTCGACGTTTCGAATGCTTCATTTGTTTCACCCGGTAATATGGAGTTTGACGGCACAAACGATTCGATTACAGCAGCCTGTAGCGGGGAGATGTATTGCCTGGAGATGGTGCTGTACAACAACAACGCTATTCCCGGGAACGACACCGCTATTGGAGGACCTTCAACCTACCAGACTCCTATTTCATGGAACGGAACTAGTAACGGAGTCCACCTAGGAGCATGGACAGGTGGATTTAGTAATGAAGCAATACATATCTGGAACGGAGGAGGTGCGACCTCTACACAAACTGCCCGTCCAGTAGGGTACCACCACGTACTGTTTAACTGGAATGGAAGCAGCTACGATATTTGGGTGGACGGAGACAAAGAAATTACATACCCGTTAAGCGGAACCACTCACGCTTCCAGAGTCACTATAAGCTCAGCCCTCAGAGTAGGAGGGGATCCGGACAATTACTTCTTTAACGGAAAAATACCAGTAGTTAAAACGTACAATAGAGCTCTGACAACCTCAGAGATTCTACAGAATTTTAGCACTTATAGAGCCCGGTATAAGATATAAGATATTGATATTTATAATTAAACTAAAAAACCATGAGTATGTTTGAAAACAGGCGCTGGGTGATCATCCCGGTCACCGAAGTAACCAACATCGACTTCAGTCAAGTAATGGAATCTTCCCCTGAAAGCCTCCGGCATTCGGTAGACGGTTCTAAGACCTTCATCAAGTATGAAATCAATATCATACCCCAGGACATCACCCACACCTTTACCGACATTGAAACCGGTGAGGAGAGGACCTCTGTGACTCTGGCCGGAACTTACGGCCGTCCGGACTTTCTGGACTACGACGTAGTAACGGAATATAATCATTCTGAGATTCTAGCAATCCTAGCTACCGAAGAGTGGACTGCCCCTAGAACTGAAGGAGCACCAATTTAATATTTTTTAAGTTATGGAATCAAAAGGACTCGGCGATTCAATCGCAAAAGTAACACAGGTAACAGGAATTGCAAAGGCTGTAGAAACAGTAACTCATGCAGTCGGTATTCCGGACTGCGGATGCAAGAAAAGACAAGAGCAATTAAATAATCTCTTCCCTTACAGTACTACAAAATAACACGTATTTTTAACGACTTGCATGCCATGCACACACCAGAGGGTTTCGGCCCTCTTTTTCTATTTATATAAAACTTTCCCCACATGGCTTTAGGAGACAAAAAATCTGGATTACAACCTAGCTCTGTACAGGCACAGCAGTACAGACTACAGTTCTCTAATCTAACATCGAGAGCAGCCCGTACCATTACTAGCGGACAGGCTGCACAGCCTATCAGCAGACCTGCTGTCTCTACGCTAGCACCACCTCCGGCCGGCCCAACTACAGGCGGTTCATCACAAGGATCAGACACCTCACAGGGTTCCGGAACAACACCTTCAATTTTTAAGAAGGCAGCATTCTTCGACGGAGCAACTGCCCTATCAGCTTCCCTAGTAGGAGGTAATGAGGCAGGTACTGGAAGAGCTGCTAACAACCAGATTGAAATTGCACTAGTATTCAAACCGGTACTTTTCTCAGACAACACCCGCCGTACAATCTTTCATACCTACAGTGGAAGTGCAATGAGTCAATCTTTAGAACTTTATACAATAGGTCCTACTCTCTATTTAGAGATGACTCACGACGTAACTACCTTAAATGGACAAACAGTACCTTATACCTGGTATACAAGCACAGATCTAGGCTGGGCTAAGGCAGCTGGATATGCTGAACATACAACCAATCAGTATACCTATTATGCAAATAGAATGAACCCAATATACGTCGCTTCTACTTTTGTTATATTGAAAGGGAATATAATGACTTTTGGAGGAGTAGGAAACAAGACAAGCTTCCCAATTGAGATAAACCCAAATTTTAATACTACCAATAATACACACTTCTATATTGGAGGATCTCCAGCTAAAAATAGTTATTTCTCAGGCTCTATTGCTTCTATTACGTTTACAAGCGGTAGCTACCTTCCTAACCAGACCTGGGGAGATATAGCATTACGCGATAAACCTGCAGAAACAGCAACCCCTCAACTAAGGACCTATACATTCAACAACGCTGTAGTAGAAACTACAGGAAGTCAGGCTAGGTATTCACGTCCTCTAATGGTAGTAACCGGAAGCTTGACCTACGTCGATGGCTATTTGAGAAACTAATGGTTTGTACTAAAGACACATATTTATATTAAGATCAATTAACCTTTCATCAAAATGGCAGAAAGAATTTTATCACCAGGCGTTTTTTCAAGAGAGAATGACCTGTCTTTCGTAACCCCAGCTGCTGCTGAAATTTCTACAGCGCTTGTAGGACCTACCGCAAGAGGTCCTGTTAGCATCCCGACTGTAGTTCGTTCATATGGCGAGTACTTAAACGTATTCGGTGGCTCATTCAAATCAGGTAGCGACTACTACTCACACTTCACTGCATTAACTGCCGAGAAGTATTTCGAGCAGGGCGGTACAAGCCTTCTAGTAACCAGAGTATCTGACCAGTCGTTCTCTCCTGCTACTGCTACTGTAGCAAGTGCTAGTACAACGCTCTTCACTCTTGCTACTATCGGCGAGGGTACGATCATGAACAACAGCGGTAGCGTAGGCAGCAACAACGCACTTGGTACAGGTTCAGTAGATAATGTAAGATGGGAGATTACTTCTGCCAATTCTTCTCTCGGTACTTTCTCGCTTGTAGTTAGAAGAGGTGACGATAACGAAAGAAATAAAATCATTCTCGAGTCTTACTCTAACCTATCTCTTGACCCTAAATCACCAAACTACGTTTCTAAGCAGATCGGTGATATGTACAAAACAGTAGGTGTAGACGGAGCTGTATCAATCAACGGAGAATACCAAAACGCTTCTAAGTACGTTTACGTAGACTCTGTAGCAGTTAAGACCCCAGATTACTTTGATAACAACGGTACTGCTAAATCAGCCTACACTCCATACTTCGCTGCAGGACTAGCAGGAGCTTCTGGTTCAGCTCACGGTTCATTCACAGGAGCAACTGGTACCCTATTCAACAACGTAGCTGCAGCATTCGGATCATCAGCTCCATCTGCAACAGAATCACAAGGTATTGATCCTTCTAATAGCAGTGCTTACGCTCTTGCTAAACTAACTCTAGGGAACAGAGACGAGTACAAATTCAACGTACTTCTAACCCCAGGTATCTACGATAGCGTACACTCTTCACGAGTAGGGGCTTTTGTAGACCTTGCAGAAGAAAGAGGAGATTTAATCTATATTCTTGACACCGTTCCTTACGCAGGTACATTAACAGGTGCAACTACTCAAGCTTCTGCACTTAACAGCTCATTCGCAGCCACTTACTGGCCTTGGGTTAAAGTTAGAAGTCAGGAACTAGGAAGAGACATCTGGTCTCCAGCCTCTACAGTATTAGGCGGTGTATTTGCCTTCAACGACAAAGTAGGTGCTGAATGGTTCGCACCAGCAGGCCTACTAAGAGGTGGTATCCCAGGCGTGACTATGGCAGCAAGAAAGCTTTCTCAATCAGACAGAGACACTCTTTACTTAGCCAAAGTTAACCCACTTGCTACATTCCCAGGAACAGGAGTAGTTGCTTACGGTCAGAAGACTTTACAGACTAAGTCTTCAGCTCTAGACAGAGTAAACGTAAGAAGATTACTTATCAACCTTAAGAACTTCATTGGTGATCAGGCTAACAACCTAGTATTCGAACAGAACACAATCACAACTCGTAACAGATTCCTTGCTCTAGTAAATCCTTACTTAGACACAGTAGTACAGCGCCAAGGCTTGTACGCTTACAGAGTTGTAATGGACGACACCAACAACACTGCTGACGTTATCGATAGAAACCAGTTAGTAGGTCAGATCTTCATCCAACCTACCAAGACTGCGGAATTCATCGTACTTGACTTCGTAGTTCAACCTACAGGAGCAACATTTAACGTATAAGCTATTTATAATTAAATAATCAGACAGCAAAATGCCAGTACTAGATCCAAACGAAATCATGTTCACCGCCTTCGAGCCGAAGGTAGCTAACAGGTTTATCATGTACATCGATGGAATTCCATCATACTTGGTTAAGAGTGCAACTTCACCTTCATTCACTGATGGTGTTATCAAGCTTGACCACATCAACACTTACAGAAAAATCCGTGGTAAAAGAGAGTGGCAGAACATGACTCTAAACCTTTACGATCCAATCACTCCCTCAGGTGCTCAGGCAGTTATGGAGTGGGCTCGTCTAGGATACGAATCAGTAACTGGCCGTGCTGGATACTCAGACTTCTACAAGAAAGACGTAACCCTAAACGTACTAGGACCTGTAGGTGATATCGTTGGTGAATGGATCATTAAAGGTGCATTTGTAGTCTCTTCTAACTTCGGTCAGTATAACTGGTCTACAGAAGATGCCATCAACGTTGAGCTGCAGCTTGCAATGGACTACTGCGTATTGAACTTCTAAACCCCGCCCTGTCAAACAGCGCAAGCCCGGTCTTTATGGCCGGGTTTTTTATTTTCATATATTTATATATAAATTAATAAAGTTATATGGAGTCAAAATTTAAGTTACCTACTGAAACAGTAGAACTTCCTTCAAAAGGTTTGCTATATCCCGAAGGTCATCCTCTAGCCGCCGGCAGTATTGAAATGAAATACATGACCGCAAAAGAGGAAGACATCCTAACCAACCAAAACTACATTAAGAACGGTACGGTTATTGATAAGCTCCTACAGTCGATGATTATAACGGAGTTTAATTATGACGATTTGCTTATCGGTGATAAAAATGCTATCATGGTAGCTGCTCGTATCCTTTCATACGGTAAGGACTATGAATTTAATTACGACGGATATCCTCAAAATGTAGATTTATCTACAATGGAGAATAAAGAACTTGATGAAAGTCTTTACACAAGAGGACAAAACGAATTTACTTTTACACTACCTCATACCAGCAACGTAGTTACCTTCAAAGTACTTACTCACGGTGACGAAAAGAAGATTGACCAGGAAATTAAAGGTCTACAAAAGATTAACAAAGATAATATCTCAGAAGTTACTTCCCGTCTTAAGTACCTTATCACATCCGTTAACGGATCCTCAGATAAGAAAGATGTTAGAGACTTTGTAGAGCAGGGATTACTTGCTAGAGATGCAAGAGCACTCAGAGAAGAGTACACCAGAATAAGTCCGGATATCAACCTTAAGTTTACTTATACCGACGGTACAGGTGCAGAGAAGGAGGCTGCCCTGCCAATCGGAGTTAACTTTTTTTGGCCTGACGCCGCACTATAGAACCTCGGTATTTAATCAAATCCATGAGATTGTATTTCATGGCAATGGAGGGTATACTTGGGAGACCGTTTACGGAATGCCGATCTGGCTTAGAAAGTTTACCTTTGAAAGTTTGAGAAAATACTACGAAGAGAAGAAAGAAGCAGAAGAAGAAGCTTACAGTAAAGCTAAGGGAATTGAGAAAGCAGCCCCTACAGTTGCTAAGCCGAACATAAAACCTGCTACTTACTCTACAAAGGTCCCTAAAAACTAGGGACTTTCTATTTATAATATATGGCAGACGAAACTCCAAACATAGATCAGCAGTTTATCGACAGAGCTTCGGAGATTAAATCAATCTTCGGAGATATTGTTAGTTCTACTGCTAGTTTGAATCGTGCTTTGCGAACAGCTGGAGAAAGTACTACAAATATTGGTTCCACCTATAGAGGACTTATAGCTTCTGCCAGTAAAGTAGCCGAGCTACAGGAACAGGCTAGACGAAGTAGCGAAGGCACTCAAAAAATTCTACAAGAGAAGTCAAAGATTCAAAATAAAGAAAGAGAACTTACAGCAGAGATTAATAGATTAACTGCTACTGCTGTAAGACAGACTGGGCAAACTAGGGAAAATACACTAAAACTTGCTGAGAATCTTTCTAACGCTAGAAATGAGACTAGAGAGCTCGAAAAACTCTACCAGGAACTAGCTGATGAAGCTGCTCGACTGGATAAATCAACCCAGTTCTTCGGAACTCTTAGCACGTTCATCGGTACTATCCCAGGACTTAGAGCTTTTGCGGGACCTTTCAAGCAAGCCGAAGAAGCTGCAAGAAGGACAGTAGCAGCAGGCAAGTCGTCCGCCGAAGGATTTGCTGCCGGAGGAAAAGCTCTTGCTTCGAGCTTTAAGGAAATGCTAGGACCTGTTGCTGTGATCACAGGACTGGTAAAAGCTTTTCAGATGCTTGTACAGCTAGGATTCCAGGTAAGTAAGCAAGTTACTGAAATCGGGAAGTCAATGGGACTTTCGGAAGAGCAATCAAGACTCGTCAGAGATAATTTCGAAAGCATAAGCATAACCTCAGGAAATGTACTAGTAAACACTAATAGCTTATTTGAAGCACAGACACAATTACAGGATTCTTTAGGAGCTTCCGCAAGATTTACTAGAGGTCAGTTGGAAGATCAGATTATGCTGACCAAGCAAGTAGGTCTGCAAGCTGAATCAGCACAAGCTATTCAGGAGTTTGGACTTGCTAACGGTAAGACTGCAGAAGAGAATCTTGCAGCGATTGTAGGACAAACAGCCTCTCTTGCAAAACAAACAGGTATACAGCTTGATAATAGAAAAGTTATCTCCGATGTTGCTAAAGTAGAAGGTCAGTTAAGACTTATCTACCAAAATAACCCCGGACTTATTGCTAAAGCAGTAGTACAGGCCAAGCAGCTAGGCTTAACAGTTGAGCAGACTAAAAAAGCTGCTAAAGGTCTGCTAGATTTCGAGCAATCTATTGGAAATGAGTTAGAAGCAGAATTACTAACCGGTAAAGACCTTAATCTTGAAAGAGCTAGAGCACTAGCACTACAGGGTAAGACAGTTGAAGCAACAGCCGAAATTGCCCGCCAAGTAGGCTCTGCAGCTGAGTTTGGAAGAATGAACGTACTTCAGCAAGATGCCTTTGCGGACGCTGTAGGACTATCAGCAGACGAACTTGCTAACTCCTTAATACAGAGAGAAAACCTAGCTAAGCTAGGAACTCAGACTAGACAGGAAATTGAGCGTGAAGCAGAAGCTTTAAGAAAAAGAGGAGAGGTAGAAAAAGCAAACCAGCTTCTAGCCTCAATAGGTAACGAAGAAGAAGCTTTAGCTGCTCTAAAAAGAGTTGACGAGCAAGCTAAATTTAATGCAGCTGTTGAAAAACTCAAATCACTGTTTGCTGATCTAGCAGAACCTATTTCTAGAATTGTCGGCCCACTAGTCGGAGCTGTAGACTTCATGATGAAAGGTTTCCCGCTTATTGCAGGAGCAGCCGGAGCAATTGCCACAGCATTAGCACTCTCTGCAACCAGGGCAGGATTTTTAGCTATTCAAACATCAGTTGTAGCAATTCAGACAGCAATCGCAGCAGGTTCAGCAATTACCCTAGCTTCTGCTACAACCCTTGGAATAGGACTTGTCTCTATTGCAGCAGGCATTGCAACAGGTATGGCTGCTTTAAATCAAGCTCAAGAAGGAGCTGCTCAAAGTGCTGAACAAGCAGGGCCTAAAGTAGCTCTAGCGAAAGGCGGTATTGTAACCAAGCCAACCACAGCGCTTGTAGGTGAAGCAGGTCCTGAAGCTGTTGTGCCGTTAGATAAATCCTTGAATACTACAAGCAAAGGAGTAGAGAGTAGATTAGACGCACTAATTGCTGCAGTATCAAAAGGTGGTAATGTTTACATGGATACCAATAAAGTAGGTCAGGTAAACAACATGCTAGGTTCTTATTCATACACAATGGGTAGCGCACAACTTGGATAATTATGCCGTTAATTAATTTACAAACCAACCTCAAGTCTCTTTCGTACAACGGAAACGGTCCGTACGTACAGAAAGATATTAACAATCCAGGTAACCCAGCATCAGGGTATATTCAAGGCAGGGTTGACGACACTACTAGAATGCTAAGACTTTTAGCAGATAAAGGTGCTGTATTTACAGGCAAGCAAGCCCTACTGCTAGCAAGTACAAAAGGTCTAGGAGCTATTCCTCAAGCAGCAAACATCCTAGCTAACATCATAGCACAGGTTCCTGTAAACGGAACAGGTACACACTTCCTACCAATTAGTGATTCAGCTTACTATACCGGGGTAACTAATGCAAGTTCAAGAGCATTGCAAGGCGGTGCTATCGGAACACCCTCAGGCAGGCCCTATAATAGACCTAGCCGTGCTGTAGATAGAGTAAGTGCCTACCAAAGAGCTAGCTTTACATCCGACCTAGGAGAGTATATCGACTATACACCCGGATTTGAATATACAAGACCTACAGAAGCTATTTTAGATGTCCAATCTAAATCAACAATAACAATTAATAGTTTCAAAGGTTCAGGTTCTTTAGATACTAGATACGGTTTTGCAGAAGCTAACAAATCCGATAAAGTAGGCTTACAGGATATCGATAACGAAACCTTAAGCGATTCAGTTCCTATTAAGTTTACCCTTTACAACGGAACAGATATTACAGCTACCCTAGTATTTAGGGGATTTATTGAAAGTTTATCAGACGATATGTCCGGTAACTGGGATAATATTCGCTATATTGGTAGAGCAGAAGAACTATACAGCTACTCAGGCTTCTCTAGAGGAATAAACTTAAGCTTCCAAATACCGATATTCAGCTCTCAAGAACAAACTCCTGTACTAAATAAAGTAAATGCGTTGAAATCAGCAGTACTTCCTAAATATAAAAATAACCTACCGGTTGCTACATTCTGCAAACTTAGAATAGGAGATTTGATTGGGGATGATACGACTTATGTAGTATTGACAGGAGTTAATCAGACTATAGAGAACGATGTACCGTGGAGTGTAGGAAGCGACCTCTTACTACTACCGCAGCTGCACAAACTCTCAGTTAGTATGAAAGTACTTCACAAAGATATTCCTCAAGTTTGGAGTCCATTAGTAGGTAGACAGTTTTTAGGACACGACACAGCAGCACAGCAATTTAGAAATCAGCTTAGTACTGCATTATCTGTTTTTTATAAGACATGAGTAGATACAATTCCATACCTGTTACCAAGACCGACGACGGAACTGAATACAAACAGACTACTGTTTATGTAGCACCGGCAGCATCTACTCAAGACTACTACGTAATTACTACGGTAGGAGATCGCTTTGATATACTAGCCAAGCAATTCTACGGAGATTCAGATCTTTGGTGGATTATCGCTAGTGCAAACCCGCAAGTTAGAAAAGACACTTTATTTATCGAACCAGGCCTACAGCTGAGAATACCTTCACAGGCAGGTCTAGCAGAAGAGCTTTTTAGAAAAGAAAATAGAGAAAGATAATGGGAGTTTTAAGAATTGGTGATGCATTTGATAAAGGTGTCTCTGACAGTATTGAACTAAGACAAGCAGTACTAGCTCAGTCTTCAGAATTCAATGGAACTGTTTTAGATCCTCAATCTAGAATTAAGTATGTTAGTTCTAGAGTACCCTGGGTACGTCTAAGCTCCTCAGTATCTGTTACTCCTAATTCTTCAAAAGCTCAAATTTTCGGTAAGACAGGTACCGAACTTGCAAGAACAAATGTATTAGAAGGGTATAATCCCAATAATGATCCTACCGATCTAGCAGCAGGATATCAAAACACCCCACAGTTCGGTATCCGTCCAAAACCCGGTATTACTCAGGTCAGTATAAAAGCTCACCAGAGATTCGGTACCCTGAGAACAGCTAGCGTACAGTTTAAATGCTGGTCAGTAGAGCAGCTTGAGATAATGGACGTGCTCTATATGAGACCGGGGTATACAGTCCTTCTGGAGTTCGGTACAAGTACCTACGTAGATTCAGATGGAAAAGTGAAGACGGACATGGTTCCGTTAAACCTATACGATAATTCTAAGAAGTGGACTAAAAACTCCTTACTTAATGCGATCGAAACTAGAAAAAAAGATTACAACTACCAGTACGATGCTATTTTTGGATTTGTTAAAAACTTCTCTTGGAGTTTAAATCCTGATGGAAGTTACGAATGTACAACTTCCATTATTACATTTGGAGAGATTATCGAATCATTAAAGTCAACGTTTACCTTCCCTTCTACCGCAAACAGAGAACAGGCACAGGAAGATGCCAAGAATAGTAGAAACAATTCTTTTACCGGCGGCCCGATAGGAAGTCTATTAGATAACTACTACTCAGAAAAGACAGTACTGCATTACGCTCTTACAACGCTAAAATCCTGGGCAGTAAGTGCAGCTGTAGTTTTTACTAATGCGGGTGGAGGAAACGCTCAAACAATTTCCGATAGAGCAGAGTACCTCTCTTTACCTAAAAAAGAAAAGCAAAAAATAGCTTTTAAAGCAGGTAAGAAGGTTAAAGATTATGCTGATACATTAGCAGAAGAAGGAGAGAATATAGCAACAGGTATTCAACTATCTGCTCCTGATCTAGACGGACTTCTACAGGATGAAATAACTACATTATCCTCCACCGATAAAAGCATTCCCCAGCGAGAATTTAAATTAGATGTTCTCAATACTTTAGTAGATCAAGCTCCTTCCTACGGTAAATACATACTCGTTTCTACTAACATCACAGACCCTTCTCATTTTAAGCAACCTACCGATAGAGATCCTGTCTACATAAAACTAGATACTTTCTTGACTATCCTAAATAAGCTAGCTCTTAAAAGCGGAGCTGATAATATCGTTACTTTTGATATAGACGAATCAGGCTACCGCAGGTACCGTTCTTTTGACTTACATTTTTCTGTTGACCCTAAAGTATGTTTTATTCCTCGGAGTACTATGCAACTGCTTTTGGGAATAGCAGAAGATTTTAAAGCTAAGGACCCTGACCTAGACACACCGTTAATCAGAAGTATCTGGCTTAACCTAGATCATATCCTACAGGTATACGATAGTAACTTTAGCAACAGTACTAATAATGAAGTTTCTATTTACGAACTAGTAATGAGTATTATGAAAGATGTTCAATCAGCTTTAGGGCAGATGAATGCTTTCGATATTGATTATGATGAAGCTAGAGCAGTATACAGGATTGTAGACCGTAACTATATTCGTATTGATCCTACCCGTCCTAAGATCGAATTACTAGGAAATAAGTCCATAATCCGAAATGTATCTTTAGAAAGTAAACTCTCTCCTAAGATTACAACCATGATTGCAATCTCGGCTCAAGCCGGTGCGGAATCTCTAGGAATGGAAGCAACAGCCTTCTCACAGTTAAACGAAGGACTTATAGATAATATAATCCCAGTTAAGGCTGACTTCACTTCAAAAGTAGTACCGATTGAAGGTGTAGAAGAAATTGAACTAGCAGGAGGAATCCCGTATAAGGTACTGAGATATTACGACGAAGTTTATAACCTGGGCAGAATTGTTGTAGAAGAAGATCCTGAAATAGTACGACAAACATACATGGAGTTTATCAATAGAGTTTCAGCAAAGACCGGTCGACAGGCTTCTTTTGTGATTCCGTTTGAATTAGGATTCACTTTAGACGGAACATCAGGAATGGTAATCGGAAGTAGTTTCGATATAAACCCTAATATACTGCCAGCTCCTTATAAAGTGAATAAAGATAAAGCTGCTGTAGCTTTTCTACTTACCGGAGTTGAACACACTATTAACCCGACCAGCTGGACTACCTCTTTAAGATCTCAGATGTTTATTTCTGAAGGTAAAACAGGTACGTACTTTACAGTAGGAGTAGCAGATGTACTAGACACTGCTAGAAAACAGGTTAAGCAGATAAGCTCTCCTTCTAGAGATCTTACCACTACTAGAGCTATAGAAGATCTGCATCCTAAATTTAGAGACAAAATTACAGTACTTTTGACCCTACTTGAGAGAGATGGACTAAACACAGGAGTTGCCGCCACAGAATGGCAACCTACTATCGGTAACGGATATAGAAGCGTTTCAGATCAGGCTCAGAAATATAGAGAAGGTAAGAGCAAGGTTACTCTTGGGTTTCATAACGTAGTTGTAGGTACTTCAGATAATCCACGAAGAGCATCTTTAGCTGCTGATATTATAGACAGGAGGTATTCATGGAATCAGGTAAACGGATCCTACGATATTCCTGCAGAGTTCTTTAAAGCTGTTGGTAAATACGCCAAGCAGCTAGGACTAGAATGGGGAGGAGATTTCGCACAAACTGATCCAACTTGGAAAGAATATGGGATGGGCTGGGATGTTGCTCACGTACAATATGCTGGAAAAGATAGAGCTACTCTAGTAGCAGAAGCAAGAAAAATTCACGGATTAGACTAGTATGTACCTGCCTAAATTTAAAGTAACAGAACCTCAGTACACTTACGGAGATGAATATGAGCTATCCACTACAGGACTAGTTTATACAGGCTTTTATTTTAAAAGCAGTACCGGACAAGCCTATACCGGTAAAGCACCGGGAGACGGTGAAAACACGCTTTTAAATGTGAGTAGAGATTTTAGAACAGATTTTGAACGAGACCAGCCCTACCTAACGGACTATGATGTACTTGTAAACGATCCTAATTTATTTGCTTTAAGAAAAACTTTACCTTTACCTCCTCACTATCCGATGCCTTCTACACAGGAGAGTGCAATCATGCGATATTTTGCAAAAGAGAAAGTAACTGGTCAAATTATTGAGATTTCAAAATCTACATACCAAGCATTAAAAAAGAAATCCACTCTTTACTTTCATCCAGGTTACGATATTCTTGAAATGATGTGGATTATTCAAGGATCTGTTGAAGATACAACAAGTGGTGCTTATATTATACCGGGAATTAAATCAAAAAACAGAAAACAGCTAGAGCAAGCTGAGAAGACACTACCCGGTATATCAGCAGTATTAACCGACTTAGCACAGTTTGCGCAATGAAACTTCTTTCGTATATTAGGAAAGGTTATGGAAATGGGTTATGTTTTATATCGTCGAGAGTCAAGAGCAGTTTAACTACCTACAAGCCCTTGGTAGACAAGGTGGCTATGTCGAGATCGTTTCAGGTAACGACTACTACCATCCTATACTTAATACTGCTGTTTGTGTTTACGTACGCCCTAACCAACACGACTCCGGATACATTATTCCCGTAAATCATTCCGAAGGAATTAACGTACCTAAAGAACGCATACAGCAGTTATTAAACTGCTTTACTACCCTATATACGTTTAATAAGAAGAACTTCTTATATCATTTCTCTCACGGTAATATCAACGATATTAACCTGATGTACTCTATGGCAGAGTACGAGAGTTTGGAACTACCGAACCCTCCTCAGGTTATAAGCTGGTACTATAATCATTACAGGGATAAGCCCGACCTAAACTCTATCATCCCTATCTCTAAATTATTTGAGAGATGTGAGAGAAATTACAGATCCCTAGAGGAAGTCATTACCGAGTATAGTTATATACTGGAGCTACCGGCCTGGGAGTTCTACAACCGGTTAACTACCGGAGTTTTTTATTTAGCTGAACAATCTGGAATTAGAATTATTTATGACAAATTTATTGAAAAGTTTACTCCTGCGAATCCAAAATTTAGCATTTCAGATAACATTTGCTTTACTAGCTACAATCTGTATAATCCCACTAGCCGTCCTACTTCTGCCTTTAATAGTGTTAACTTCGCCGCGATCCCCAAAAAAGACGAGTACCGAAAATGCTTTATCCCGCGTAGTGGACGATTTGTAGAGTTTGACTTTGACGGCTACCACATCCGTCTGATTGCAGAGATTCTAGGATACGAGTTTACACCTGAAAGTGTTCATACCCAGCTAGGACGTCTGTACTTCAATAAAGAGGAATTAACCGAAGACGAATACCGTCAATCCAAGACCAATACCTTCCAGATCATGTACGGAGGTGTGCCGGACAAATGGCGTCATATCGAATTCTTTGATAGGGTATCTATTTACACTACCCAGTTATGGAAGGAGTTCCTTGAGAACGGAGTCGTATATGCTCCTATCTCCAAGAAGCCCTTTTATAGTACCCTAAAGGATATGAATCCTCAGAAACTTTTTAATTATGTCATCCAGAGCTTGGAAACTAGCCGGAACGTTCTTATATTAAAAGAGGTGCTAAAGTACCTCCAAGCCAAAAAAACAAAGGTTACGTTATATACTTATGATGCTATCTTGTTTGACTTCTTCCTTGAGGACGGTAAAGAGACGTTAGAGAATCTAAAGAAAATCCTAGAACAGGGGGGAAAATATCCTGTTAAGTTTAAGTTTGGCAATAATCTAGTTTTAGACTAGTAAATTATATTTATAATGGAAGTTAAATTCCCACCTATATCCGGTTATGACTTCGTCAGTGAAACCTTAACCTGGAATGACGACATGAGTAATAAACTGTTCTGTACCTTTACCACAGAAGAACATCTTGAAGAACTAATCTCTACGATCAGTAAGAGGTATACTATTCTATATAGCAAGATTTTTGTACTCCATGCAAAAAGCAACGATGAGTTTATTTGCACTTATAACGTTGACTTTAACAACGTTGCTAACTTTTTAGATAATACGATTTTGGTTCATCGTAAAAAAGAATCTAACACCCTTTACACTATCAACGCCCTTAACACGCTCATCAAAGAGCTGAATGACGGGTACCTTGACCCCAGCTACAAAGTAGACTGGAACGACTACCGCAACTGCATCTTGCTGACCCGCGGTAATGAACTAAAACGAATCAATACCAGACTCCACAAAATAGTTGAGCTGTAAGTTGGATCGTAAAGGTTTTTTTCTTAAATTAGTTATGTAACAGTTATTAATCAGTTATTATTATTATGGATTTATCCCTCATTAAACAAAAGATGTCCGCCATGCAGAGTGGCGGTCGTCAAGAACGCGAAAAAGTAGACTACGAAAAGATCTTCTGGAAGCCGGCTTTCGGCAAGCACCAGATCCGAATCGTACCGGCTTTCGACAATCCAGCTTATCCTTTCAAGGAGCTGTATTTCCACTACGGTATTGGAAAATACCCAATGATTGCTCTTACCAATTTTGGAGAGCAAGATCCAATCGTTAACTTCGTAAATGAACTTCGTAAGACTTCCGACAAAGACAACTGGTCTCTGTCAGGAAAGATCTCCCCTAAGATGCGAGTTTTCGCACCAGTAGTAGTACGAGGTGAAGAAGACAAAGGAGTTCGTCTATGGAGCTTCGGTAAGGAGGTTTATAAGACTCTCTTACAGCTTGCAGAAGACGAGGAGATCGGTGACTACACCGATGTTGTCAACGGATGGGATATGACTCTAGAGCTTACCCAAGGTAACCCTTACCCTTCGACATCAGTACGTATTCGTCCTAAGCAGACTCCTCTTTCTGATGATAGCTCAAAAGTAGAGTCATGGATTAAAAATCAGCCCGTAGCTGTTGATTCATTCTCTAAGTACGATTTTAACTTTATTAAAAAGCAGCTGGAAAGCTACTTATCAGGCGGAGAAGAGACTGCTGAAGAATCAGCACCAGCTCCTATCCAATCAGCTCCTGCTGCCGTCCAAGCACCTAAGCAGTCGTTTACTCTTGAGAGTGTAGTCGCAGAGAAGAAAGACGCAGTAAGTCAGTTCGACGATCTGTTCAAGGATACTGACGACCTACCTTTCTAAGGATGGCTAAAAAAGGCATTTCTGAAGTCGCTCAAGCAGCGATCAAGAATAACTTCGACCTCGGGAAGTTTAAGAAGAACAAGGGACTAGCATCTGCTAGCGTTAAGTTCAAAGAGCAGAGATGGATTCCTCTATCTAAAGCTTTCCAGGACATCACTTCGATTCCTGGCATCCCTCAAGGTCACATCACGCTTTTGCGAGGTCATAGTGATACTGGAAAGACTACCGCTTTGCTAGAAGCTGCAGTAGCAGCCCAGAAGATGGGAGTACTTCCAGTATTCATTATCACGGAGATGAAGTGGAGCTGGGAGCATGCCCGGGAGATGGGTCTGCAGTTCCAAGAGGTTGTTGATAAGGACACCGGAGAGATCATTGACTTCGAAGGTTTCTTCCTTTACGTAGACCGAGGCAACATCAATACTATCGAAGACGTATCAACGTTTATTCTCGATCTAATTGATGAGCAGAAGAAAGGAGAACTACCCCATAACCTTTTGTTCCTGTGGGATTCAATCGGTTCGGTACCATGTGAGCTATCAGTTCGTTCTAACAAGAACAACAACGAGTGGAATGCCGGCGCTATGAGCACCCAGTTCGGTAATAACGTCAACCAGAAAATCCTCCTATCTAGGAAGGAAGGTCAACCTTACACCAACACTCTAGTTGCTATCAACAAGGTTTGGACTATGAAACCCGGCATGCCGATGGAACAGCCCAAGCTTCAGAACAAGGGCGGTATGGCGATGTGGTATGATGCTACTTTGGTAATCACTTTTGGTAACATCACCAACTCCGGCACCAGCAAGATCAAGGCTATCAAAGGAGGTAAGCAGGTAGAATTTGCCAAGCGTACTAAGATCCAGGTAGATAAGAACCACATCAACGGTATCACTACCCGAGGTGCGATCGTCATGACTACTCACGGCTTCTTAGAAGACGAAAAAAAAGCAATCGATAATTATAAAAAGGAACATTCCGACTACTGGCTCACGACCCTCGGTTCAACCGATTTTGTGCTGGTAGAGGAAGGCAGTATGGAAGAGGACATCCGAGACATCGGAATAGAGTTCGGCCTTAACATGGAAGTGTAATGGGTAAGTACGACGATATACTGGCTAAGATCCAGGTATCGGAACCCAGAAGACTTAATGATAACATCCTAGTTATCGACGCGATGAATACCTTTATAAGGAATTTCACGATGATTAATCTTATGAATCCGCAAGGCTCCCATGTCGGGGGTCTTGTTGGGTTCCTTAAGAGCTTAGGATTTCTAGTTAGGACTTTTGATCCCACCCGGATTATAATTGTCTTTGACGGACCCGGCTCTACAGCCGCCCGGAAGCTAGTCAACTCAGACTATAAAGCCAACCGGAACCTTAGTCGGATCACCAACTGGGAGATGTACGACAACAAGGATCAGGAGTACGCTTCTATGTCCGCACAGATCGAGCGACTGGTCGAATACCTGCATATGCTACCGGTAGACCTGCTTGCGATCAACAAGGTAGAGGCTGATGACGTGATTGCTTTTATAGCTAAGGAATTTAGTCAGAGCAAGGTCACGATCGTATCTTCGGATAAGGACTTCATGCAGGTTGTCAATGATAACGTCCGGGTCCACTCCCCTATAAAGAAGAAAAACTACGGACCTGCAGAGGTGCTAGAGGAGCAGGGTGTTCTCCCAAGCAATTACTTGATTGTAAAATCATTGCTAGGAGATAATTCCGATAACCTACAAGGTGTTAAGGGGCTAGGAATAAAGGGTGTCCTCAAACATTTCCCGAACCTCGCCACTATCCCTAACACCGACCTAGACTATGTTTACGAGGTGTGTGAAGAGGGTGTGCAGAAGACTAAAATCCTTGCAAAGATCCTAGAACGTAAGCACGTAGTAGATCAAAACTACGGACTGATGAATCTCATGGAGCCACAGTTGTCAGACACCCAGATTAGTATTATATTAGATGTCCTAGGATCGCCCTGCCAGCAGTTAAATGCAACAGCATTTATGTTAATGCTCCAGCAAGACAACATCCAACATGGGATTACGAAAAACACAGAAAGTTGGTTAGAAACCTTCAGATACATCTTAACAGTTAAAAAGTGACACTACAAAAACTCAGTCAATACGGTAAAGGTTTTCAGATTAAAGTACTGGGTTCACTACTTACTGATAAAACATTCCTACTCAATGTTAGGGATACTATTATCGAAGAATACTTTGATGCTGATTCCCATAAATGGATCATCAAGAATACTTTATCGTATTTCGATAAGTACCATACTACTATCTCGCTAGATGTTCTAAGGATCGAACTTCAGAAAGTTGAAAACGATGTCCTTAAGACTGCTATCAAGGAAGAGCTTCGAAACTCTTACCAAGCCTCCCAAGAAGACCTAAAGTACGTCCAGGAAGAGTTTAATACCTTCTGCAAAAATCAGAAGCTTAAGCAAGCACTTATGGATAGCGCCGATCTGCTTAATGCAGGTGACTACGACTCTATCCGAGGAATGATTGAGGCTGCTTTAAAAGCAGGTATGGATAAAAATATCGGTCATGAGTACCTTAAGGATATCGAGAGCCGATACCGAGAAGACTACCGACCGACTGTCTCCACCCCCTGGGCTACCATCAACCAAGCCATACAAGGGGGGTGGGGACCCGGAGACCTCGCTATCATCTTCGGTAACCCGGGTGGCGGTAAATCTTGGATGATGGTTGCTGCTGGTGCTCATGCAGTCCAGCAAGGCTTCAACGTCGTCTACTATACCCTAGAGCTAGGAGAAGACTATGTAGGTAAGAGGTTTGACTGCTACTTCACCGGCTACAGTATCGACGAAGTCAATAAGCATAGACCCGAAGTAGAGAAGATCGTTAATGGCTTGAAAGGAAAGCTTATAGTTAAGGAGTATGCTCCTAAAGCAGCTACCGTTACTACTATCAAGTCCCATCTTCAGAAATGTACTGATATGGGTCATAAGCCTGATCTAGTGATAATCGACTACGTTGACTATCTCCGAGCTCCCTCCCGGAAGTACGCTGAACGTAAAGACGAAATCGATGACGTATTTGTTGCCGTAAAAGGGTTGGCTAAGGAGCTAAAAATTCCTATCTTAACACCATCACAGGTTAACAGAATGGGTGCTAAAGACGACGTTATTGAAGGCGATAAGGCTGCCGGATCTTACGACAAGATGATGGTTGCAGATATTGCAATCTCGCTTTCACGTAAGAAAGAGGATAAGGTCAACGGTACCGGCCGGGTACATATCATGAAAAACCGCTACGGTATGGATGGTATGACTTACGGTGCTAAGGTCAACACCAATAACGGACACATCGACATCTCAGAAGATATACATCTCGAAGAAATGCCAACTGCCGCACCTACCTCAGTTAGCGGAGTTGATACCCTGGACCGTAAACTTTTAGCAAATAAATTTTTCGAACTACAGGCAAAAATATAGCCCCGAGCCGTATTTATAACACACGGCCCGAGGGATGAACCCCGAGGGCTGTTTTTGTCTAACCATCTATCAAATATATAAAGATATGAGCATCCTTCAAGAGCGTATCGTCTACAAACCCTTCGAATATCCCCAGGCCTACGAGTACTGGTTAAAGCAACAGCAAGCCCACTGGCTGCACACCGAAGTACCCATTGCCAACGATATCACTGACTGGAAGTCAAACTTAAAGGATCACGAAAAGAATGTAATAGGAGGAATCCTAAAAGGCTTCGCCCAGACCGAGACTGTGGTAAACGATTACTGGACCGGACTTGTTACTAAGTGGTTCCGCAAGCCCGAGATCATTATGATGGCAACTACGTTCGGATCATTCGAAACTATCCATGCCGAGGCTTACTCTCTATTAAACGAGGAGTTAGGTTTAGATAACTTTGCCGAATTTATGGAGGACGAAGCTACTAAGAATAAGATCGAATCGCTAATGAAAGTTCGTGATGGTCACAACGGAGCTATCGACTATACCGAAGTTGCAAGATCTTTAGCCATCTTCTCAGCATTCACCGAAGGAGTAAATCTATTCAGCTCTTTCGCCGTACTGCTTTCTTTTAAGATGAGAAACAAGCTAAAGGGTGTTGGTCAGATCGTTGAATGGTCAGTACGTGATGAATCTCTTCATTCGGAAGCCGGGTGCTGGTTATTCCGTCAGCTGATCAAAGAGCATCCTGAGCTTAAGACTCCGGAGCTTGTTAGCGAGATCGAAAAAGCTGCTTTGATGGCTTTGGATCTAGAGTTTAAGTTTATCGATAAGATCTTTGAGATGGGTGATCTAGAGAACTTAAGCAAAGACGAGCTTAAGAACTTCATCAAGCACCGGGTAAATACCAAGATGGGTGACCTGGGATTAAAGCCTCTTATTCCTTCTTCAGAGATTGACAAGGGAGCACTGAAGACTATGAAGTGGTTTGATATGGTTATCGCCGGCAAGCAGCACACAGACTTCTTTGCTAGCAGAGTAACAAACTACTCAAAAGGTCATATGGAGTGGGATTCAAGCTCTATCTTCTAAGATGGCTTCTCACAGTACTTTATTAGTTCCTTTAATTAAGGAGATGCTTGTCAAAGAAATTGGAGAAGCAAACATTCAACCTCTGAAGTGGACTCAAGTAGCCCTAACTAGGTACAAATTCCTAGTAGATGTAGGTGACTTTACTGAAGTAGTAACGGTAGATTTCGACAAACTTATAGAACCCGAGACTAAACAGTTTTACCTACCTCAGAAATACAGAGACCTAGAAGATGTATACAACGTAGGATATGCTGTATCGGGAACTGAACTTCAACTAGCTAAATCTGATTTAAAGACTTTACTTACAATCTTATCAACAGTTGTAGATATCGTAAAGGACTTTCTAGATAAGAACGATGTAGACGGGTTATACATAAGAGGTACAGCTAAGGATACAGACAGTAAAGATACTTCTCAAAAATCTAACCTGTATCAAGCTTTTATCAAAAAACAGTTGCAACAGATTATCGATTTCGGGTTTGATACTTACAGAAACGGTTTTATATTAGTTAAAAGAAAATAAGATGAATAATAGCATTTACGTAGACTCCTCTCAGTGGGAGGCAGGGAAGGATTTTCCCGAATGGATGAACGATATGTCTCTAGCAACTATCTCGAAAGGATACTTGCTGCCAGGCGAAACCCCGAAGAAAGCCTACCAGCGTGTTGCTAACGCTGTAGCGGCTAGACTTAAGAGACCGGACCTAGCTCCGAAGTTCTTTAAATATATGTGGAAGGGATGGTTAAATCTAGCTTCTCCCGTGCTTTCAAACACAGGAACAGAAAGAGGTCTACCTATCTCATGCTTTGGTATCGATACACCCGATAGCATTAGAGGAATCGGGCTTACAAATGCAGAGCTAATGCGACTCTCCTCACTGGGTGGTGGTGTAGGTATCGGATTATCTCGTGTTAGAGAAAGAGGAACACCTATCACCGGCAACGGCTACTCAGAAGGAATCGTGCCCTGGGCTAAAATCTACGATTCAACTATTATCGCCACTAACCAAGGAGCCGTTCGCAGAGGAGCTGCTTCGGTAAACCTAGACATTAATCATGGAGATATTAAAGAATTCCTCCAAATTAGGAGACCTAAAGGAGATCCCAACCGTCAATGTCTCAACCTACATCAATGCGTGGTTGTCGATGACGAGTTTATGCGCAAACTTGAAAGACGAAACCCAGAAGCAGTCGAACTCTGGGTCGAAATCCTTAAGTCAAGAGTAGAGACGGGAGAACCTTATATCATGTTTAAGGATAATGTCAACAACGACAATCCTACAGCCTACGTTAAGAACAACTTAGAGGTATCGATGACTAACATCTGTACCGAAATTACTCTTCATACCGATGAAGAACACTCGTTTATCTGCTGCTTATCTTCGGTAAACCTAGCCAAGTACGAGGAATGGAAAGATACAGACTTGATTGAGACTGCAATCTACTTCCTGGACGGAGTAATGGAAGAGTTTCTTCACAAGACCGACGGAAAGGATTCGCTGATCCGTTCACATCGTTCAGCTAAGAAAGGACGTGCAATCGGACTAGGGGTACTAGGCTGGCATACTTTCTTACAGCAAAAAGGCTTACCATTCAACTCAATCGCTTCAACGGGCTGGACCAATACAATCTTCTCACAAATCAGAACTCAGGCCGAAGCAGCTTCGAGAAAATTAGCCATCGAATATGGAGAACCCGAATGGTGCAAAGGCACGGGAATGCGCAACACGCACCTGCTTGCGATTGCGCCGACTGTTTCTAATAGTACTATTTCCGGAGGTGTATCTGCTGGTATTGAGCCGATACCTGCCAACATTTATACGTTCAACAGCGGCAAGGGTACGTTCATTCGTAAGAACCCGGTGCTGGAAGCGTACCTAGAGGAGAGAGGTCACAACACCGAAGAGGTATGGGATCAGATTATCAGAGATAGAGGTTCTGTAGCAGGTCTACCGGACGATATTATTTCAGCTTACGATAAGGAGATCTTCTATACTTTTACCGAGATCAATCAGCTAGCATTAGTAGAGCAGGCTGCTATCCGTCAGAAGTATATTGACCAGACTCAATCACTGAATCTGTCATTCGATCCTACCGATTCTCCTAAGTTTATTAACCTGGTACACCAGACAGCTTGGAAGCTTGGCATCAAGACTCTTTACTACCTACGTACCGACTCAGTTATTAACGGGGATATTGGTAGCCGTACTTCAGAAGATTGCCTTTCTTGTGACGGCTAGTCTATTTATAATAAATCTTTTCGTATGAAATTAAGCGATATCATCCTAACAGAAGGAGTTAACCCTAGGGAATTAGACAAGTACATCGAAGAACTTGTAGAACTCCTTAAAGACGGTAAAGAAGTTCAAGTACCGGCCCCAGGCGGTTCCGTAAACGTCTTGAAGCAAGATAGAGTGCTACGAATGTTTCTATTCGATAGAATTAATACTTATGTAAAAGAAAAAGGCGATGCCCTTGCAGGTATTGAAGGAATCAAAACAGATTCTATGACAAAAGCACCTTACCTCGCTTTTAAACTTTCAGATAAAGAATTAGAAGCTCGAAAAGATCGCGATCAGGGAATGCGAGATTACATAGCCGGCGAACGAGAAGCCGGACGCTCAATAGATTAAAAGAGAAGGGCCTTGCGGCCCTTTTTTTATTTCTGTTTATTCTGATCATTTAAAGCTACCATTTGAGCATATTGCTCTCTGGTAAGCTCCCTGGAAGTTACAATCACCACTTTATCATCATAGATGTAGGCGACACGGGTATGGCTTGGCTTTTGAGTGCCAACTGAGACTGCTCGTGGGGTTGAACATGACACCATCAAGGTCAACCCTGAAAGGAAAAGGAGTACTTTTTTCATGGGTCTTAATATTATATTAATATATAGTTAAACTTCTCTTAAACTTGGAGAAGTTGTATATTAAGTTTTTTCTTCTTATCTTTATCGAAATAAAAATGGTTATGACTAGAAAAGAACTTTTAGAGTACACCCGATCTGAAAAGCTTGATAAGCTCTTCATACTGGCAAGTCAAATGGATACTCTCGCTTTTAAGAGTGTTGAACAGCTTGAGAGCCTGATAGCTCAAAAGGCTGAACTAGAGCGAGAACTCGGTCGATTGGACGAGCGTCTGGCTAAGTTAAACGAAGAAAAATAATCATGTTTTACATCTACGACAAAAACCAACTTCAGTTTAAGAAACTGCTGCGTACTAAAGTAGGCGTTACTTTAGGAATGATACTGGGATTATCTCTAGCAATCTCATACGGCATCGGACGATTTACTTGGATTAATAATTTGTCCGAATACGAGAAGAACATTCTTCTTATTAATATGAAACAAACTCCCTTCACTGAGGACGAACTAGTTGCTCTCATGAAGGATTTAGGAATTAAGTTTCCTCACATTGTACTGGCTCAATCCAAGCTTGAGACCAATAACTTCCAGTCGGGTATCTTCCGGGAGAATCACAACCTGTTCGGAATGAAAGAAGCTCGGGCTCGAATCAGTACTGCCCGCGGTACCAACCGCAATCATGCTTACTACGACACTTGGGAGAGTTCGGTCTACGACTATGCTTTCTACCAATGCCGATACCTAAGTGCTATTGGAACAGAAGCTCAGTACTACAGCTACCTGTCCGGCAGCTATGCCGAAGATCCTCACTACGTAGCTAAAGTAAGAAAGTTAGCTGAAAAGTTGAAAGAGAAGTTTTAAGTTCGTATCTTTATAAAGTTAAATCAAGGTTATGCAACATAAATTAAAACGTTTTACCCAGCGAGTAGGCATCGGCCTATTCCGTTTGATAGACCCTTCTAAGTACCAGGCTCCTAAGAATGAGTACGAGGTAGAAGCTCTAGCAATTTGCAAGCGACTAGCTTGTAGAAAGTCCAGTACTTTACTAATGTCTCCGATTTCAGGCAAGCGCTACATCCGCAGTAAGGATAATCAGATCCACGTTATTATCGAAGGACATTTGATTACTATCGTAAATCACTCCTATAGTTACGTTATCCCGGTAGAGGGTAAATCTCATGAACGTCTTATCCGGATGTTTGATATGGAGGTAGAGGCTCGCCGCAATGTAATGGAAGCTGAAATTCGAGCTAACATCAAACACTCACTGTCTAATATTTACCAGGCCCTGATCAATGAACAAGTTTAAACGTTTACAACTGACCGGTACTTTGGTACTAGCCTCACCGGCTATCTTAGTATCCTTAGCAGTGATGGCTTTTTACTTTCCTAGCTATCCTCAAGAAGATCTTGCAGAATCTATCGAAGCATCAGCTCCAGAGGCTGTTAAAGCAGATACCGTGATCGTAGTTAAGGAAGTAGAGAAAGTAGCACCACCGGCCCCGGTAGTCAAGAAACCGGTTGCAGTTCCACCGCCTCCTCCTCCTCCAGTCGTCAAAGACACGGTAAAGAAAGTTACCGCAGAGTTGGATACAGCTAAATAAGTTTATATCTTTAAGTATTATTAAAAAAAAATATGTTTGCACTAGGAATAATCGTAATTGTACTTCTACTAGCTATTTTAGGGAAGATGCCTAAGACTAAGTAAAATGAAAATCACATTCATCAGCGACACTCACACTAAACACAGGGAAATCAATAAAGATCTTCCTGGTGGTGACTTGATCATTCACGCTGGTGATTTTATGAATTCAGGTTATGAGTCACAAGACGTAGCTGATTTTGTTAACTGGTATAGTTCATTGCTTACAATGGATTACAAACACCGAGTGTTTATTGCTGGTAATCACGATCGAATGTTTGAAGATTATCCTAATTTAGCTAAAGAGTTGATGGATGCCTACAGTGGTGGATTGATTTACTTAAAAGATCAAACTCACGTTATTGATGGGGTAAAAATTTATGGTTCACCTTGGCAACCAGAATTTTGCGATTGGGCTTTTAATTTACCTCGTAATGGTGTTGAATTGCAAGAAAAATGGAATGCAATTCCAAACGACACTGATATTTTAATAACTCATGGTCCTCCATTTGGACATTGTGATGTTACCCCTTCGGGTAACCTAAATGTAGGCTGTGAGTTACTCAGGGTTCGAGTAGATGAAATCAAACCTAAAATTCACGTGTTTGGACATATCCATTCAGGTTATGGTTACAAATTCCATAATGATACCCACTTTATCAACGCTGCTGTGTTAAATGAGCGTTACAAATACGCAAATAAACCTGTTACTATTGACTGGGATCCTGAAACAAACGAATTAGAATTTATTTAGTTATGAGTCAATTTGAATTTTTAAAAATACTTAACTCCCCGTTTAAGATACCTCGAGTTAAGTTTTATATTGGTAAGGTAGCTATTGGTACACCATATTTTCATCCACGCAAATTGGTTAAACCAACCCCTAAAATGGCTATGGATGAAGCTATAAGGGAATTAGCACGTAGGGAGAAGTGGAATAACGCAAATCCCGATGTTCAATTTAAACAAGATATCAAACCACTTGATGAAATGTATAAAGAAAAACTACGTTACCGATTCCCAGTTCCTAAAAAGATTGGATTTGATTTCGTAGGATTGGGCTATAAAACTAAATGGAGTGAAACCGATTACAGACACGAATGGAATCCTATTTGGTCTTTTGTATTTTTTAAATACCAAATTGCTCTAGTATTTACTTCTCCAGAACGTGAGTGTGTCTCTCAATACTGGGAGGCTTGGTTGTACTATCAGTACCATACTAAAGGAAGTAAGCAAGAACGTATTAAACAGTGTAAGAAAGATTACCCCCAAAAATATACTATCAATAACATTGATGGTGGTATTAAAAAGGTTGATTACTATGATATTATTTTAAAATAAAAATGCCTAAATATCTTAAAACCGCATTTGTGAGAGAACTAGAACAACAGGTTAGAAGAGGTGAACTTTCACACACCCGAATGCTTGACTTAATCCAAGATGAGGTAATTAAAAATTATACCGAAACCTTTAACACCAACGAGAAATGAAAACACTAACATTTGTAATTGCAGACCGCCTAGACGAATTAGCTGGAGAGTGGTCTAAACACACCGCACAGTGCGAGGCATTGATGATGGCAGCGAAAGAGGTTGCGACATTTGAACAAGAGGAAAAAGATCGAATGGTTGACTTTGCCTACAAGTATGGAAACTTGACCCTTCAACAGATTTCTGATGCTTTTGACAATGAATATAAAAACGAGAATCTTTGACACCAACGAGAAATGAGCAAACTCAAACAAACTAAAATTCCAATGACATTAGAAGATAATGTTATGAAGGTTGCTCTTGAACAAAATGTAATTGAAAACGAATTCAATTGGAAATTAGTTCGTGAACGAGACGGACTAACCAATCAATCTAAAGAAGTAATGTGGGTTGAGTGGAATGAAGATAGAACATTTAAAGCCCGACACGATAAACCAGCAATTGGTTATTCATTGATTATGTCTCCATTCAACCAGTTTTTTACTTGGCAAACAACTCCCATTACAGAGGTGTTGGAAAAACGAGAAAATTTTCTTAAATTTAAGACTAAGAACTCAGTATACGAATTGTGGAAAAAAGGAAACGATTAACTCGAGAACAAAAAAAAGACAAAGCAATCATTGATCTAATCAATCAAATGTTTATTATTGCTGGTCATAATGTTACCTATGATGATATTGTAGGTGTAAAGGATTGGTTTAGAGAATACACAATGACTGTTGAACAGGGTGAAGAATTTAAAAAATGGGGTAAAAAATACCTTATGAAGGAATTACGCGAATCAGCTAAATCAGCAGAACGTGAAATGTCGTGGTTTAATCTACAATGGGGTTTGACTTACAGTAACTGGGAAGATTATCATAAACTAGATAAAAAATGAAAATCGAACGCTACCATCAATCCTACGAGTTTTTTATAACTCCTACAATCAAATACACTTACGATAAGATACTATTTGGTTTTAAATGTGTAGATTTTATTTGGGGACGTAAAGGTTTTTCCGTATCTTGGGGACATAAGAAATAATGTTATGACAGAGGAAATTTTTGAAAAATTGGGTTTTGAACGTGTTGATGTGTCTGCTGAAGAAGCAGGAGATGAACGTGGGTTTTACTACTACTCTATAGATATTGGTGACATCTGTATTATGTCAAATTCAGATGACGAAGCAGCTAAGGATGGTTGGGAATGTTCTATCTTTGATTCAATGACTCTTAAAATTAAAGGTTCAGGTGATTTAGAGGATTTGGTTCGTATCATTCGAAACAATACCAATGGTTAAGAAAAAACAGGTAGCAGAAAAGTGGGTTGTGATTGATTCAGACGATCACATCTACCACTACCCTACTTTCCTAGCTGCACTAAAGCACCCAGGCAGTAGAGTAAGCATAATGACAGACGAGTATTATGAAACAGCTTATAGAGAAATTACAGCTAAGACATGAAAGAACCAGCAAAGCCGGTATCAGGATTCACGGATACATTTTTATCTAAACTAAAAGAGCAATCTTTCACCATAGTCCTTATGATAGGTATTATTTGGTATCAAGGTAAACTGATGGAAGAAAGAGTTAATTATTGGCAAAAGCTATATGAGGACCAGAAAGCTTATATAGAGCAAACAGCAAAAGATAATAAACAACTTATGTTAGACCGGATTGAATATCTTCAACAGCAAAACGACAAGTATGCTGAAGATGCAATTAACGAATTAAAAACAAAATAAATTATGGAATGGTTAAAAGCAGGATTTCTTATTTTATTTGCATTATTCTTTTTAGCAAATATTTTTCATCACTTTAGTTGGGACTTAGGATAATGGACGAAAATAAATGGCATTACGTAATCATGTACCTAACATTCTTTAGCTTAGGTATGATAACAACTGCAATAGCAATCACACAAGGATTCTTCCAAGAGTTTATTTTTGTACTGCTTGCAGGAGTACTCTTCTTAGTATTCTCTCTAGCCTACCACTACGTTAGAGGAATTGACTACATGGAGGAATTCCATCCAGACTACAAAGGAGAGGATATGTACGATGAAGGAGAAACTAAATCCAAACTTTAAGTTCAGATCCGGCAAATACGCCGGCTGGACCATTAGGGATGTATTTGATACAGCACCCGGGTACCTAAACTGGATATACCAAAACAAACCCGAAATGCTTAAAGGTGCAGAAATTAAATCAGCACCCAAGCCTGAACCCAAAGTTGCAGATTCGGAAAAAGGTAATTATCTTTACAACAAGAACATTAGACCGGCCACCTACGACGAAGCATTTTAAGAATGGTTGAAGTTATTAAACATACCCTAGGCTTTTGCGGTGAGCACTGGCACCTAAATCTATTTAATATTATAGCAACGGGTGTTGGCTCCTTGCCGGTTATTTCGTATATTAAGTATAACTTAAAAAGGATATGGAAGCACTAGTTTATTTACTCCAAGGCATGGCTGCTACTGCTGGCGGACTTCTCGTATTTTACGTAGTGAAGTTTCTAGTTGAGGTAGCTCAAGGTAAGCACAGAAGTTAAGATTTATAGGGTTTGCCTATACCCTTATAATACCTGGCAGTTATAAATTATATTTAAAATGGCAAAACACGTTGTAGTTTCGTTATCTGGAGGAATGGATTCCTCAACACTCTTGCTTAGAGCATTGAGTGAATTTGATACTGTAACAGCAGTATCGTTTGACTACGGTCAAAAACACCGAGTAGAGCTTGAACGAGCTCAAGACCTGGTTAACTATTTGAATCTTAGAGCTGATGAGACTAAGTATAAAAGCGATGTAGCTGAAGTTATTATGCATCACTTTCCTAAAGTTAACTACCAGTTAATTAAACTTGACGGCTTGAGTCAACTACTAAACTCGGCTCTAGTAACTGGAGGTGATGAAGTACCGGAAGGTCACTATGCTGCCGAGAACATGAAAGCTACCGTAGTACCTAACCGAAATAAAATCTTCAGTTCAATCACCCAGGCAATCGCTTTATCTATCGCAAATGAAACAAAAGAAGAATGCTCCATCGCTCTCGGTATCCATGCCGGAGACCATGACATCTACCCAGACTGCCGACAGGAGTTCCGCGACGCCGACGATCATGCGTTTCGTATGGGTAACTGGGATAACGATCGGGTATCTTATTGGACTCCTTACCTGGAAGGTAATAAGTTTACTATCTTAGAAGATGGAGAGAAGTTATGTGAGGAACTAGGACTTGAATTTGATGAAGTCTATAAGCGCACTAATACCTCTTATAAACCCATTAAGTGGTACAGTCGCAAAGAAACCAATGCATACGAATGGTACTCAGACTACAAATCAGCTTCTTCAGTAGAACGAGTTGAAGCATTTATCAAGCTAGGGCGTCCTGATCCTGCACCTTATGCTGACGAGACTGGCCCTGTGACCTGGGAGCACGTTGTGACCGAAGTATCTAAAGTACTTGAATCGCATACAAAGTAAAAGGTAGTAATATCTAAGAAGGAGGAGGGCATTTGCCCTCTTTCCTATTTATATATAAGTTATGGCAGATAAACTACTAAAGTTACTACAGCAGCAGGAAGCTCGCCTAGGAGGTTCTCCTAAGCCACGCTACCTAGAAGCTATGGTAGCAACCCGTGGTACGGTAGCAGATGTTGTATTCATGCGACAGCTCGAACCAGTATCTAGTGTCTTCCAAACTTATAATGTCGCTGTTAACGGAACTAATCTTATACCAAGAACCGTTTACAGCGGTACTCCAGAACGCTACCTGTTTATAGATTATCTAGAAGAAGATTATTTAGATCCGCAATTTTAACTAAGTAAAGAATGGCTATCATATTAAGGCAAAATACTGCTACAAATACCGGTAAAGGAAGTAGGCTTACCTTTACTGAAATGGATAGCAATCTAGAATCTTTCTATATTTCTAGTTCTTTTGCGAATAACACGCTCATACTTTACACCACCGGTAGCGTTAGTCATTCCGTAGACTTAAGCTCTTTCGGAGGAAATGTAGATTCAGGCTCATTTATGGCATCGGCATCCGCTGCCGGAGGTGTAATTACTTTTGAAAAAGTAGATGGAAGTACATTCGATGTTACTGTTACTAATGTAGCATCTGCTTCTAAAGTCAATATTACAAATACTAGTAGCAGCCAGGGTTACTACTTAGTTTTTGCAGAAGCTACTTCAGGTCACCAAGATCTTAGAGCAGATTCCTCTATTGTATATAATCCGGATTCAAACACTCTGCAGACAGCAAACCTAATACTTACAGGAGACCTTACAGTACAGGGAACTAGAACAGAGCTTCAGGTTACTGAACTTAATGTAGAGGATAAGCTCATCACAGTCGCCTCAGGATCTACTACCTCAGCTCAAGCAGACGGAGCCGGTATTCAAATCGCCGGCGCAAATCAATCTGTTACTTGGGATCATACTAATTCACGTTTAAAAACTTCCACTGATTTAGGAGTTACAGGTACCCTGAACGTCTCTACAGTAGCAACAGATAACGCACTTACAGACTTTGTTGTACTTGCCGGAGACGGAACTTTAAAGAAAAGAACTTCTATAGTAGGAGCTCAGGGCGTACAGGGTACAACAGGTACTCAAGGTATTCAAGGAATAACCGGCACCCAGGGAACCCAGGGTACTCAAGGTACTCAGGGCACCGATGGCTTACAGGGCATTCAAGGTATAACAGGTACCCAGGGTACTCAAGGTATAACAGGTACCCAGGGTACTCAAGGTACCCAGGGAACTCAAGGTATCCAAGGAATTCAAGGAATAACCGGCACCCAGGGGGTACAAGGTACAACAGGTACTCAGGGCACTGACGGCTTACAAGGTATCCAAGGTATAACAGGCACCCAGGGGGTACAAGGTATTACAGGCATCCAGGGAACTCAAGGAACTCAAGGCACCCAAGGAACTCAAGGAGCCCAGGGTATAACAGGTACTCAAGGCATTCAAGGTGTTACCGGAGTACAGGGTACAGACGGACTACAGGGTACTCAAGGTATTCAAGGTATTACAGGCACACAGGGTACTCAAGGTATACAAGGTACTTACGGCGTACAGGGCGTTCAAGGTGTACAAGGTACCGACGGTTCTTTTGGTGGAGCTACCTTTGACTACACTTTCGACTCCACTACTACTTCAGGAGATCCAGGGCAAGGAAAAATTAGACTAAGTAATTCTAACGAAAATACATCTACGCAGATGTATATTGATGATTTGGATGATTTTGGAAATGATATTTCCTCATTCATGCAAACCATTGACAGCGTAACCTCTACAGTTAAAGGTTATGCTAGAATAGCTAATCGTACCGACGCTACTCAATATCTATTATTTCAGATTTCAAACCTGACAGACAATACAGGTTGGTGGACTATAGACATTACAAACCAGGCTTCTTCAGCTACCTCTCCATTCACCAATCTGGAAGATATAACAATATCATTTATAACTACCGGAGATAAAGGTGACACAGGTCCTCAAGGTGTTCAGGGAACTACCGGCACCCAGGGCACCAACGGTACTCAAGGTATTCAAGGTATTACTGGAGCTCAAGGTATTCAAGGCACGACAGGTACTCAAGGTACTGATGGAACTCAAGGTATACAGGGTATTACTGGTACAGGCTTACAAGGTATTCAAGGTACTCAAGGTACTAACGGTACTCAAGGCATACAAGGTATTACCGGAGCAGGTACTCAAGGTATTCAGGGTACAACAGGTACTCAGGGTAACAACGGTACTCAAGGTATCCAGGGTATTACCGGAGCCGGAACCCAAGGCATCCAAGGAATAACCGGAGCACAAGGTACCGATGGTACCCAAGGTATTCAAGGTATTACCGGAGCTGGAACTCAAGGAACACAAGGTACTACCGGAACTGCTACACAAGGCATCCAAGGTACTCAGGGAACGACAGGTTCAGCAACCCAGGGTATTCAAGGTATTGATGGTAACCAAGGCATTCAAGGTACTACAGGAACTGCTACACAAGGTATTCAAGGAACACAAGGTACCACTGGAACTGCTACACAAGGTATTCAAGGTACTACTGGAACTGCTACACAAGGTATTCAAGGAACACAAGGTACCACTGGAACTGCTACACAAGGTATTCAAGGTACTACTGGAACTGCTACACAGGGCATACAGGGAACACAAGGTACCACTGGAACTGCTACACAAGGTATTCAAGGAACACAAGGTACCACTGGAACTGCTACTCAAGGCATCCAGGGCATTATTGGAAGCCAGGGTATACAAGGTACTACTGGTTCCGCTACTCAAGGCATTCAAGGAACACAAGGTACCACTGGAACTGCAACTCAAGGTACACAAGGTACCCAGGGCACAACAGGAACTGCAACTCAAGGAATACAAGGTACTACTGGTTCCGCTACTCAAGGTATTCAGGGAACACAAGGCACTACCGGAACTGCCACACAAGGTATACAAGGCATTCAAGGTACTATCGGAACTGCTACTCAAGGCATTCAAGGAACACAGGGCACTACCGGAACTGCTACACAGGGCATACAGGGAATAACAGGCACTCAAGGAACCGACGGTACTCAAGGAATCCAGGGTATTACCGGAGGTCAGGGTACACAAGGTACCACTGGAACTGCAACTCAAGGTATTCAAGGTATAACAGGTATTCAAGGTACTCAAGGAATTCAAGGTCCTTCAAACCCAAATGCTATAAGCGTAGATATAGCTAATGCTACAGGGGATGTTGAGTATAGAAGTCTATTAATTGATGCCTCGGGAAATACAGGTGAAACATTATATGCTACCAGCTCTTTTATTTATAATCCAACCTTAAATAGATTATCTATTGGGGATGATCCTAATAGACAAATTTACCTTTGGGGAGGTTCTCCCATTGTAACGGGCAGTACTGCCCTAGGTTTCTTTACTTTAGGAGACAATTCAGGCAATTATAATACAGCTGTAGGATATTTTTCTCAAAGAACAAACTACGGTAGAGAAAATACTACTTTAGGCGCTTTTACTTTAGAGCTCCCAGCCGCTGGTGAAAGTGTAGAAAGTATTAAAAATACTGTAGTAGGATATGGTGCTTTGCGAAATACTGGGGATAGTACAAATACTCTAGCTGTAGCTATAGGATATAATGCATTAGGAACTGGGGGATCTAATAAAGATATTGCTATTGGTAACAGTGCTTTAATTGCAGGAAATACTGTCCCAGCAGGTACTGGTAAAAATATAGCCATTGGAGATAATGCAATGGCTGGAGGAATTGCAAGTGATGGTGGTAATAATATTGCTATAGGAACTAGCACTCTCAGTACTCTTTTAGGCAACGTATCTAATAATATAGCTATAGGTAATTTAGCCGGTAGTAGTGTATCTAGTGGAGCCGATAATGTTTTCTTAGGTGCGGATGCAGGCAGAACTGTATCTACTGGAACTCATAATACTTTTTTAGGTACTGAAGCGGGGGAACTTGTGACTACAGGTATTACGAATACTTTTGTAGGTAGGAGCGCCGGAGTTTCTTTTACAACAGGTAATAATAATGTTGTAATTGGTGGGTTTGGTGGAGCTGCTACAGGATATGTTTCACAAAATTCAAATATTTTTATATCAGATGGAGCTGGTCAAGTAAGAATTTTTGCTACAGGTTCTACAGGTAATATTGGTATTGATACATTTACTCCAGCTTTTAAGGTAGATGTAAACGGTACTTTAGGAGCTGAATTATCTAGTACTTCTGATAATTCTAATATAGTATCTTGGAATAGTGCTACAGATGAAGTACAGTACATTCCCAAAATAAGCGTAGATACTAACGCATATAATCCTAGTGGGAGCGGTGGAGTTAGTGATAAGACTTATCTGGTATTAAATGACGGATACAGTATTGATAACGAGATAGAGTACGGATATTTCGCCCGCTCGTCACTGGTTAACTCTCCTCCTACAACCTATACAGTTCTCACTGTCCCTCAAACCACATACCACTCAGTAGTAATAGACTACACAACCTCAGATTCATCTTATGCGTTTACTAGATCGCAAAGGTTTATTTGTCATTGGGATAACGGTAGTGGTATTTTCTATACTAATTCTGGAGCTCCAGATTTGGGATCTATAAATGCCTCTCATATACTAACTGGTGTTATCTCTGCCGGTAATATTCAAATAAGGTTAACTAATTACCTTTCAGGTGGTAGAATTATAGGAGATTATAAGCTCTTTAAGAAAATATAATATAAAACAACATGGGTAAATTTCAAGCAACAGAAGGTATAACATCTATAGGAGCTGCTGAGTTTTCTTCTAGCCTGGCAACTACTACAACCGGAACTAGTATCTTTAATAACGATACTTTTCTAAGAGATAATACATACTTCTCAGGTTCTACTTTTATAGGTCCGGCTGCTGCTTCTTATATGTCTAGTACAGACTGGGATAACCTAGCAGGGACAGTACTAGGAACTACAACAGGAGGTAGAATAGGGTTTATGTACCCTTTTAACATATTTTCAGGTGGCAGACGAATTTATTTAGGAGCAGGAAACCAAGTTATAGGAAGTACTTCAGGATTAGGTTGGGATAGGTTAAACGGAGGATTGTGGGAGTTTTATATCAATAGCGTGAGCACCACAATAGACTTAGATACTACAACCTTAGCTACAGCAGGTATGAACTTTGCTAGCTTTACATTCATTACTACCCAGCAAAATCCAGTAGGTCTTAGAGCTAGAGCGGTTTGGGCAAGTGGTGCTGCATGGACTACTCGTTGGACCGGGACAGTTTCTACTGCTAACTATGCCTACGAGAACACTGTAACTATGACATCTAACGTATATGCTTCGGATAAATACCCAGACTACACAGGAATTACTCACGTAATTGTAGACTCCTCAGATAGAAGAATTACACTACACTCAACTAACTGGTCTTAAATAATCAAGCTATGTCAACTAATACGATATACCAACTAAGTTTAAAAGATTGGCCAATAGGATCAGATGGTCAAATCAATAAAAATCACACAGATATAGTCACCTTTTCTTCTATAGAAGAAGCTAATGCTTTTATTGAAGCTAGCGGTTCAGAAGGAACATATAATATACAGGCCTTTATAGTAAAAACAGCCGAATAGTTGTAGATTCAACTATTTATTCTTATATTGTATAGGTGTCGTAGCACCACCTTAAAAAAACACTAATATGGCAAAAAAGCAGTTATTGACTGAACCGGTCCTTCCTAAGGACAGTATTATCAATCCCGAACTCTACCACAAGGTAAAAGGGACCAATTCTAAGATTGATACCAAGTTTAAGCACTTGGAGAAGATGCCTGATCAAAAATGGCATCAAATTATTTCTTTTATTAAATCTGGCGTTCGAATTGTAGGCTACGGAATCATTCCTTTTGATTTGGTAGCAGCTGCAATCGTTCTTATATTTAGTGAAGTAATCGGTATTATTGAAGAATTAGTATGAGCACATTTAGATCAACAAAAGTATTTGATGGTTACTCAACAGTATTCCGTCAATGGAAAGCCGAAGGAACACACTGCAGATTCCTTCACGGCTATGGAGTAAGTTTAAAAGTATGGTTCGAAGGTGAACTTGACGAACGTAACTGGGTATGGGATTTCGGAGGTATGAAACGTGCTACTGGAACTATTGACGGTATGAATCCTAAAGCATGGATGGATCATATGCTCGACCATACTACAATTATTGCAGAAGATGATCCGTATCTTTCTTACTTCCAGAATATGTACACAGAAGGTATGATTCAATTACGAGTTATTCCAGCTACTGGAGCAGAGCGTTTTGCAGAGTATTTCTACAATAAACTGAATACATTTATTCAAGAAGAAACAGATAATCGTGTTAAAGTAGTTCAAGTTGAATTTCGTGAGCACGAAAAGAACACAGCATTTTATAAAGGTTAATTATGCCATTAGGAAGAATAGAAGATTATAGTAAAGTTCTACCGATTGTAGAGCTTTACACTTGCATCCAGTCAGAAGGCAGCCGTGCCGGCCGTCCTACTGTTGCAGTCCGTACTACAGGCTGTACCCACCGCTGCTACTTCGGAGAAGGCGGATGGTGTGATAGCTGGTACACTTCAATCCATCCGGAGAAAGGTAAATACACTTTCCAGGATATTATCAACATTTACGATCAGAATCCTGAAATTAAGGAGATGATGCTGACGGGCGGTTCACCGACCATGCACCCTAAGCTTGTAAATGAACTAACTCACTTTGCAAATGAAAGGCAAATTATCATCACAATCGAAACAGAAGGGTCTGCTTTCCTCGAAACAGATCATCCTATTGGGCTTATATCTTTCAGCCCTAAATTTAGCAACAGCGTGCCTGTACTTGGGACTACTACACCTCTTGGGGATATTGTAGACGAGAAACTTATCAAGACTCACAACCGTTACCGTCTCAATAAAGAGTCGATTGCTAAGTCAATGACTTACCATTCGGACTACCATATGAAGGTAGTAGTAAACCCAGTGGAGGACCCTCAGACATGGGCAGAGATTAAGTCTTTCCTAGATGAACTACAGGTACCTAAGCATAAGATTTGGATCATGCCTCCGGGGGATAATCGTCAGGAACTTATCCGAGTTTACCCAGCGGTAATTCAATGGTGTACAGACAATATGTACAACTTCACCGGCCGTGAACACATCATTGCTTTTGATACTAAAAGAGAAGTTTAATGTCTTTCGTCATTCTTAAGCATACTAGCATCCAAGGAACCCCTCGTACTATCATCGTGAATGATAGCGAGGGTATTGCTATGGAATTTGAATCTGCAGATGCTGCTTTGAAACTAGCAGAGATCTTTCAAGCCAATACTACCTCAGGAAATATTTACGAAGTAAAACAGTTAAAATAATGCCACACGGATATCTAGCAAACCTACATCAGTTGTGGGCTCTTGGCGTTCTTGAGCCAGCAGGCGTTATCGCCGCTATACATCCTTACGGGTACAAACTAAACTACCTTACCTTAAATGGGATCGGAGTAGGAAAAGAAAACGAAAGGTTTGAGTTCAAGTACAGAGAATAGTAATGACATTAGGACAGGTTATAACAGTAGGAGATGATTGGTACCAGGTTATTAGAACAGTTAGAGAAGGTCGTGAATGGGATGTTGAACTTCTTAAACAGTACTGGTTTTGTTCGCATACCTTCCGTAAGGATGGTTTACTCTATTTTTGCCGAGCGATTGAAAAAGTTGAATTTGAAGAAATAACAGAGTGATTGCAATACTAGGAGGAACAGGGTTGCTGGGAAAAGAGTTACAAAAGCTAGATTCTTCCTTAGTCTGTACGGGCCGGGAAATTGATATTACTAACTTTAAAGAAGTCTTCTACTACCTTAATAAAGTAAACCCGGATACTGTAGTCAACGCAGCTGCAATAACAAATTCCATAGAGGTTTCTGAGAATCCTATTCCTGCTATAGACGTTAATATTATAGGTGCTGCTAATATAGCTAAGTACTGTCAGCAATATGGTAAGAGATTGGTATATATTAGCACAGACTACGTCTATCCCGGAACTGGTAACCATGTAGAGGATGATGCTCTATACCCAAATAACGAATATGCGTGGACTAAATTAGGGGGAGAATGTTCTTCTAGATTGGTGAAAGATCATTGTATAATTCGTACTAGTTTTGGAAGTAGAAAATTTCCTTATCCTGCTGCATATATAAATTTATTTACAAGTAAAGAATACGTAGGTGTGCTTGCTCCTCAAATCTTAAAAATTATACAGAGTAAACTTAACGGAATTGTAAATGTAGGAGGTTACAGAAAAAGTTCATATATTTACGCATCACAGTACAGCAAGGTTGACAAAATTCAATTAGAACATAGTAAAGATTTTAGCCTAAACACAGCAAAATATAATGAGAATTTCCCAGAGTGATTCATGCCCGATAACCGGAACTTCAGAAAGACTTAAGTACTTTTCTCTAGGCGAAATGCCGCTTGTTAATAATCTTGCCGATACTTTAGAAGAATCTTTAACCTGCAAAAAGATTCCTTTAGAACTAAACTATTTTGCAGAATCAAAACTTACTGCTTTAACTACTTTTGTAGACAGTCAGTCTTTGTTTAGTAACTACCTTTACAAGTCTGGAGTTAACACTCCCTACATTTCTCATAGTAGAAAAATGTTCAAAGATGTACGGAAGCTCTTACAACTTAAAGACCAGGACCTTATTGTAGACATTGGAGGTAATGATGGAACACTTCTTAAAACTTTTCGAGAAACTTCTAAAACATCCCTACAGTACCTAAATATTGATGGTTCTGAAAACATCACACAGTACTCTAAAGAACAGGGAATTAATACACTCTGCGAGTTTTTTAATGAAGATACCCCTACCCGAGTTAAAACTTTAGCCAAAGTTGTTGTATCCACAAATGTTTTTCAACATTTACAGGATACTAATTCTTTTGTTAGAGGGGTAAAAAAACTTCTACAATCAGACGGTGTATGGGTACTAGAATTTCCGTACTGGCTTCATGATATGAAGACCAAGCAATTTGACCAGGTGTACCATGAGCATATGTACTACTACACAGTTACTCCGCTAGTAGCAATGATGCAAAAACACGAGTTGGAAGTTTTACGAGTAGTTCCTCAAAAAATACATGGAGGTACTTTGCGTCTAATCATAGGGCATTTAGGAGGTAATCAACACCTAAAAGATAGTAGTGTAGAAGTTTACCTAAAGAGAGAATCTAAACTTACACCCAAGTTCTACCAGCAGTGGGGAGCAAAAATTAAACAGCATTTGGTATCCTGTGAGAGTGAACTAAAGTACCTAAAAGGTAAAGGTAAGACCCTGGTAGGATTTGCTGCAAGTGCTAAGGGATGTGTCTTTCTAAACAGTGCCGGGATAGATTGTAAAGTACTTGATTTCATTATCGATGATACTGATATAAAACAAGGCAAATTTATGCCGGGTACCGGACTAGAAATTAAAGGGAGAGGAGATGTAGATTTTGAACAAATTGATTACATTCTTATACTCTCTCATAATTTTAGTGATCATATCATAAAAAGTCTTAAAGACGAAGGATATGAAGGTAAGTTTGTTGTGTGTTTACCTTCTTATAAAGTACTATCATGAATTCAATCCCAGTAATAGGAACAGCAATTGTAAACACGCCCTACTGGCTATACCGGCTGATTGCTAGTGTAGACTACCCGGTGGATAACTTTGTTATCTTTAATAACAACGGTCGAGGAGAAATCACAGAAGAGCTTGACAATCTAGCTAAACTCTCTCATAAGTTTATTAAGAAAATTACAGTATGCCACTTACCTGCTAATCTAGGTGTGCCTGGAGCATTTAACCTTATTATAAAAAGTTATATAAATTCTCCTAGCTGGTTGATAGTAAACTACGATGTAGCTTTTGGACCAGGCTTCTTAAAAGAGATGGCAGAGAAAGCTTCTGACCCGGAAGTAGGAATGGTACATGGTAAAGCAGGTGATTTTGATTTACCGAGCTGGGATGTATTCCTAATTAAAGACTGGGTAGTACAGCAGTACGGACTCTTTGACGAAAACTTAACCCCAGCTTACTGCGAAGATGCAGATTATTTTATGAGATTTGTGCATAGGCCTATAAAAGTAGTAAAGCAGCTAGACAGTATTTATTACCACGGCCCTGGTGTAGATTACTACGAACACGGAAGTCAAACCAAAAAAGGAGAACCTGCACTAGCAGCAAAATTAGATCAGGTTAACGAAATAAATTTTGAATATATGTTTAAAAAGTGGGGTGAAGGTTGGAGATGGGTAAACCCACTACCTACACCTTTTGATATAGAAGGAACTCCTATCTCAACAACTACTTTTGATTTAGAATTTGTACGCAAAAAACATTTAGGCTTTTAATATGGACGAATATACTTTATACGACGCTGAACCGGATTCACAGTGGGGAATCATTACAGGAAATTTAGCACAACACAACCCTCAGCAGAATCCACGATTCTGGGTGGTTGATAATTTTTATAAGAATCCCGACCAAATTAGGGAGTACGGTCTCTCGCAAGTATACTTTGAGGGGGAAGGAGCAGTGGGTTGGAGAACCCGTAAGCAGTTCCTTTTTGATGGACTCAAAGAGCAGTTTGAAAAAATTACAAACAAGAAGATTTTAGATCATACCCCGGAAGGAACCGGCTGGTACGATGTAGGTATTAACGGACGCTTCCAGGCCTGTGAAGCAGGAACTAAGACGGTATTTCACTGCGATAGCCAGCAATGGGCTGCAGTTCTCTATCTAACTCCAGATGCTCCTCCCCAGAGCGGTACTAGCTTCTACCGACATAAGGAGACTAAAGTTAGACATAGTTCTGAGATTGCTTGGGGTACCGGGGAAGAACTGGCCACATTTAATCAAAAGACCTTTGTTGATCCTACTCCTTTTGAGAGAGTAGATACAGTTGGTAACGTTTATAACAGGCTTGTTATTTTTGATGGAAAGCTTATTCACTCCGGTAATGATTACTTTGGATGGGATATTCCTTCTAGCAGGTTCTTTCAAATTTTCTTTTTTGATGTTGAGTAAAGTTTTTTTAATTGACATCGACGGTACAATCTGCGATGATATCAAGAACGAAGAAAGCCACCTGTACCCGGCCGCTAACCCTTTGCCCAATGCTAGGGATATTATCAATAAATGGTACGATGAAGGTAGCGTAATTACTTTCTTTACTGCCCGAGAATCCAAAGATAGAGCAGTAACAGAGGAGTGGCTTCACCGCCACGGTTTCAAGTACCACGGGCTTGTAATGGACAAGCCTAGAATTAAAGATGGACAGGAGTATGTCTGGATTGATAACAGGAAAGTTAGAGCAATCACCTATCTTGGTACTTGGTCCGAACTAACAGAAGTAGATGCAAGAATACAAACCTTTCAGTAATGAACAACTTAGATAAAGCATACCAGGCACTCCTACAGGACATCCTAGATAACGGAGTGAAAAAGGAAGACAGAACAGGTACTGGAACTATCTCAGTATTTGGTCGTCAAATTAGACATAAAATGTCCGAAGGTTATCCTTTGCTTACTATCAAGAAAATGGCATTCAAGACTATGGTAACTGAGTTACTATGGTTTTTGAAAGGAGATACCAATATCAAGTATTTGGTTGAGAATGGATGTAACATATGGACTGGGGATGCTTATAAGAATTATTCAAGTAAAGTTCAACCATGGGAACCTCATTCAGATCTGAATCATTTCATTGAACGAATCAAAACTGATGATAAGTTTGCTAAGAAGTGGGGTGAATTAGGTCCAATTTACGGTAAGCAATGGAGAGCATTTGATGAAGAGGAATGGGGTGGTATAGACCAAATCCAAAACCTAATTAACGACCTCAAAACAAACCCAGACTCAAGACGATTAATGGTTACAGCTTGGAATCCATCCTATCAGCATCAAATGGTTCTTCCGCCTTGTCATTATGGATTTCAAGTCTATACTCGTGAATTACATTTGGATGAGCGAATTGACATTTATAATGGTGATAGAATTCCCATGAATCAAAGTAGCGATTATTTTCACGAGCATATGGATGCTTACGGTATTCCTCGTAGAGCAATCTCTTTAATGTGGAATCAACGTTCAGTAGATACATTCTTAGGTTTACCTTTCAATATTGCCTCTTACGGACTATTGCTTGAAATGATTGCTAAAGAAGTAAACATGGTACCTGACGAATTGATTGGTAATTTAGGAGATGTTCATTTGTATTCAAATCACATTGAACAAGCAAAAGAACAAATCACTAGAAAGCCAATGACATTACCTACAGTAGAGATAACAGAACTAAATTTGTTGGAAGGTAGTGTATCGGTAGAACTAAAAAATTATATTCACCACGACCCAATTAAAGCACCTTTATCAAATTAATTATGAAAAAACTAATACTACTATTTTTATTTCCTATCTCGCTGTTTGGACAGCTCCGTGATAGTGTTTACTTTAATAACAACAATTTTATTGTTAACTACTCCGAAACCCTAGAAGGACCTCGTTCGATACGTTATACAGTGCTTTGTCCGACCGGCACAGCTTCAAGATCGGGTATGGAGTTCTACAAGGAGAAAAAGATTCACACCTCAGATCACAAAGACTATGAAGCAAACGAATGGGATAAAGGGCACATGGCCCCCGCGGCATCTTTTAATTGCAATCGTGATATGCTATACGGTACTTTCACCTATGTCAATTCTAGCCTTCAACAACAAAGTCTAAATAGAGGAGTTTGGAAAAAACTCGAAGTAAGAGAAAGAGAATTAGCTACATCAGGACCAGTACGAGTTTTTATCCGAGTTGAATACCCTACTACTCCTGTTAGAGTTACAACCGGTGCTGCTATACCTTTAGGGTACTATAAGGAAATAAAAGTTGGAAATAAGAGAGAATGTTACTATTTTAAGAACGTAGCCCCGTCTACTTCGGACTTGGAGGCTTTTAAATGTACTTGCAAAAACGTTATCCAATGAAAAAATTACTAATTCTACTAACCCTAGTATTAGGGTTTACCTCAAGTGCATCACACCTCCTAGGAGGCGGTATAGGAGTATTTCAAACCAGTAAAGATTCTACCTCTGTAGGAGTATGGCTGGTCTCGGATGCTCAAGGGTTTCCAATGCCAAACTCAATCAATGTTGAGAAGTGGGAGATGAACTCGGTAGGATGGTACGTTCAAAACGGAGCTATCTCACTCTCTAAAACTACCTCTGCGACCTTCCAAGGACACATCCTTACCAACTATACTTCAGAGTACCTGGATCTAGATTCTAATAAGTACCGGTTTATTTATAGGAACTGCTGCTGGGGCATGCTAAGTAATTCTACCAGTTCTATGAACTCAGAATTTATTATTTCAGCTGATTACTGGCATATCGCACTTAACTCAACTCCGTACGTTAGACTGCCTTTTATTATTAACCAGCAGACAGGTACTCGCAATACAATGAAACCGATCTGGGGAACAAATGCATTCTTAGTTAATCCTGATACCTGGGATAATACGTCCATTACGCAGACAGACCTGCATTCAGGTTATGCTAACGGAGTATTCGTACCTCAAATTCATACTGAGATTCCTATGTATGTAAGTAATGACAGCATTAGCTGGGTACCTGGTACTCTTGGCAGATACGCAACAGGGTTTGAAATTAAAGATATGCGAAATGGACAGGTCATTGGCATTCAACGAGCACAGTGGACTTTTCTGGTAGTTCCCTCTACTATAGGTATAGAAGAAAATATTAAAGATTCTCAGACACAGTACCTGGTATATGATTGGTACGGCCGGATTGTAGGAGATAAGTCAGAAGGGTTGAAAGGACTTTACGTAGTAAGGTACAGTAACGGTGAAGTAGAAAAAGTACTGTGCAACTAATCAACACCCACCCGATCAAGAAATCAGACCTAGGCTTCCACGGAAATCTCTTCGGTGGAAAGCTTATGGCCTGGATCGATGCGGCAGCAGCCTCTTATGCAATGGAGGTGTGTCACAATCGCAGAATGGTTACCGTCTGCATTGATAAGTGTGTGTTTAAGAAGCCTGCAAAGGAAGGGTCTCTGCTAAAGATATACGGGGATACCCTACATATCGGCACTACTAGCGTAACGCTTTACCTGGAAGGAAGAAGCTTTAACGTCTACACCCACGGTGAGGATGTAGTGCTGAGTACCAACATTACCTTTGTCCGCATTGACGAAGAAGGAAGTGCTATTCCAATTTCAGATACAGTAAGAGAAAATTTAAAAAAGTATTTAGATGCAAAGTCTATTTGATATTAAAGAGATCGAAATCCAGACTAAAATCCTTGCCAAGAAGATTTCAGCTGAACACCAAGGAGACAAAACTCCCGTTGTAATGGTAGGACTGTTGAACGGAGCATTTATGTTCTATGCAGACCTGGTACGCAATATGGGCATTGATGTGGAATGTGACTTCATGAGAGTTAAAAGCTACACAGCCCAGTTCAAGCAAGGAGATATTAAGATTATTAAAGATCTCGAGACTCCTATCAGAGGAAAGCACGTGTACCTGGTAGACGATATCTACGATACCGGCTCTACTATGAAAGCATTAATTGAGTACCTAGAGGTAAAAAAGCCCGCCTCTATCTCAATTGTAACTCTACTCCGTAGAGAAACCTCTCCAATCCCGGATCAAGCCTTCTACAAGTACCATGCATTCACCATCAAGGATGAATGGGTAGTAGGATTTGGAATGGATGACGAAAAAGGTTATTCAAGAAATCTCAATGGAGTATTTGCTCTGTAAGAGAAGTTTTCGTATATTAAACAAAGGTGTTCGAAGCACCACCTTAAAAAAACAATTATATGGCAGATAAAAAACGTTATGATGTAGAGTTAGCTCAAGCCGGCTTTGCCAACGGTATTTCCTCTCAACTGGCAGAGAAATTTAACATGCATAAGATGAACGATATCTCTCTTACCGAACAAGAGAAATACGTTATTATTGAAAGAGCAGCTAAAGCATTCGGTGAGTTTCTCGATGCATTAGGAGTTGATTGGAAGAACGATCCTAACTCTTCAGATACTCCACGTCGTGTAGCAAAAGCTTATGTAAACGATTTATGGTACGGCCGATTCAATCCTATGCCTGCTATCACAGCCTTCCCTTCAGATGGTTACGACGGCATTGTATTTGAAGGAAATATTCCTTTGACTTCGATGTGTTCACATCACCATCAGACCATTACCGGTCGAGTTCATATCGGCTACATCCCCTCTAAGGACGGAAAGGTAATCGGGCTTTCTAAACTGAATCGTATTGTAGAGCATTTCGGCCGTCGAGGAGCTATTCAGGAGCAGCTTACTGTTGCTATCCATAACGCAGTTGATACTGTGTGTGAAGGTAACCTTGGAGTAGCTGTAATGATTGAGGCAGGTCATAACTGTGTATCATGCCGAGGCACCAAGCACGCCGGTGCATCAATGAAAACATCAAAGCTTTCAGGCAGCTTCCTTGAAGAAGATTCAGCCCGTGCAGAGTTTTATGAATTTGTAAAAGGATACGCATGCAAGTAAAATTTGTTGACGAAGTAGAACTATTTAATTCTACCTTCGGTAAGCCGAATAACTACACCCCTATCATTCCTAATGATAAGAAGCTTACAGACTTTGTTGTTAACTTTATTAAAGAAGAAACCGATGAACTCGCCGAAGCAATCGAAAATAAAGACATCGTGGAAGTGTTGGATGCTATTTGTGATCTCCTGTATGTTGCCGTGGGCAATGCTACTATGGTCTTTGGCCTCAAAGATAAGTTAGAGGCAGCTTACGCTGAGGTACAGGCATCGAATATGTCTAAGAGCTGTGAGACCTACGATGAAGCAATGGAAACTATCGATGCTCATTATAAAGACCATGGTACTTGTTACACTCGCCAGGTGGGAGATCGATGGGTTGTATACCGTGAATCGGACGATAAGGTAATGAAGTCAATCAATTACTTTGCTCCTAACCTAGAGCAATTTTTTACCGAAGAAGAAATTAAAAACTCCAAGCAATGACACCCCAGCAGCTAATCGATCAAAATAAAACCTTCTCAGAAGAGTTGCAGCAATGGATTGTACCTCTTATCTTTGTAGACGAAGCTCTTCAGATGAAAACTGCCCAGGATGTAGATGCTAGTATGAAGAGACTTGAAGAAGTAATGCAAGACCTCAACACAGTAATTAGCAAGATAAATGATTAAAATTGCCCATGAGTCTCCAAAAGCTATTTTTAAAGAGATTCAAGAACTTACCGACTACGACTACGCTCTAGTTCACCTCTTTGAAGAGGATCCTGAATACCTTCAGAAGTTTAAGGATGCTCTGGCAGCCGGCCGAGAAGTTATTCTAGATAATTCTATTTTTGAGTTAGAAGAAGCTTTTGATGCTAATCGTTTTGCTTACTGGATTAACGAACTTAAGCCAACCTGGTACATCGTTCCTGACTCGTTAGAGAATGTAGAGAAGACTATGTCTAATATGGCAGAATGGAATATACACTATGCTGATAAAGTTCCTGCAGAATGTAAGAAGATTGGAGTAGTACAGGGAAAGACTTACTCTCAGATAGTCAATTGCTACGAATACATGGTCAGTATAGCCGAAGTAGATATGGTGGCAATCTCTTTCGATTACAGTTATTTCCAAGAGAAATTCCCTCATCCTAACAAATACGTTAGCTGGATGCTAGGCCGGGTACAGTTGCTAGGTCGAATGCTTAAAGACGGAGTTATTAATCCTGACGTACCTCACCACCTTTTAGGTTGCGGACTACCTCAAGAGTTTCAATTCTACCGAGAGGCTAAGTACGATTGGATTTACTCCCTAGATACTTCCAATCCTGTGGTTCACGGACTGAAGGAGATTTACTACAAAGACCAAGGACTGTGGAATAAAGAATCTCAGAAGCTCTTTACCATGATTAACTCCGAAGTTACGGAGAAGCAAATGGAGGTCATTCGTCATAATGTTTCACGCTTTAGATGGTTTGCAAATGGAAACGCGCCCGTGGGTAACATTCTTTAGTCAGACAGGTTCTGAGATCGTTCAGATCTCGGAAGCTCTAGGGCGGTGGCCGGATATGATTATTAGTAATCGCCGACCGACTGATGCTAGAATTATTAGTCCTGCTCTTCCTAAAGATCGTCTGTACTTTACCTCCAATAAGCCAGAAGCTTACGAATACTTACATTATCTCCGTCAGGCAAAAGATCCGATTGTAACTCTACACGGATGGCTTAGAGTACTTCCTGAAGAGGTTTGTGACAGTTACGAAGTTTACAACGGTCATCCAGGTTTGATTACCCGCTACCCTGAACTGAAGGGTAAAGATCCTCAGATGCGAGCTTTTGAAGGAGATTATAATACTGGTGGTTGCGTGATTCATAAAGTAACTCCCGGAGTAGACGAAGGAGAGATTCTAATGGAAAAAGAAATTAGCATTAGACTGTTGGATCTTGACGGACTATTCCGTACATTACATAAGACTTCAGTCAATATGTGGATTGAATTCCTTAAAGAACGTCTATGATTAAAAGAGTTGCATTAGTAGGAGCTAGTAGTACCGGTAAGACGACTGTGTATGAGCTTCTTAAGAATCAGTTCCCGAAGTGGGAGTTTGTAAATGAGAGTACTCGTTCGGTAGCTCGTTACGGCTTTCCTATCAATGAACTAGGTACTACAGAAACTCAGTTAGCTATCTCAAGCTTTCATTTAGAGGCATTGCTTAAACCTTATAATCTTATTCTGGATCGTTGTTACTTAGATCTAATAGTTTACTCTCGTCATATGCCGGGACTATCTCAATCAGGCTTAGATTTTATCGAAGCTACCTGGCAGCGAGTTCAAGACGAATATACTCATTATATCTACTTTCCTATCGAATTCGATGCAGTCGATGACGGAGAAAGAAGTGTTGATGAAGATTGGAGAAAAATTATCGACGAAGAGTTCAAGTATCAATTAGACCTAACAGACAGGCATTACCTGACTGTAACCGGTTCACCTATGCAAAGAGTAAATCAAATCCTTAAATACATTAAATAATGGACGCTAACAAGAATCAAAGCGCAGTTGTAGAGATTGCAAGTAAACACCTCGGACAGGTAGGTGGTGCAGGCTACTCAGACAAATACGATCCCTCACTGCTAGTAGCAGTACCTCGTTACCTCAACCGAGAGGCTTACGGCATCAAAGAAGACAGCCTACCTTTCGTAGGAGTTGATTCATGGAATGCCTACGAAGTATCAGCAATCACAGAGAAGGGACGTCCGGTAGCAGGCATGCTTAAGATTGTATGCCCGGCCGATTCACCATTCCACGTTGAGTCAAAGTCAATCAAGCTTTACCTCAACTCATTCAATATGACTCCTTTTGGCAAGACAGCCAAAGAGTGTATCAAGTTTATCGAAACTCAAGTAGCTAAGGACCTTACCGAGCTTCTGCAAGGGGATGTTATTTGTACCTTCTTCGGTAACGATTACGGAGTTGAGTTTCAATTCGATGGCTACCAAGACCTAGCCGGTCTAGTAAACCTAGATGAAGTAGAATTTACTTCATTCCACTCAGATGCTTCTCAATTGAAGGTCTGGGAGGTAAAAGAAGAAAACGTTGTTAAAGAGATTCATTCAGACCTTCTACGTTCTAACTGCCGGGTAACTAATCAGCCGGACTGGGGTGATGTTTACATCCGTATGGAAGGTAAGAACGTAGCTGATGAAGCATCACTAGCACAGTACATTGTATCTCACCGCCAGGTCTCTCACTTCCACGAAGAGATCTGTGAGATGATATTTACTCATCTCATGCAAGCTTATCAGCCTGAAAAACTGATGGTTGCATGTCTTTATACGCGACGTGGAGGAATTGATATTAATCCTATTCGAGCCACTCATGCCGAATTGATCCCGGGATGGTTTAAGGATTCGAATAAACGGATGAAAAAAACTTTACGTCAATAAGTTGGAGCCTACGGGCTCCTTTCTTATTTTTAGATATATGGCTATAGAAAAAAAGTACTACCTGGTTACAGACAAAGAGACTGTTAACCTACTTATTCAACACATCCAAGAATCAAAGGTTATCGCTTATGATACCGAGACTGACTCCCTCAACATGAGGAAAGGTCAGATTATAGGATTCTCCGTATCGGGGGATATCGGGATGGGGTTCTACCTCCCTACTATGGCCTGGAACCACCAGACCGGTACCCTAGATGAACTTAATATTGAAGGGGTACCTTGCCACTCTATAGCAAAAAAAATCTTACCTATGCTTATCGGCAAGAGGCTTGTGATGCACAACGCATCGTTTGACTGCCGGTTTACTAAAAACTTCTACGGGGTGGACCTCCTAGAGAGTTTATGGGTAGATACTGCCTTACTAGTCCACACCGTCCAAGAGGAGGGTGCAGGGATGGGGGTATTCGGTCTTAAGTCCCTAGCAATATCAGTACAAAATGAAATCGGACTCGACGTCGAAAAAGCTGCTAACGAAGAGCAGGTCCTTCTCAAGGAATCTATTAAAGCCAACGGAGGTTCAGCTACTAAGGAAAACTACGAGATTTATAAAGCCGACATGGGGCTCCTGGGTAAGTATGCTGCTGCTGATACCGACCTTACTCTTCGTCTGTGCAGTCATTTTATGGACGTCCTTCAACGAGAGGGTCTTGAGAAATTCTTCTTCGAAGATGAAGTAATGCCCCTTTACAAGGAGGTTACTATCCCGATGGAGGAGATGGGTGTTGATTTGAATATAGATTTGCTGCTTGAGACCAGGGATGAGATTTTAAAAGACTTAGCTGAGAATAAGCAGATCGTTCTTAAATCTTTGATAGGTACTAAGGCCGGCCAGGAATGGGTGGTAGACACTGCTCTAAATGAGTTCCCGCCCTCTAACAAAGGTACATGGGCACAGACACTAGCCGAGCGATACTCCCTCTCTCTGCCTAAATCTGATAAGACTGGTAAGTTCTCTATTACTAAAAAGACTTTAGAGGAGCTGGAAGATTCTCCTGCTAAGGAGTACCTACTGACCGGGGACCTAAACCTCTTAGATACTATGGAGGCTATGAAGATCTCGATGTCTTTATGGAAGCAAAAGAACGACGGTGACTATGTTAACATCCAGTCTAAAAAACACCTAGGAGAGATAGCATTCAAGTATATGAATATCCGGGCTAGATCTCAGACCGCTAAAGGTCAGGATCAGTTCGATATGGATATGCTAGAGGACTTATCTAAGACTCATTCCTGGGCTGAGAACCTCCGGGTTTATAATAAGCTTCTTAAGATTAAGTCCACTTACATCGATCGGTTTGTTGATAATGCCGAAGATGGGAAGTACTTCTTCTACTTCAAGCAGCACGGTACGGTTTCTGGCCGATACGGCTCCGATGCCCAGCAGCTACCCAAACCCAAGGAAGAGGGTGAGGACGTTCCAATTATCGTTAAGTACAATAACGCCGTCAGGGCTTTCTTGATAGCGGGAGAAGGAAGGAAGATTATCGATGCTGACTATGAGTCACTGGAACCTCACTGCTTTGCTTCAGTATCCGGGGATAGAGGTCTGCAAGATATCTTTAATAACGGGTGGGACTTTTACTCTACAGTCGCTATTAAGGCCGAAAAGCTTGAACAGGATACAGTCAACTACCCTAATGGAGTTAGTCCGGATAAAAAATCTCCGGTCTACCTTAAGAAGATCGATCCCGTTAAAAGGAATAAAGCCAAGGCTTACTCGCTAGGAATAGCTTACGGAATGGAGGCTTACGCGTTAGGAAAATCTTTGGACATAGATCAGAAAGCAGCCCAGATCCTAGTTGACGGCTACTTGGATGGGTTCCCCGAACTTAAAGCCTGGAGGATCAACTCCCGTCAGCACGTCAAAGAGCACGGCTCTATCAAAAATAAAGTAGGCCGGATAAGGCACCTGCCTAAAGTCCAGAGACTCTACCAGAAGTACGGAGATCAGATCATGGACTGGAGATATAGGAATGAGCTCGCTAATACCTACGGCAAGGAACAGGTCATGAGTATGTATAGGGATTATCGCAACGGACTTAATAACTGCTTGAACTATCAGCTGCAATCACTAGCAGCGGCTGTTGTTAACCGGGCTGCTATCCAGATCAATCGTAAGTTAAAAGAGATGGGGATTGACGGCCGGGTTCAGGCTCAGGTCCATGACCAGCTTATAATTAACGTCCCTGAACATCAAGCCGAGTTAGTAGCACCTATCGTAAAAGAGATCATGGAAAACACCACCCAGCTAGAAGGAGTAACTCTAAAAGCACCTCCTGAGATTACAAACAATTGGAGAGATGGGCACTAAAATAAAAAGTTTATATATTTATATAAAAGAGCAGGGGACCGCTCTAAATGGCTTACCGATTGGGAGCCGGGTTATACTAATTTATTAATAAAAATAGATCTAAGGACTATGACACACATCAAGTACACTCCGTGGACTGCAGACTATACGTCATCCACATTCGACATCCTATTCAAGGATTTCTTTAACACGAACTCAACGTTCGTATCACCGATCGACCAAAAGATCGGACATCCAGTAGACATTTATGAAACCGAAAAAGGGTTATTCTTCGAGATCGCCGCAACGGGGCTATCGAAGCAAGATATCAAAATCTCAATTGAAGGTGAAATCCTTCGAATTATTCACGATAAAGTGGAAGAACAGGTCGATAAGACTAAAGTTCGTTATTACAACAAAGGACTTAGTAGACGATCATTCAATCTAGGTTATAAAATTGCTCGTAGGTTTGACCTCAGCACAATTGACGCCCAGATGAAAGACGGATTGCTTAAGATCTTCTTACCTCACACCGAGGAACATAAACCTCAAGAAGTAAAGATTAAGTAAAGTTACATTTGGTCCCCTGCGATTTTTTTCGTATCTTTAAGTATTAATCAAAACAGTTATGGCAAGAGGTAAAAAAGTTGGCCACGTAAAGCCGCAAGTCACTATTAAAGATGACTCTATCACTCCCTACTATATTAGTATGGACGAGAATCAATTCACCGTTCAGGTGGAAGGTTCCACTCTCCCGCTAGGCTACTACAGTAGGTTAGATGGAGCTGTAAAACGTATTGCAAAATACAAAGTACTGGAGAATCTTAATCAATCTACAGTTGACCTGACGGACTTTTTAAAGGCTTACGATAAAGTATTAACGCAAATTAATGACCGAATTCCGGTATGAAGAAACTAATTCCACTTAACGACCGTATTGTGGTAAAGCCGATCGAAGAGGTCGAGCAGACTTACGGTAACATCATTATTGCCGATATGGGCAGAGAGCGCCCAGAGATGGGCGAAGTAATCGCAGTAGGACCTGGACGTATGTCAGAATACGGCAAGTTTGTTCCAGTGAACGTAAACGTTGGCGATATTGTACTCCTTCCTAAAATTGGTACCATCCGAGTTGAATTCGATGGTGAAGAGTATTATATTGGTCAAGCAAGAGAAATCCTTTGTAAAGTAATCGAAAATGAGTAAGAAGATTGAATTTTCAAATCAAGCCCGCGAACAGCTCCTTGCTGGAGTTGAGAAGCTTGCTAACGCAGTAGCTTCCACCCTCGGTCCTAACGGCCGGAATGTTATTATCGAACAGCAGATGGGTAATCCGGTCTCAACCAAGGATGGTGTTACGGTAGCCAAAGCAATCGAGCTAGAAGACACTATCGAGAATATGGGTGCCCAGCTTGTGAAGCAGGCCTCAATCAAGACTGCAGACGGAGCCGGTGATGGTACTACTACCTCAACTCTCCTTGCATACGAAATTTACAAAGAAGGTTTGAAGCATCTGGATAAGCACAACGCAGTAGACATTAGCCGAGGTGTGGCTAAGGCTACCAAAGAGGTTGTAGCTTACCTAGAGCAACAAGCCCGAGAAATTACCGACGAAAATCAACTTCGTCAGGTAGCAACTATCTCAGCTAATAACGACCCTGAGGTGGGAGAGCTAATCGCTGCAGCTATGGACAAGGTGGGGCGTGACGGCGTAGTGACTATCGAAGAATCTCGCACAGGCGAGACCTACCTAGAGACGGTAGAGGGTATGCAGTTTAATCGTGGATATAAATCAATTTACTTTGTAACTGATAATAACACGATGACGGCTGCATTGAGCAACCCACTGGTTTTAATTGCAGATAAAAAGATCACTGCCGCCAAAGAGCTTCTTCCAATCCTGGAAGCATGTTCAGCTCAGAACAAAGCTCTGTTAATCATTGCCGATGATATCGATGGCGAGGCTCTCTCCACCCTGGTCGTAAATAAGATGCGAGGAATCTTGCAAGTAGTAGCAGTTAAGGCTCCAGAATTTGGAGATCGTAAAAAAGCTATGCTAGAAGATATCGCTACGCTGACCGGTGGTCAAGTTGTATCAACTGAGAAAGGAATGCGACTGGATAAGTTCAATCCTGATTGGTTAGGTTCAGCCCGCAAAGTTACCATCGGTAAAGAAGAAACCACGATTGTGGATGGCAAAGGAGCTTCTGAAGCTATTGAAACCCGGGTAGATGAGATCAAAGCTCTGATCGATAATGCTAAATCTCCTTTCGAAAAAGAGACTCTCCAGGATCGATTAGGACGATTGATTGGCGGTGTAGCGATTGTTTACGTCGGAGGTCAATCAGAACTTGAGATGAAAGAGAAGAAAGATCGAGTAGAGGATGCATTGCATGCTACTAAGGCAGCCCTTCAAGAAGGTATTCTGCCAGGTGGTGGTACCGCTCTTTTAAATGCAGCTGAATACCTGCATGCTAACAAGACACTAGTACCGTTTGCAAATACTTCTGCAGAACTCGGCTATACAATCCTTCTACAGGCTATCAACAAACCTTTCTTTAAGATTTTATCCAATGCCGGATACGAACAAGGATACTCAGAAGATATTATGAATGAGGTCCTTAATTCAGATAATTTCTGGCAAGGATTTAATCTACGTACCGAAGAGTATGTTGATATGTTTGAGGAAGGTATTATCGACCCTGCCAAGGTAACACGCCTGGCGCTAGAAAATGCAGCTTCGATTGCAGGTACTATGCTAACAACCGAATGTGTTGTAAGCAACCTAAAAGAGAAGAGCAGCGATCCTATGGATTTTAATTCAATGATGTAATGAGTAAAGTTTCAAGCAAAGCCCGTTACGAGGCGTTTATGGAATGGCACAAGTGGGCTTCAGCTCACTACTCTTCGATGAAAAGAAAAAAGAGAGCCAATTCAGAGTCCCACGGTAACGACTTTAAAACCCAAGAGTAATGAAATTTCAACTAGGCGATACTGTCAAGCTGTTGGATTCTCGTATTACAACCTTACCGTGTACGGTGATGGAGATTAAAGGAAGTATTATCTTAGTTGAAGATGCTTCCGGAATCATTCACGAGGTCTTTGCCGAGCAGTTACACAAGCAGATGCTATTTGGATAAAGCCGAAGGGGCGGGAGAGGGGGCGTGATCTCCTCCCCGCACCGAAGGTGCCACGCGCATTTTCTATAAAAGTTCCTACCGGGCCTTGGACCCCGGGCTATTTATTAGGGTATTATCTCTAGTTTAATTTTGGTGTTATTAACAATGGATGCAAATCGTGTCGAGGAATTAGGTTTTTTGGCTCACAAGGAAGGATTCTTCCCACAATGGCAAGACACGGCTTCAAGATACCTTAAGGAGGAAGAGTACCAAGATAAGACATTAGCATACGAAAGAGCTTACGCAAAATACTCCCAAACAGTTGGATCTAATTAAAGGAGTTACTTTATCTAAGATTTAATAAAAATAGTGCTATGGAACAAAGTACAGGATTTCAAAAACTTTTAATCTCTATGATGACAAGAAGGTGGTTAATCACCTTGATTGTATTGATTACTTTTATGTTTACTACCTTCGGGATTCTGATCTCCATTCACGTAGAAACGGCTGTAGGTCAGGAGTGGAAAGAACTTTTACTTTTACTCTTAGGAGCTTTCATCGGTTCCTACGGTAAAATTATCGACTACTGGTTCTCGGATACTGATAAAGATAAAATGCTTGTACAAAAAATGGACGAAGAAGACGGTGTAGCTCTTTCCAATACAGGAGGCTCAGTCGAACCTTTAAACAGTAGCGAGGAAGAGTAATGTCTTCAATGCCATGCCCTGCCTGTAGACATCCATTAGGGTTGACTTTAGAGTTTATATCCAAGCACCCAATGTCAATGTGCCCCAATTGCCAGACTATGTTTAATTTTGAAGTCGGTGATGAAATTAAAGAATCACTAGCTAGCGCGTTATCTGATATAAATAAAATTAAAAAACAATATAAAGGTACGGTTAAGTTTAAATAAATTTAACAACTTTACTATTGTTTGATACTAGTTATATACAAACAAACGGTTACAGGAGAAATAAATAACAATATAAAAAAATAAAAAGTATGGCTTCAGATATCTCAGCCCAATTTACCGGTTTACCAATAGAGGATTTAATTGTATCTCCTATCATCGGAATGGCAAAGGGGCAAGCAAAATTAAACGATGTAACATGGCAGTACATCAACCAAGTCGCATTCGTAACTGACGAAAAAACAAAGGCTGTGACAGCCCGTTCTTTGGATGTACAGATGCAAAGAGTAATGACTGATCCTGATACTGGAGCGCAGGAATTAAAGACACTGTACTCTAAAGTACCAATGCTACCATTAGTACCGCTTCCAGCTCTAGCTATCACATCAGCTGACATTGAATTTACTATGGAAGTAAAAACTTCTGAAGTAAACAAAGATTCAGTAGATGCTAAGTCTAGCTTTGAAGCAACAGTCGGCGGCGGGTTCTGGGGTATGAAATACTCTGCTACAATGGCAGGTAGTGTTGCAACTCACAAAGAAAACACTCGCTCAAGCGATAACTCAGCTAAGTACAATGTAAAGGTTCACGCCGAGCAGTTGCCACCAACTGAAGGTATGTTGAAGCTATCTGACTACCTAACTCAGATGCTAGAGCCATCTTTGATTCCATTCGGAGAAGGTACTGCAGCTAAGTAATAAGTAAAACAAAAGAGGTTATAAAATGTCAAGATTAAATGTAGAGGAACTAGTTGGCGGTCTATTAGAGGCCGCCATGGTTTCTCAAGGAATAAGTGAAAGACAGCATATTAATGCTCTCCGGAACTATTTCAATGAAGACGGTACACCCAAAACCACCACCTTTACTGTAGGTGAGAAGGAATTGGTTGTACCTCTTTATATTTTAGCAGACCACTCATCTATTGGATTAGAAGAATTAGATATTGAGTTCTCTTGTAGGCTTATATTTGGTGATGAAGAAAGAGAGGTTTCCAATCTTAAAAAGTCTCTACTAGGGTTATTTAAGAAAAAAGGATACGAGCACAATATCAAAGGTATTGAAGTTGACTCTGGGTTTAATCCAAATGAAACGGGGGTAGCTAAAATAAAGGTTAAGTTCAAGGCCGATGAAAAGCCCGAAGCGGTTAGTAGATTGGTTGACGAGTACATAAAATTGCTAGCTAGCTAAAAGAATAATTAACCAGATGAATGATTTTAGATTTCTGTATTGGGATAATTATGAAGCGCCAAAGAGAGACACAGCAGGAGAGAGCTCTAGCACAGCTTATTCGCCGGAAGATGATTCAACGGGATCACGGGGCGGCAAAGACAAGCTATAGGCGCGATAAAAGTTGGATGCGCTATGAGTTGGAATGATGAATATGATAATTGGTCACCCGACGCTTCTATCCACGGGCATACAATCTACCGAGAAGAAGAAGAGGAATAGTTGCTAGATCGAAAGATCGTTCGTATATTTAGGTATAAGAAAAAAGGTTATGAATGATAGTGATGCTTGTCGTTATTTGTTTAGTCTGTACATGGCACAGGCTGAAAGTCTGAATCTGGAGATTGAATTTCTAGACAAATTAAATGAAATTTTTGTGGAAGCTCCTGAGTACGAGCTGTGGGATGCCATACAGGGCGCAGCCTTTGACTGTGATATGGTCTAGGAGCAGGAACGCACCAGTGATGAAATGGTAGACATGAGGGACTTAAAATCCCTTGGGCAGGAATGCCCGTGCCGGTTCGAGTCCGGCCTGGTGTACAGAAGAAGGGTTGGAGGTAAGAAAAAAAATTCGTATCTTTAATCTATAGAACAAAGAGGTTCTTTGACTTGTTGGCGGTATAGAATGCCGAGGTGGTGGAATGGTAGACACGCTGGTCTTAGGAACCAGTGCTTTACGCGTGCGGGTTCGAGTCCCGCCCTCGGTACCATAATATGGTCCGGTAGCTCAGCTGGATAGAGCATCGCACTTCTAATGCGACGGTCTCAGGTTCGAATCCTGATCGGATCACTACGCAGTCAAGTGTTCGAGGTTTCTTTGTTCCTAGGGAAAAACAAAGTGGAGCTACAGTGGCAGGTTGCGGTTGTCCTACAACAACCGAGTTAGGGGAGTAGCGCAGGTGGTAGCGCAGCTGGTTTGGGACCAGCGGGTCGCAGGTTCGAGTCCTGTCTTCCCTACTAACTTTTAAATATCTAAACTATGTCAAAAGCAGAGAAACTTCTCTATGGGGTTATGTACGTCCTGTTTACCCTCGGGATTATTCTTGCAATTGCCCGTAATGATTACGGAACTGCAATTTGGACTATTGTGGGTGGAATGTGGATGCACACTTCATTCATGCATCGACGTGAAGTAATTGACCTTCTAAAAGAGTTGGAAAATACGAAGTAAGTTCGTATATTTATCCTATAACGATCCCAGGCGTGTACACTAATTGTTTAATTTAAATTTTCTAATATGAAGAAGATTCTTGCAATGATTGCCTTTGCTACTTTGGTAGCAGCTTGCAACAATGCTACTGAAGAAGCTGTAGTAGAGGAAGTAGTAGTTGATTCTACTGCTATCGACACCACAGTTACTGAAGAAGTAGCAGCAGAAGGCGAAGAGGCAGCAGCCGAATAATACTGAGTCTAGCCAAAAAATCCTGTTGCACTCGAACAGGTTGACTTCGGGGAAAAGATTAAAAGGGGGAGTACGTGAACCGATAGCGTCTTAGAATAAACCTCCCTGTAAGCCTCCTTAGCTCAGTTGGTAGAGCCACTGATTTGTAATCAGTAGGTCGTTGGTTCGAGTCCGACAGGAGGCTCTAACAGTACTCGCCACGCTTCTCGTCAGATCAGCGCACCCGGGCGAGTCTTTTACGAGGGTAGGTAGTTGCAAATGCTTACCCTCAACATAGTCAGGTGGCGGAATAGTAGACGCATCAAATTAGGTTACTGCGTGAAATACTTACTAATTTGATTATACAGTGCAGCAGTTTTAATAACTGAGTATTGCTGGTTCAAATCCAGCCCTGACTACATACTGGAAGGTGGGTGAGTGGTTAAAACCGGCAGACTGTAAATCTGCTCCCTTACGGGTACAGCAGTTCGAATCTGTTCCTTCCAACTACAGAAACAGAGGAAGCGTAGAACAACTAGCTGGGAGAGCAGCGACGCAAGGGTACACACTTAGTAGCTCTCTTATTGGTGTGTTAAGCATTTGTTAGATTCCTGATAAAGTTGTTCCTGTTTCTTTTACAATGGAGGTTTGGCAGAGTGGTCGATTGCGGTAGTCTTGAAAACTATTGACTGTAACAGGTCCCGGGGTTCGAATCCCTGAGCCTCCGCCATCGGGCCTGTAGCTCAGTCGGTTAGAGCGAGGGACTCATAATCCCCAGGTCCCAGGTTCGAGCCCTGGCAGGCCCACTTAGGTTTCTTAATAAAGGCTTAATACTGATCTAAACTCGGTAGCCTATCTTAAACGTAGTTATTAATAAACAATTACGTTTACATTTATGAAACACTTATTTACCCTTGTAGCTCTTTCGGCAGTTACGTTATTCGGCCAGACCTCTTTCTGGACCCCAACAAGTTATAGAGGTGCTTTTGCACCAGCTCCTACCACCCAATGGACTGACGGATGGACTAACTGGGATGCTCAAAACACAGTCTACCCGATCCACACCCAGACAGTTTCAGGAGAACTACTTAGTAGTCTAACTTGGACAAGCAGCAATGTTTACTTAGTTCAAGGTCCGGTATACTTGAAGAGCTCGCTTACTATCCAACCCGGTACAGTAATTCTTTTTGATAAGAACACTGCAGGATCGGCTCTGATTGTAACTAAGCAGGGAACATTATATGCTGAAGGTACAGCTACTCAACCAATCGTATTTACTTCTAGTGCAGTTCCTGGCCAACGAACAATCGGTGACTGGGGAGGAATTGTTATTCTAGGAGAGGCTGTTAATAACATCCCACCCAACACAGCAGCAGGATCTAATGCAGGCATCGGTAACATCGAAGGCTTACCTACTTCAGCTAATACTGAGTATGGAGGTAATAACGACCAGGATAGCTCAGGTGTTTTAAAATACGTTAGAATCGAGTTCGGCGGATATGCTTACATGCCTGACAAAGAGATTAATGGATTAACTTTCGGTTCAGTAGGAAGTAAGACAGTAGTTGATTATGTTCAAGTTTCATTTACTAATGATGACGCTTTTGAATGGTTTGGTGGTACTGTGAATTGTAAGCACTTGGTATCGTACCGCAACCTGGATGATGACATGGACTGCGATTTTGGATACCGAGGTAAAGTTCAATTTGCTTTAATTGTTAGAGATCCTTTTATTGCTGACCAGTCATCAGGCTCAACCTCAGAAGGGTTTGAATGTGATAATGACGGCGCCGGTTCTAACAACGGACCTAAGACAGCTGCCACATTCTCTAACGTAACTGCTATCGGACCACTAAGAGGTAACCTACAGGCTACAGTCGATCCTAAGTTTAGAAGAGCTTTGAGACTTCGCCGGAACAGTGAAATGAAAATCTTCAACTCAGTCTTTACAGACTTTAAAGACGGTATTCATATTGACGGAACTTCTACAGAAACAAATGCACTACAGAATAGGTTAGTATTCCAAAATAATCTGATTGCTGGCTGCAGCGGCAAATTCATCCTCAGAGGAACTAATCCTTCTTTTAATGCCGGTGCTTGGTATTTTACTTCCAATGATACTCTAGCAGCTTCTACTGGATTGTTTACCACTCCTTACAGCTACCTACAGCCTGACTATCGTCCATCAGCTACTAGCGGACTAGACACAGGAGCTAGCTTTAACGACACAAACCTAATCGGCAATACTATCTCAGTTGCAGAATTTAACTCACCAATCAGCCTATACCCTAACCCGGTTGCTGATCAGCTCTACTCTCAAGAGCAAGCTCTGATCTTTGACAACACCGGTAGAGTAGTTGGCAAGCTTGAAAAAGGCTGGAACGATTTAGGATACCTTCCTAAGGGAGTTTATACAGTTAAAAATATAAGAGTTATTAAACAATAGTAAAATTTCTGAGTAAATGTTTGGAGCCCCGAAAGGGGCTTCTTATATTTATTACTATGAAAAAGTTGTACGTTGTTTTAGCGTTGTTGATGAGCTTTGTCTCAACAGCATCGCACTTAGCGGGTGGTGATATACAATACCGCTACATTGGAGATTCTACCGGAATCGCCCGTCATTATAAAATCATTCTGAGAGTCTATAGAGATGTTACCGGTATAGCAATGCCCACTACTGAGACAGTAACAATATCCTCAGGATGTTATTCTAACACCAACGTTACTGTCAACCTAACAGCCGGAAGCGGGGTTGTATCCCCAACCCTATTTGATTGCGTAAACCCGGGACCTGGTGTGAAGACTCTGGAAGTTTACCGGTACACCGGGTATGTAGTACTGCCGGGCAACTGCGGTGACTTTGTATTCTGGTATTCAAATTGCTGCCGTCCTCCTGGAGTAACTAATATCTCAAACTCAAATGGAACTGGAACCGACGGCTTCTACTTTGATGCTCTACTCAATAACCTTAATGGACAGAACTCATCTCCGATCTTTGTATCGGAGCCTGTTCGGGCATTCTGTGTAGCTAATCCTTTCAACTGGAAGCAAAGCTCGGTCGAGTACGATGGAGACTCGGTGGCATACTCTCTGATCAATTGCCGGGAAGGAGCTTACCCAAACCAGACTAACATTCCGTTTGACTTTGGATTCAATAAGAATCAACCTGTATCCTCAACCTACTTCAATATCAATCCTCAGACCGGGCAGATCTCTTTCTATCCTACAACTCAGGAGGTTGATGCACTGTCGGTATTGATTGAAGAATACAGGTATGATTCGCTTTGGGGAGTATGGACTAAGGTAGGTTCAGCCTCAAGAGATATGATGATATCAATTGCATATAATTGCAATGCAGTAGCGATGCAAGGCGTAAAATACGACCCTACTCAATACCCGGTTGATACAATTACAGGACTAAAATATAAAGAAGTAGCATGCGGGGATACAGCCTTTGGACTTAAGTTTCACATTGCCTTAGATGGGTATTCAATTAACGATGTTGATTTTAGAATGACCCGGACACAGACCAGCCAACCTGTTGCAATCAAAAAAATCTGGTCTAATGTCGATGTCAATTACGAGACCGACTCAGTACGTATTGTAATGCTCATGCCCTTTAGTTACGCAGGAGAGTACTACCTCTACTCTAAGAAAGGAAACGATGGAAATACTTTAATGAATAAGTGCGGTATTGAGATGGACGAGTTTGATACAATCCTAATCAAGGTAGGACCTTGTCCACCTCCACCACCTCCAGACCCTATCGGTCCAGTTGACGATATTAGGAACGGAGAAGAACCTATTGTTATCCCTACGCAACCTATTCTTATCCCGAACGTAGTAACTCCGAACGGAGATAACAAAAACGATCTGTTTGTAATTAAGAACCTAAGCAATCACAGTCCTGCCAGTATAAGTATTATGAATAGATGGGGGCAGATAGTCTACACCAATCCAGATTATAAGAATGATTGGGATGGAGGAAATGTAGCAGATGGAGTTTATTTTGGAGTATTAGACACCCCAGATCAGTCTTACAGCTTTACAGTTACAGTCCTAAGATAAGTTGCTTTTTTAAATAAAAGTTACTATCTTTAGGTATGTTAGATCTATGTCCGTTTAAGCCCGTTCACTCGGTAGAGTGGTTGGAGAGTTACTTTGCTGAGAACTGCTACAAGAAGCCTTACGATCGTTTTATGTGGTGGAGAGGTTATGTAGCTAAGAAGAAGCCTTTGTTTCCTCAAGCTCATTTCAAGGAGAAGGTTATGAACGGTGACTTTGACTTTCCTCATTATAAGTACGAGGCCGAGTTAGTAGAGCATAAACTCCGTCATGCCTATATAAATAAAGTTGATATCGTTGGATTTAATGAATCTCAGAGTCTGAATATGGCTCGGTGGAAACGCCTGCTTGAAGATCATACTAAAGAAGAAGCCAAGCGGTTGGAAGGTATATATAAGGAGTGTAAAAAGAACTACGGCTTATCTCGAGAAAAAGTAGAAGAAGAGATTATGAACCTGGATGGCGATAGTGTAAAGGAGCTTTACCTAGTACTTGAAAAGAAGTACGGGTACAAGCAAGTAAGCGTTCCTAAGTTCAAATAGGTACTCTGCTACGAAGGTGCTATTTATATGTAAAACCTCTCGTAGTATGCCACTAACTCTAAGACTTGTTAAAGGTTCTGAACTAACCTACTCAGAACTTGATGGCAACTTTACATACCTGTCCAGCAGCCTTAACTCACTTATAGCAACAGGTTCCGTCTCCAGTAACGTGCTTACGTTTACTAAGGGGGATGGTAGCACATTTAACTTAACCGTCAATACAGGTTCAGGCGGTGGCGTCGGTGGTGGAACTACTCTAGTTCAAAATTTAACTTCAAACCAGACAGTAGGAGGGGTCTCCCCAGGTGACTTATTTACTGCCGGCTCCACTATTGAAGCTCTACTAAGATCAATGCTGATAACTTACATAGAGCCTACTATTAGTAGCTTACTGATTAAACTTGACGGTACTACTAGATCAACAGCCACTAGAGATGTAGGTAACTCTTTTACCTGTAACTCAGCTTCATTCCTAGCAACCGTGGATAGCCCAGATGGAAACTATCCAGTATCTGCTAGCATTACAGGTTCTGGAGCAGATTCAGGACTACTCCAGGCGTATTTTTCTAACACTCTTTCAGGAACTAACGCCTTTACATTAGGATCTGCTCTGACGATTAATAGAGCAACTACAGCGGGCAATGTTACGTTTATTGTCAATACTAAGAGTCAGACTACTGCCGATACTCAATCTACAAATACAGGCTTTGCTTTCTACTGGAGAAACTATTTAGCTGCTAGCTCTACTCCAATTACAGATAACGCCTCAGCTCAGAGTGTTATCAACTCTGATACTGTGACTAGTACCCTCACCACAACTAAAGCCTGGACTCCAACCTGTGATGCTAATAATAACGACCCTACTAAATACACTTACATAATCTACCCAGCGTCTTATGGTGATTTATCAAATGTAATTAAAGATGGGGCATTATCGGTAATAACAGCATTCGATAAAGTAGGAGACTTTACCGTGGCAAACGCTTATAGTTCCTCAACTTCATTTAGAGTATATCAATCAAAACAAAAAGGTGCATTTGGTTCAGGAGTAACATTAACAATATCTTAAGATCATGGCTATATTTTTTCCTGACATTCTAGAAAATAACAACACTAACTACCCGTTAGTTGATGCTACTTCTTTAAAAGGAACTGCATACCCTCTAGCTTCTATTAACAATACTGGAAGTATACCTTCCGATAAGAGGAATGTGGGTACGATAGTATTTGATTCTGGATCCGGTAAGTTTTACGGGTTTAAAGGAAGCAGTGTATCTAACTGGAATACTGGTTCTAACTGGATAGAGTTTGGAAGTGGAAGCGGTGGCGGCACTACTGTAAATCATTTATTTGATAGATGTATTGTTAACGGCTTTACGTACGATGGATACAACGCAGGTATTCTTAATCTCCAATTTGTTCCTACAGGCAGTACTTTAAATGGCCTGTTCGGTGAAAATCTAGCCTACAAAGTTGGAGATAAAATGATAGTCTACGTAGATGATAAAAACTATATTAAGGGTACAGTTAACCAAGTTCCAGGAGGCTTTGGAGTAGGTTCAATTAACGTATTGGTTAACGCAGTTATTGGAACTACTGCGTCTGATGACTACTGTATAACATTAGATTTAACTAGAGATTCCTACGTTTATGCTACCCAAACAGGTTCATTCCTATACAGCGGTTCTTACAACAGTACAACTTCCGCATTAACATTACATAGTAGTACCAATACCTACAACCTAGACCTATCCGGACTTGCCGGAGGTGGTGGTGGTGGTTTCGCTATCACAGCATCTAATGAAGGTACTGTGTTAACTGAGAATGCAAGAACCTTTGATTTCGTAGGTAATGCTGTTACTGCTACTAACGTAGGGTCAGCCGTAACTGTTACAATCAATACAGGATCTACATCAGCAACAGACATTACAGCTCTTAACAACTTTACAGGCTCAGCTCAAACAAGCATTACCGGATTAAATACTTTCTCAGGCTCAGCTCAAACAAGCATTACCGGATTAAATATTTTCTCAGGCTCAGCTCAAATAAGTATTAATGCATTAAATAGCTTCTCAGGCTCAGCCAACACTAGACTTGGTAGCTTAGAAGCTGCTACAGGTTCTTACGTTACAAATGCTAGGACAGGTTCATTCTACTACTCGTCTTCAATAAGCAGCAACGTCATTACTTTCAACCAAGGAGACGGAACTACAGAAAGTATTACTCTAGTATCTGTACCTAGTGCTTCGTTTGCTCCTAATTTATATAATTCAGACGGTACTTTAACAGCAGCAAGAGAAGTTAACCTTAGTACTAATGCTCTAAAATTTAATAATACTAACGCTTTCTTTACTGTTAGTGGATCTGATAGAGTAACTTTTAATAACCTCAGTGAAGCTAATTATGGGTATGTTGCAGGGTATGACTTAACCGGTATTTCAGGCACACAAGGTCTATTAGGTTACGTAACTGCTTCAAAACTTACAGTAGCTAGTGCTTCACATGCTCCTAACCTCTACAATTCAAACGGAACATTAACAGGAGATAGAGTTATCACACTCGGAGCTAATAATGAGCTTAGAATACAGCCTGGAACAGGTGCAAGTGAGTTTAGAATCTCAGACGGTCCTTCAGGTGGACCATTTATCTACGAAGTAGTTGTTAACGGAGCTGGATCGCTTAGAGTTAATAGCCCGGATAGTGCTAGCTTTGCAACTGATATATTCATAACCTTAGGAAAGGTACTTACACTTCAGCCAACTTCTGTACTTCCGATAGGAGCACCTGTAGGCTCATTTGCAGTATCCAGCAGTGTTCCTCCTAGACCTTATATGTGGGATGGAACTACTTGGTATGCTCTTTAAAAAAAAGTTTGAACGAAAAGTAAATCTTTATATATTTATATAAAATAAAAAGTCAAAACTATGTTAAAACGTTTTTGGAATTGGTTGTTAGGTAAGACTACTATTGACGAGAAGATTGTTGAGAAAGTCGAGCAAGTTCAAGAGAGAGTTGAAAGAGTAAAGGAAGAAGTAAAAGATGTAGTTGCCGCTGCAAAAGAGGTAGCTAAACAAGCTTCTGACGTTGCTGAAGCTGCTGCAGGTAAGCCACGCCGTGGTCGTAAACCAGTTGCAAAAAAAAATGCTCCTGCAGAGACTGCAGCTGTAGCTAAGCCTGCTCCTAAGAGAACTGCTACTAAAGGTCGCAAAGCTAGTAAGTAGTGAATCAGAACTTAAATGTAAGTCTGGATCAAACCCTTCCGGTAGAGTGTGAGAAGTGCGGAGGTATTTACTTCGAGCAGGCACTACACATCCGCAAGGTATCAGGGCTACTAACCGGCACAGGTCAAACATCCTACCTCCCAATCCCAGTCTTTGCATGCAAGTCATGCGGACACGTCAATACAGAGTTCTTGCCTAAAGAACTAAAAGACCTGGGGGGAGATGAAAGCAGTACAGATTAGCGTTCACTTCAACGAGCCGGTATGGATGTACGATGGAATGCAAGAATCCATCTACAACGACCACTCTGAAGAAGAAGAGTAAGCGTAAGGTATACTTTAATTAGGAAAGGGACTTCTGGTCCCTCTTCCTGTTTATATTTATAATGGAATTGTTGTAGGTAATTGTTTTTGGAATTTAAACATAACTTACGACCCTCTATGAAAAAAATCTTTGTAGTACTCGCTGCAATTTTAGGATTAACAGCTCAAGCACAGAATGGTGCTAATGAGATCCTACCAGCTCCTAACTCATCTACTCCTTACATTCTAGTAGATACTTTGTTTACTCTGGCTAATCACCCGGCCACCTACACCGATATCTACGTACACTTTGCTAACCCAACTGCAACACCAGTTAAAGCTGTCCAGTTTAGATTGTTTTACGACAATACTAAATTCTCTGGAGCTACCATGTTCTGGGGTCCAACAGCACAGTCGGTATCAGATAAGTACGGATCTTACTTCGATGTAAATGCTAGCGGGTATATCAACGTTGTAGCAACTTACACCGGTACCAATACTTCCTATGACTGGAATGATGGTGCGATGTTTAAGTTAAGACTTAATCACGGATCTAACTACAAAGGAGTTACTAACTCAATGGCCATCACAGGAGCCAGCTCCTACACCAACCTTGCAACAGTTGGTAGCGGTACCGACGTTACTCTAACCTTATTCAACTACGGAGGTGCATTCCAAATGACTCCGATGACTTTCCCAGTCAGAGCTAAGAACGCAGACGGATCACCAGCTCAAGGAGTTTGGTTCTCAGCTGCAAAGAGACTCAAGTCAACTCCTCTTGCAACTTGGCAGCCAATCTCTTCTGATTCAACTAATGCAGCAGGTCTAGTAGAGTTTACTCACCCTCTTGATACAAACTACTGGCATCTTAAGATCGCTGCTCAGACTGACTCAATGTCTGACGGTGGTGCAATCTCAATCACAGACGCCTATAAATTAGCCAACCACGTTACCGGCCAAGATACTTTAGCAGGTATAGAGTGGTACGAAGGTGATATCAACCAATCACAGACAGTAACTATCTCTGACGGCTTTGCCGTATTCAATAGATTAGCTCTTCAGTCAACTACCTGGAGTGGATTATTTACAGGAGTAAACAACGTTGCAACATTATGGCCTGGTGAGTACGATCCTGCAACTCTAGCTACCGGAGCTCCTAACTGGGCTACTACTCCTAGAAGATACGCAATCGATACTATTGTTAATAGTCTAGACTCAATCAATCCTTACATCTACGTAGTTGGTGACGCTACAACAACCGGCTACAACAATCCAGCAACAATCCTTGCTAAGATCAACCCAGCCGGAGGCGGTATCACAGAATACGTTCTAGACCCAGCAGTCTATATGTCAAACAAGCCTGACACAGTTCAGTTTAGATTCCCTAAGCTAGTACTTACTGCAGACAACTTCGTTGACGTTCCAGTTACTATGTACACATTCGGTAACAAGATTGGAGCAGCTCAGATGGGCTTTGAATACGACACCAACATCTTTGAGTTCATCTCAATCGAAGCAGGACCAGTAGCAGCTAAATGGACCAGTCTTATTAGTGTAGAGAAAGGCAGAGTGTTCTGGGCCGGTCACGAAGATAAGATGAACCCTGCAGTGCTAGAAGCAATGAGCAATGCATTTACATTCCGCTTTAGAGTTAAATCAATCCTAGGATGGACTTCAGCTCCTCTAAGAATCTTCGACAAAGCAGCTGGTAACGAAAAAGCAGATGACCTATCAGTTAAGCCTTCTCTTAACGATGGTTCGATCATCAACGGAAGAGCTACTCTAGATCCTATTACAACGGAGAAGATCTACGGCTTCCACGTATACCCTAACCCAGTATCGGATATGACCGGTGGATGGGCTATAGCAGAATTCTACACAGAAGATAAGCAGCCTCTAACTATGGTGATTGCAAACATGCAAGGTCAAATCCTAAAGGCTGAAAAAATTAATCAAACAGATCTAGGCTTCCAATACAAAGGAATCTACCTGGGTGATTTACCAAAAGGTACTTACTTCGTAAGACTGGTTATGAACGACAGAGATAAAGTTTACAAATTAATTAAATTCTAAAAGTCATGAGTGAAGAACAAGAAGGCGGAATGTCTAGCGTAAAGAAGACAGTCCTAGGAGTATTAGGTACAGCTGTAACAGGTATTGGTATCTGGGCTACTACTCACATTAATAGCTTGTTAGGTATTGAGGATGAAGAGGAGACTAAAACTGAGCAGGTAGCTCCTGCCCCGGCTCCAGTTATCGTTAACCTTGAGAACAACAATACCCAGCAGCAGAACAACTCCGGTGGTGGTACTACTATCATCAAAGAGACTGTTCGTGAAGTACCAGCTCAAGCAGCAGCACCAGCTCCAGCAGCTCCAGCTGAAGAGAAGAAAGAAACTCCAGCCGAAAGAATGGCTCGCCTTAAAAAGCAGAGAGAAGACCAGAACGCCGGTAAGTAATGAGAACTAGAAGAGACGAGATTATGGAAAAGATTTTCGCTCCTATAGGGGTACTTCTGGTTGTAGGTGGAATGTTAGTTGTAGGTACGTTAGCGACCTCATGTAAATCTTCTGTAGGTGTACAACAGTATACAGCCGAGTTTGAGAAAGCAGAAGCTCTAAATACTCTTCCAGCCTTTACCGGTCAGAAGCAGGTAGTGCAGCTATCTAAGCTTAATGTCAATAAAGAGCTTTGGGATATGTTCCCTGAGTTAAGAGACAAGAGAGTGGGTATGGGTGTATCGAATAGAATCATTGAGAACTTCGAACAGACCGGTCGCTTTACTTACGCTGAAGAGAAAGAAGCAATTCAGAATCAGATGCTTGATGCTTGGGAGACTGAACTAAACGGACTTTCAAATGGCAAGACTCAACTTACAATGGAAGGCATTGCCGTTCCTAAGTATGTTGTGTATGCTGAGATCTATGACTTCTCTGTATCATATGCTGAGACTTACGATAAAGGTAAAACAAATAAGACCAATACTACTATCATCGGCATTCAGATCCGAATGGTAAATGTGGATAACGGACAGTATATTGTGGCTTCAGGTCAAGGAACTTCAACCCAAGTTGGTGAGGGCTTCTTTAAGAATCCTCAGATGGGGTTTGATGGTTCAACAGTTGGCGTTGCTACACAACGTGCGTTAGAGGTTGCGACTGTAAACCTCGTCAAGCGCATGGAGCAGTATGGATGGTAAATGGAAAATAGCGTTAATATTTCTAATTGCATGGTTCAAAGGGTATAGTCAGTATATCTATACCTACACCGATCCTTGCACAGGAATACTTAACTCTGTTACCATTACCCAGCCATCAGGCTCTGTAACGCTCTTTTATGCCGGACAATACAATACTTTTACAGCAGCCCAGCTACAGGCCGGAGCCTTCGAGCTTTGGGTACAAAGTGTTAATGCAAGTGTGCCTGCAGGAAGTAACCCCTGCGCTGGAGGCGGGGGTACTATCACAACAGGATCAAATGCAGCTATTGGCACTAATACGGTCAATAACGTATCAGGCATAGTTAGTATCGCCGCCAGTCTAGGCGGGAACATAGGATCATCCGCTATTCCGGGCGGAGGTGTAGCAGGTGGTGGAACTTCAAATACAAATAATAATGACAATGGTTCGAATTCTTCTGGTAGCAGCTCTAGTAGTTCTGGGAATGGCGGTAGTAGTTCTGGGTCTAGCTCCGGTAGCTCCGGAACAGGCTCTACAGGCAGTGGAGGGAGCACTGGTGGGAGTGGCGGTAGCGGTAGTACTGGTGGCGGTGGCTCTGGCTCGGGTTCTGGCGGAGGTTCCGGAGGAGGTTCAGGAACTGGAGGCTCTGGTTCTTCAGGCGGCTCAGGCTCAGGCGGTTCGGGATCGGGTGGTTCGGGATCAGGTCAACCTTCCTCCGGTCAGGGTGAAGGCGGAGGAGGATCTATTCCATCTTCAGGAGGAGGAGGCTCGACTGAGGGCGGTGGTACGGAATCAGGAGCAGTCGGTGGGCAAGAAAACACAACCTCAGCATCAGGTGGGGAGTCTGAAAGCTCGTCAAATGGCAATGGTGGTGGTAAAAGCGGCGGCGGAGGTCAAAAGCAAAAAAGCAGGCAAGAGAAAGTAGGTAGAGGAGCTCTCATAGGCTCCGGTGACTTTGTCGCCATCAGAAACTCCGGCAACATCAGGGACACGGGTCAGGATAATTTTAGGTTCAACTCCTCCATCACCCATGTCAATACCAAGCAAAACTTTATCAAAGGAGTTAATCTGAATTACACTACCGGTGAGAATGTTCTGAATACTACTCTATATGGTTCTTATAAAGCTAAAGGGTTTATGGGGGTATTCTCCAATTCGGTGATGACTAACTTTAAGACCGATTGGTTTAATACAACCACAGCTCTAGCAGCTCAAAAAGCAGGACCTGCTACAATGATGTTGGGTACTAATTTTACTGCCGGGCAGCTGGGGAAGAGCTGGTTCCGGAACTGGTCCATAGTCGGAGGAGGATTTACAAACTTTAAAGGAGGAAAATCAATAGGTGGAAACGTAATGCTGTTGGGCGTATATTCACCTTATATCTTCTACTACCAAGGTCAGTGGTACAGTTCAGGAATGCTACTAGTACCTCTAGCTAACATAGATTTTAAATTAACTGATAAGTTCAAATGGAGTATTTCATTCTCAGGAGCTTATCAATGGAATGCAGAAATACTTAATTACCAGATATCAACAGGAACAAAAATACTGTTATGAAAAAATTTTTACTACTCATCTTAATACCTTTCAATGTCTTTGCCCAGACTACCCAAGAGGGCTCTGAATCAGTCTCGGAGTGGACTTCAATTCAGTACGTTGATCTTGATAACGACATCATTAGTAGTTCAAGCCTATCCTTCGGGTTCCTAGGTCAGTTTAGTATCTTCAGCTATAATCTCGCCTACCAGCTTAAGAATAAGAATCACACCAACGGGTTCTTCCTTTCAAGGACTCCTTCATTTAATTTTACTAAGTTCGGCTACAACTACATCAGAGAGAAAGAATTCCCTAACGGCCTGCTTAGAACCAACACATACAGCCTCACGATAGGAGGGAGTGATGTAGGAGTGAATACAATTTCAGTTACTCCTTTCCTTAATCAGACTTACCAGAAGAGTAGCTACAAGCTAGGGTACACTTTGTTTGTGAAGGATAATAGCTGGGACGGGTTTCAATTCCTTGATACTTACATCCCGGCAGGCTTCCAGACTAAGTTCAGTGTCATGCTCTTAGGAATGAAAGAGTTTCAAGCAGGAAGATGGGTGGCAAGACCTGAGATCTTTATGTTGTCATCTCTTAGAACCCACTTTAAACATTTAGAGGACTCGGAAGATTATTTAGATATCTGGTTTTGGAATAGAACTAACTTGACTACTTACTTCGGTACTACTATTCAATACAATGTTACTGATGTATTTGCATTTGCTACGAAGTTTAGAACTAGTTATACTTATGATATATCTGATATAGAGAATGGATACAGCAAAACCACGCCTTATATCGTTTCAATAGGCGCTAATTATGACTTCTAAGGTTCTTATCACTTCAGCTTTTGTATTCCTGGTACAGTTACTAGGTCTCTCTCAGACCTTTACTCACTCGGGTGCTATAAGGACCGAAGGCAATATAGGAGTTCCAGGAGTAACAGTCAACCTTTATAAAAGAGTCACCCCAGTCATTACAGGTTTTACAAATCAGCAGAACTACAACGGTCATTCCTACTACAGGTCAACAGGTTCAGCATTTTGGTCAGCAGCCAAAGCTGCCTGTGACAACATGGGTGGACATCTAGTAACAGTCACCACGCAGGCTGAAAATAACTTTATATTTGGGTTATGGCCATCGGGTTGGATAGGATTAACCGATGAAGTAAATGAAGGAGTATGGAGATGGGTTACCGGTGAAGCTTACTCTTACACTTCTTGGAACCCTGGAGAGCCAAACAACGCAGGTAATGAAGACTACGTTCAGTTTGTCGGTAATGGAAAATGGAATGACCTACCTAACAATGTAAACTTGCCCTATGTTTTAGAGTTTGAATACATAGTTACTACTACTGCCTGGACTATTCAAGCCACATCAGTCACTAATTTAAATGGGCAGTATTCTTTCTCCCAACCCACCAATCCTTCCGTTGAGTGGTATATCGAAGTAGTAGTTCCTACTGTAACTTCTAATCTTACTTCTGCAGATTTTGAAGGAGTGGGTGATGTTGTAACTCAGAAAGTTACCTTAAGACCCTTCCACTATCACAAGTACGATTTAAACCTTGAAGGAAAGATTACTACTGCCGATATTTGCATTATAGCTGATAGAATTAACGGAGCACCTTTTACTAAAAGCACATTGCTTTTTACAAATGCTCAATGGACTAGCCTTAATAGCGGTTCTTCAAACCTAATGGGTTCAATACCTGGCTTGCAATCTAACTTTACCTTTACTCCTACTTCAGGAGGTATAAGCAACTTCTATTTATTATCGCCTGGATACTCTAACCAAGCCACGTTACAATACTAAGTCAATATCATGATCAATCCAATCCTTACTATGTGCTTTTACGTCGCTACGGTGACTTCAAATGCCAACCTTGCCGGTATCGACAATCAAAAATTTACTTTCGGACTAAGACAAATCACCGAGGACGTTCTCAATGAAAGAGGAAATCCTTTATGCCCGGAAAGCGATCTTAATGCAAGTCCGATCTACGTTACAGTAACTGAAATTAAAGCTCCTACTCAAGGAATTAGAATCGGACCTTTTGAATTCAAACAAAAGAAAACAATCGTTGAGGTAGATATTGCAATCGGTTCATCAGTCTATCACGGAGTAGGAAAAGCTAATACAAACGTTGCTGCTACATTAATGCAGCTGCAAGATGAAAATCTTCCTTTCGAAAGAACAGAATTTTCAGTAGCTGTTAAAAAAGCTATTGTGGATGCCCTAGACTAGGTCTATTTATACCAAAGGGTTGCCGTCAATTGTTTTCTTAATCAGTTCTATAAGTTAAACTTTTTAAATAACAATTTATGGCATTTTGGGACATTTTTAAAGATAAAAATGACTTCAACGAGAAAACAATCGTTGGCTTTTTATCATTCTCGGTGATGGCTATCTTCGCTGGAGCTGACATCGTTACAGGTATTTTAGGTAACCAACTGGTAATCAGTGATACTATCTTCAATTCATTTGTAATGATCACTCTAGGTGCATTTGGTATCGCCGAAGCAGGAAAGATCTTCGGAGGAAAGAAAGAAGAAAATAACGATTAAAAATTAAACTATGAGCTTAAAAAGTTTACAAGAGAAGATGGGCATAGCCGCTGATGGCGCTTTTGGTCCCGGAACAATGAAGAAGGCAATGGAGTTTTATAAGTTGACTCCAGTTAGAGCTGCACACTTCTTCGCTCAAACAGCCCACGAAACAGGAGGCTTTAAAGCATTTTCAGAGAACCTAAACTACTCCGCCCAAGGCCTGCAAGGTATCTTCGGCAAGTACTTCCCCGGTAACCTCGAAGAGTCTTACGCCCGCCAGCCTGAAAAGATTGCAAACCGAGTCTACGCCGACAGGATGGGCAACGGAGCCGAAGCATCAGGGGATGGATACAAGTTCAGAGGCAGAGGAGCTCTTCAGTTGACTGGTAAAGCCAACTACGAAGCATTTGCAAAGTACTTAGGCAATGACGAGGTCTTGACTAACCCTGATACGGTTGCTACTAAATACGCTTTTGAATCAGCTATGTTTTTCTTTGAAAGAAATAAGCTATGGACTATCTGTGATAAGGGCATCAACGATGCAGCTATCCTGGAACTGACCAAGCGCATCAACGGCGGTACTCACGGACTTGAAGACAGAAATGCCAAGACTAAGAAGTACTACGAATACGTGAAGTAATGAAACCAACAGCCATATTTTTGTCTATCGCCACCACACTTTCATTCGGATGCTCTTATTTTCTAGAGCTGACAATGGGTAACTTTGAGCAGTACCTTGCTCTAATTGCTGTGGTGTTTGTAGATGGATTTTTTGGCATCATTGCTGGAATCAAGAGAGAAGGTTTTAAGACCTTTAAAGCTGTTAGAGTACTACAAAGAACAATAGTATGGGTAATGTTCCTAACTGTTATCCTGATGGTCGAAAGAGGCTTTGCAGGAACTAGTTGGTTATCTGAAACCATTATCGTACCTTTCATTCTACTTCAGCTTATAAGTGCTCTTAAGAACGCTTCGATGTCTGGCTTTATCCATATAGGGGACTTAAATAAGATCTTAGATCGAATAGATCCTCACAAAGGAGAAAGAAAAGAATAAAAAGTTTAAAGAGCCCTTGCTTCGCAGGGGCTTTTTTCGTATATTAAGGTTATGAGCGAAGATAAAAATATATACGAAAGAGGCGCAGTCGAGATCCTCAAGGAAGAATACCCGACTATCTACTACGGCTACATTCAGATTCAAGCAGAGCAGTTAGAGCTCTTTGCAAAGAAGCATTTAGATTACGGAATGCATAACATCACTGCAGGTACTCAACTTGCTAACGAAGATGAGATTGGCTTTGCATTGACCGGACTCTGGTACCGAATCTCAGATAAGGTTAACCGCTGGAAGAATCTGCTGATTAATCGACGTAGTGTACAGAATGAATCCTTAATGGATACTTATCAAGACCTGGCTAACTACGGCATCATTGCTCAGTTAGTGGCTCGAGGTATGTGGAAGAAGTAAAATGGCTAAGAAGAAACTCCCTAAGGAGGTAAGCCTGGTTCGTGAATACAAAGTAGAGAAGTACGACACAAAGGAGAACAAAAACATCTCCTACAGTCAATACTCAATCTACAGTACTTGTCCACATCAGTGGTATCTTTCGTATCCGAAAAAGCTAGCACCTTATACTCCTAGCATTCATACAGTCTTTGGAACTGCTCTACACGAGACAGCTCAGAACTGGTTGGATGTACTTTACAACCAATCGGTAAAGGCTGCTACTGAAATCGATCTATCAGAGTATCTGATTGACCGAATGAAGAAGACTTACAAGAAAGAAAGATTTAATAACGGACACAAAGACTTTACAACTCCTCAGGAGCTTCAAGAGTTTCACAACGACGGAGTAGCCATAATGGACTACCTAAAAAAGAAACGTTCGATATACTTTAGCACAAAAGGAACTTACCTGGTAGGAGTAGAGGTGCCGCTGGTACAGCAGCTTAAGACTGGATTGTACTTCAAAGCCTATCTTGATCTGGTCTTCTACAATGAAGTTACAGGAAAGTATTTGATCTTAGATATCAAGACTTCGACTAAGGGTTGGAGTGATTACGAAAAGAAAAGCGATACTAAGATCTCTCAGGTACTATTCTACAAAGAGTTCTTTGCCAAGCAATTCAATACCGATGTAGAGAACATCGATGTAGAATTCTTTATCGTACGTAGAAAGATTTACGAAGGAGGAGAGTTTGTACCCAAAAGAGTACAGCAATTCAGACCTGCTTCAGGAAAGATTAAGCGAGGTCAGGCGATGTCCGGCTTAAATAGATTTGTAGAAGAAGCATTTTCGGATACAGGAGAATATCTTGAGAAAGACTATAATAAGAATGCATCTAAAAACAACTGTAGATTCTGTCCGTTTAACAAAAGCCCTCTCTGTAGCGCAGCTATTTTATAATTCCAAGCTATTTATATATGTATATAAACATATAAAGGCTATGGACAACAAAAAGCTGACAAGCGTTAGAGTAGAACAGCAGTTATTCGACGAGTTTAAAGTTCAATGCGTACGCTATAAATTTTCTTTTCAAAAGTTGGCAGATAGAGCTATTTTTTTCTATCTTACAGACGATACGTTTAGAGACAAGGTACATAATCAGAACGATATAAACTTAAAATAATGCAAGACAAATTTCGTTATGTTGAGCAGAAAGATCGAAAAAAGATTCTTCTGCTGTGTGATGATATAAGACTCCATTCCGGAGTCGCTACTATGGCAAGAGAGATTGTAGTAGGCACATCACATCACTTCAATTGGGTAAACTTAGGAGGTGCTATGAAGCATCCCGATGAAAAGAAAGCCTTTGATCTCTCAGAAGATGTTAACAAGCAGACCGGTATAACAGATGCTTCAGTGAAGCTATATGCAACATCAGGCTACGGCACTATTGAGGTTATAAGAGAGCTTCTAAGAGTTGAAAAGCCTGACGCTATCATGCTCTTTACCGATCCTAGATACTGGGCTTGGTTGTTTGATATCGAAAGAGAGCTTAGAACAACAATGCCTCTCCTGTACTTAAACATTTGGGACGATTACCCTACCCCTCTTTACAATAAAGCTTATTACGAGTGCTGTGATCTTCTTATGTCTATTTCAAAACAGACTAAGAATATTAACGAGCTTGTGCTAGAAGATGCTGCTAAAGGTAAGGTACTTACTTATGTACCTCACGGTATTAACGAAGAGCACTTCTTCCCTATTACACCTGAGTCTAAGAATTACGACAAGTACCAGGAGTTCAAAAAGAGCATCTTTGAAGGAAAAGATATTGAGTTTGTAGCGTTCTGGAACTCTAGAAACATCCGACGTAAATCACCGGGTGATGTTATTCTAGCCTATAGACAGTTCTGTGATCAAGTAGGTCCAGAGAAAGCAAAGAAATGTGCTCTAATTATGCACACCCAGCCTGTAGATGAAAACGGAACAGATCTTTACGCAGTTAGAGAAGCTATTTGCGATCCGAGCTACGTTAATGTATTCTTCTCTCAGGACAGATTAGGTCACGAGCAGATGAACTGGCTGTACAACCTCGCAGATGTTACTATGCTCATCTCTTCTAATGAAGGATGGGGCTTAAGCTTGACTGAATCTATGATGGCAGGTACTATGATCATTGGTAACGTTACCGGTGGTATGCAAGACCAGATGAGATTTGTAGATGATAAAGGTCAGTGGTATACTCCTTCGCTTGAAATACCTTCCAACCACATGGGTACTTATCTAGAGCATGGAGAGTGGGCTATGCCTGTCTACCCTTCCAACATCTCACTAGTAGGTTCGGTACCTACTCCGTACATCCACGATGACAGATGCGACTTCAGAGATGTAGCTGATGTCCTTGAAAGAATCTACATATTGTCTCCCGAAGAAAGAAAGCAGAAAGGACTTGCCGGACGTGAATGGGTAACATCAGACGAAGCAATGATGTCTGCTAAGAATATGTCCAAGAATGTGATTCTATCTATCGATCAAACATTTGAAAACTTTACACCTCGTAGCCGATACGATGTGATTAAGGTTGAAGATCTTCCTACTAAATATGTAAAACACCCAATGGTATATGAGTAAGCCAACAGTTTTAGTTAGTTGTCCAATTGATACGTACTCTGGATACGGAGGCCGTTCTAGAGATTTTGTTAAAGCCTTAATTAGTACAGGTAAATATAATGTCTATATTCTATCTCAACGCTGGGGGAATACTCGGTTTGGATATCTAAAAGACCATTCAGAGCATGATCTAGCTTCAAAGATTGTACCAAACGTTACAGGTCAACCTGATATCTGGATTCAAATTACAGTACCTAATGAGTTCCAACCTATTGGAAAGTATAACATAGGAGTTACAGCCGGTATCGAAACTACAATCTGTGATCCAAGTTGGATTGAAGGCTGTAATAGAATGAACCTCACACTAGTATCCTCTCAGCATGCTAAAGAAACTTTTGAGAGAAGTAAGTTTGAAGTGCAAGATAAGGGTAAGACTACAGGTACAATTGAACTGCAGAAGCCTATTGAAGTATTATTTGAAGGATTGGATATTGAAAAATATAAACCTGTTACTAGTAGTACTTTTAACCTCTCTGCAGTAGAAGAATCTTTTGCTTACCTCTTTGTAGGACATTGGCTGCAAGGAGACTTTGGACAGGATAGAAAAAATGTAGGATACCTTGTAAAAGCTTTCTTAGAAAGTTTTAAGAATAAGAAAGACGCTCCTGCTTTAATCTTAAAGACTCAATCTGCTAACGCTTCTATCTTGGATAGAAACCAAGTACTAAAAAAGATTGACGATATTAGAAAGAGTATTAAAGGTACTTTACCTAACATCTACCTACTTCACGGAGAGATGTCTGATGAAGAAGTTAATATGTTATACAATCATCCTAAAGTCAAAGCAATGGTTAGCTTTACTAAAGGAGAAGGATTTGGCAGACCTCTTCTAGAATTCTCAGCTGTGAATAAACCTATCATAGCTTCAGGATGGTCAGGGCATATCGACTTCTTAGATAAGGAATTTACTTACCTTGTTGCCGGTACTCTGACTAACGTACATAAGAGTGCTGCAATAGATAAAATGCTATTAAAAGAAGCTCAATGGTTTACACCAGACGATGCACAGACAGGAACTGCTTTGCGTATGGTATTTGACAACTATAAGAAGTATGCAGAGCTAGCTAAGAGACAGGGATATAAGTCTCGTACAAACTTTAGCTGGGAGAAGATGGCAGAGCAATTAGATCAAATTCTCTCAAGTAATCTTCCTGAGTTCCCTAAGCAAGTTGAACTTAAACTACCAACATTACAGCTACCTAAACTACAGAAAATAAATGGATAAGTTAACCGATTGTAAAAGATGCGGCTCTAATGCCTGCTACGAACAGCACATCAACGAACAGCTAACAACCTGGTTATGTATGGGATGTGGCTTTACAACCTCTACTGTTATGACAGAAGGAAGCCAGCCAGTCACTCAAGCCTTAGAATCCTCTCCAGAACTCTACAAAGACCTTCTTCATAAAGATCAAGACGATCATATATGGATGCCTGCTACGGTAACACTGCCTGGTAAAGGAATGGTGTTTATCGACGGCAGTACTAAAGAGAATTGGAGATGGGCAGCCGTTAAAGCTGTTGAGATTCTTAAAGAAGAACAGCACAAGTACCCTGAAGGGCAGACTCATAAAATGGATATGAAAGGAGCTCAAAACTTCGAACAGAGAGACTTTATGGACGCATTACAAGTAATTGGCTTTTACGAAATGTAATGAAAATTAGTTACGCAGTAACGGTTTGTAATGAGCTTGTAGAGATACAACGACTGCTTCCTTTCCTAATTCAGAACAAGAGGCAGGAGGATGAGATCATTATCTTTTACGATTCCAATAATGGAACTAAGGCAGTAGATGAGTATCTAAGAAGTCTATCTACGAATACATTTGCTCCATTTCGGTACATTAGTTACCACTTCGACGGGCACTTTGCTAACATGAAGAATGCTTTGACTGAAGCTTGCTTGGGAGATTATATCTTTCAGATTGATGCTGATGAGATGCCTAGCAGTTTTCTAATGCAGCATCTCCCTGCTCTACTTGAAATGAATCAGGTAGATGTTATACTAGTACCTCGAATCAACACAGTAGAAGGACTAACCCTAGAGCATGTACAGAAGTGGAACTGGGCTATTAACGAAAAAGACTGGGTAAACTTTCCAGACTATCAATGGAGGATCTATAAAAGATCTTCAGATATTAAATGGGTAAGCAAGGTACATGAATACCTAGAAGGATTTAAAACCGCTTCCCCGCTTCCCCCTCAGGAAGAATGGTGCTTGTTCCATCCTAAAACAATCCAGCGTCAAGAAAAACAAAACGCTTACTACGATACTTTATGATAAAGATTCGGTTAGTACAACCTGACCTACACCGCAATGAGATTGCTTTCCGTCCATATTGGAGAGCTAAAGACTTATTCAAAGAGGTAGGTATAGAGTTTACAACCGAGGATAGTTCATACGATTTTGCTTTTATTGCTCAAGCAAGCTTCATAGATAAGCAAGCAAGCTTAGCCGAATCGGTTGAGAAAGGTATTGAGTTTGTATCAAAGTTTGGTAAGGATGTTCTACTGCTTGATGGACAAGATTCACATTCCCTAATAGGAACAGTTGAAGTACTCCAAGCAACCGAGGTAAAAGTTTTATTTAAGAATACTTTACTCAAAGATCTCTCGCTATACGAACAGGGCTGGGTTAATGGAAGAACATACTGGGGTGCTGGAGATTACAAAGTACCTTTTATTAATCAAGTTAAGGACAGGATTAAGCTAAGCGGTACAAACTGGCTCTCTACAATCACCCCAACCTGGTATAATTACTCTTCAGACAAGCCTTACGATGTGTCGTGTATGTTTAGCTGGGGGGATAATTTAAATTATGAGTATACAAATTTAACTTCTCCTTACTACGACACCCACCGCAAAGAGTTACTAGAGAAGTTAGAAGGTACTTCTTATAAGGTTGCAAGGAGAGAAAAAGGAGTAAAAATTCCTCAAGAGCAATTCTACCAGAATATGTACAACTCTAAGATTGTAACAGCTCCTATCGGATATGGAGAGATGGCAGTACGGGATATTGAAGCAGCAAGCTTTGGAAGTATTCTTCTTAAACCTGATATGTCTCATCTAGATTCTTATCCGTTTATCTACCAGGATAATGAAACCTATATTGCCTGTAAGTACGATTGGTCGGATGTAGAAGAAAAGATCGAACACATCTTCAGGAACTATAAAGAACTTCAACCCTACTTAGTAGAGAATATGCGAAGAGCTTACACTACTCAGTACTCTAATCAGAGCTTAGTAGAATATTTTTACAAACAGTTATCAACAGTAGAGGGGATAGGGTATGAGAATAACTAATATAGATACGCTGAGTGCGTACTTGGATAGGTTGATCACTGAAAATATTAAGCTATACTTCTTTGAGAAAGATAACCTAGATGAAAAAGCTAGCCACCAGAAGCTTTTAATTAAAGAAGTAAAAGGAAAAATAACCGAACTACTAGTTGACTCTCTAGAAAATAGGTCTTATATTTATTTAGAAGAGCATCGTACCTTTGACGAAAATTCTATTGTTGAACAGCTAGAGGAGCTTATCCGAAACGATATCAACATAGGAGAAGCCGATCGAGCTAGATTAGAAGAGACTAAAAAAAGCAAACCTAATCTTGAAAGAATGGTTGTTAACGAAAAAAGGCTTCGCAAAGCTAACGAAGGTAGAGCAGCCAACAAAAACAATATCGATAAAATATTTAAACGCATAGCTGAAAAATGAACAAGACTGTTTTAATTACAGGTGTAGCTGGCCTACTAGGATCTAGACTAGCAGATTGGATTATAAAAAATAAACCCGGCTACAGGGTAGTAGGTATTGACGATCTTAGCGGCGGATATAAAGAAAACGTTAACCCAGAAGTTGAGTTCTGGCAGATGGATTTAGTCAATCATCCTATCGAAAATTGCTTTGAAGTTCATAAACCAGACTACGTTTTTCACTTTGCAGCCTATGCCGCAGAAGGTCTCTCTCCTTTTATTCGGACTTACAATTACAAGAACAATCTCGTAGCTACAGCTCGGATCGTTAATGAATGTATCAAGCACGATGTAGAGCGACTAGTATTCACTTCCACCATGGCAGTTTACGGCTTTGGGGAAGGAGGAATCTTCCACGAAGATATGAGACGAGCTCCTATCGATCCTTACGGAGTAGCTAAAGCAGCTTGTGAGCATGATATTGAAATTGCAAACGAACAGCACGGACTTGACTACTGTATTATCAGACCTCATAACGTCTACGGTGCTAACCAAAACATCTGGGATAAGTACCGCAACGTTCTTGGAATCTGGATGTACTATCATATGGAAGGTCAGCCGGTAACTATTTTTGGAGACGGTACTCAAAAGAGAGCATTTAGTTACATCGATGATTCTTTAGAGCCTCTATGGAATGCTGCAGTACGCCCTGAAGCTTCCAAGCAGATTATTAACCTAGGAGGTATTCAAGAGTATTCTATCAACGAAGCAGCTGATATTCTAACTGAAGTTGTTGGAGGTGCTGAAAGAGTTTATTTAGAGAAACGCCACGAGGTACATTACGCTATCCCAACCTACGACAAGTCTATCGAGCTACTAGGATTCCAGCACAAAACAGATCTTAAAGAAGGTTTGACTAAGATGTGGGAATGGGCTCAGCACCAACCTAAACGAGAGAGATTTGTTTGGGAGAATTACGAAATAGAAAAAGGAATTTATTCGTTCTGGAAAAAATAAACATGAAGCGGATTGTTATAATTCCTTGCTTTGGTGAAGGGCACTTTACTGCCTTACAGATTGAAAATCTTGTAAACACTATAAAGCCTACTCACATTATTTACAATGAAGGACTATTCCCAAAAGGACCTGAAAATAAAGGAGGAGTAGATGAAAGCTTTCGTAAAGAGTTCTGTTTCGAGGATACTAACCTAGCCTGGGATACGCAAGTAGTACAAGCAGCTGTAAAAGAAGCTCAAATAAAGTACCCCGAGATACAAATTACCTGGAATGCAGTAGACTACTCAGCCATAGATGCTAACGACTGCTACGTACATTCAGTTAGTAACTTTGAAGAATTAGGTGTAGTTGTACAAGAAGGAGATTTGATATTTCCTCTCGAAGGAGATGTATTCTTTCACAAAAATGATACCGACTTACTAGAAGAACTTATCTCCAATTTAAATCCTGATGAAGGTCTTCAAGCTCCGTACTTAGACTTTATGGAGAATCAATACTACATAGAGGCAGAAAGTTTAGATCCTTCCCGCATTCATAAAAGAAGAATTGTTATTAAGTTTGGAACCTGGGAATACTACAGAGAGGTTGTAAAGAACTTCACAAGTCAGAAATACCCTCAACTAACAATCTTTCCAAGATACGTATTTCACTATGCCTGGTGGAGACCCGGTAAGTATAAAGATCTTAGATTTAGACAACTCATACGCCCAGAAGCTTACAGAAATGCTTTTAAGTCTGCATTAGAGCAGGCTAAGCATAACAACCAGGACAATATTATTATCAGGCCGGATAGATTAGAAGCTGATCCTCTACGTTATATAACTCGAATTAATATAGATCACCCGTTGGAGATCTATACTCATCCTAACTATATTAAAGCATTATGACACTAGCAGTTATTTACAACCACAATCTTCCTGATCTAACCGATCAGCTTTTTGAATCTCTAGAAGCACATAGAGATGATTCTTATGACCTAATCATTATAGATAACGGTTCTACACCGGAAGGTAAAAGCAAATACACTACTCACGAGACAGGACAGAATGTTTACTTTGGGGGAGCTTTAAACCTTGCTATGCAATTGTTTTTAGAGAACAAAGAATACGACAGTCTGCTTTCTCTCAATAACGATTTAATTCTACATGGAGGTAACTTTGTTAAATCTCTTCGCAAAGCTATGTTCGAAAAAGATTACAAAATTGTTTCTCCTTGTGTACTACAGCCTCAAAAGAACCAGTGCAAATGGAAGTATGTTCATTGCTGGTCTGCTACCGAAGTACGTGATGTTAAGTGGGTAGACTTTCAAGCACCTTTAATGCATAGAGACTTAGTTGAGAAGATTAGTCAGTTTTCTAATCAGCTGATCTACGGCTGGGGACAGGATGTATACTCAGGTATTGTTTGTGAACAGAACAACTGGAAAGTAGGAGTTGTTGACTGGTGTCCAGTCATACATTACTCTGCTCAGACCTACAAGCAGGAAAAGAGTGACTTATCTCTTAATGAATATTGCCGTAATGCTGAAGGAAATATGTTCAAGTTCTTTGAAGATAACGATTTAGTTCGTATATTCAATGAATACAGAACTCTCTCTGCAAACTACACATATGCGTAACGTTGTTTTTATCACAAACCTTAACACTAATTACGACACTGTTAACTATTCTCAGTTCTGCTTAGCTACCTGGCAGCACTGGTGTAAGCGACACGATGTAGAACTTATCGTATTAGATCAACCTCTAGTAGATCCTACTGAGATGAAAGCTACCTGGCAGAGGTGGTACGTCTTAGACATACTAGAGACAAATAATATTGAATACGATCAAGTAGCATTAGTGGATATTGATACGATGATACACTGGGATGCTCCTAATTTCTTTAATGAAACTAAGCACAACCTAGCAGCCTGTGTCGATAACGATAATGTAGGTTGGGTATGGCAGAGCTTGGAAGGCTACCAACACTTATTTCCAGAAGTAAAGCTGGATTGGGTCAACTATTACAACTGCGGATTTGTTGTAATAAACAAACAGCATAAAGAATTGTGCACTGCTATTACAGATTTCTGGCATAATAACGCAGAAACGTTAACAAACCTGCAGACAACTTTGCGCAAAGGTACAGATCAAACACCTGTTAACTACCTTACACGGCAGTTAGACTACGATGTAACTCTACTTAATAAGAGATGGAATCTCACTCACTTAAATCGCAAAGAACTTCTTAACGATTTTATGTTTGTAGATTGCGGTTACGTATGGCATTTTAACGGCTTTGATAAAGAGCACCGTGTTCATTTTATGAGTCAGACCTGGAGCAAATACAGAGATCAATATGAAAACTAAATTTGCAATTGGCTGTCTAGTACAATGGTACGAAATTGAAATGCTTCCAGAGTATATTGATACTCTTTTAGCAGCTGTTGACATATACGATAAAGACCAAGTACTTATCGATATTAAGCTCACCACTAACCAAGAACTAGAACAATTAGATAATCCAGACAGGTTAGCTTATATTCTATCTCAGTTTGAGAAGCAAGTGGAAAGACTTAATGAATACTCAGCAAATGTTTATATTGATGAAACTCTTATAACTATAGCAGATTATCGAAGAGAGTTTAATGCCAAGTACTGTACTATGGTTGATGTACTGGTGTGGGGTGAATCAGATATGTTAGTCCCAAAGCAGGCATTTGTAGTCACAGATCACCTACACCAGAATGTAAAACATACTCCTAAGTACATTGCAACATTCGGTATTTGTAAAATGTGGGATAAAAGCTGGGAACCACTAGAGCATCCAGAATTTACAAATAAACCTTTTATAGAAGGAGATACAGAAAATTGGTGGAGCATTCCTTATACTATGTCAGAAGAGGAAATGAATAGCTTTAACAACATTGAAGAACTACAAGTATCTACTATTAGTCCGCACAAATTTAACGGATGCGGATTAGTAATATCTTCAGAAGTTATTAAAGCAGGAGTTAACATTCCTTCCTCTGTTTTCTTTATTCACGAAGATACAGCGTTCATGCACGTACTGCATCAGTTACTCCCTACTACTCCTCAATACCATTTTAGGAATTTGCTAGTAGTACACAATAGAAAACATCCTCAGAAGAGAAACTACATTGCCGGAGAGCAATCTTTTGAAAGCGTGGATATCGATAATAAGAGAAAATCTCATAACTGGTATAAATTAGCTAACGAATATTGCAGAACCAATACCAACAATTTATTCAACCCTAACTACAAGTCCTACACCTGGCAGGACGTTTTTAAAGATGCTTAAAATATACTACAGAATATCTGAGGCAGGTTATAATAAGATTAAACCACCTTATATTAATAATGAGAATTGCCTGCGAAACTTTGTAAAGCATTTCGATCCTAGCTCTATTACTGTAATTGCGGATAATATAGGAGAGGAGACTTTTGAAATGATCTGCAAGTATGTACCGGCTGAAAATATTCAAAGACATTCTGTAGGTAATGGAGCAGGTACATTCAATCTTGCTTTAGATCAAGCCCTTCAGCTAGAAGATGACACTACAGTATACTTCGTAGAAAATGACTACCTGCATAGAGCAGGAGCTAGACAAGCTCTAGAAGAAATCTTTCAGACAGGAGTACAGTACATTACTCTTTACGATCATCCAGATAAGTACGTACTAGCAGAACATGGAGGAAACAAACTATGTAAAGATGGTCCTGAGATTACTCGTGTATTTGTATCTCGCTACTCTCACTGGAAGGTTACTAATTCAACTACTATGACCTTTGCTGCTAAAGCAAAGACATTAAAAGCAGACGAAGACATCCTACGGAAGTATACAAACGGCATACATCCAGAGAGTGGAAAAGTTACAGGCCATCCTTATGACTTCTCTATGTTTTTGGAATTAAACGCTCGCAAGCGTGTATTAATAAGCCCGATACCCGGGTACTCAACTCATGGAGAGACTTATTTTATGTCTCCTTTAATCAACTGGGAAAACGAAGTCGATGATTACCACGTGCATCTCCACTAACAACAACTTAAACTACCTTAAGCTAGCAGTTGCTTCTGTAAGAAAGAATGCATACTATAAGGATCAACCTATTATTGTACATGCTGAAAATTGCACAGACGGTACAGACGAATGGTTGAAAGCTCAAGCAGGTGAGGTAGGTATTGAGTACTACATAGATCACAACACCAAACCTAAAGGTATTGGCGGTGGGATGAACTTCTGTGTAGACAAAGCTCAAACTGAATTCGTAAATATTATCCACTCAGATATGTGGATCGGTCCTAATCAAGACCTAGAGTTATTAAAGCTATTTGAAAATAATAACAGCAGGCTGATCGCATCTTCGTTTAGAATTCAACCTAAAATCTTCCCAGCTGATCCGGACTACAGACCCGGTACAGTTTTCTTCCCATCAGAAGTTTTTGGGGAGTACCATTACAACTTTAATACAGAGTTATTCGATCAGTTTGCCTCAGAGTTCTCCGAACTTAACAAAGGTACGGAAGTTCGAAAAGGAGGAGGAGCTGGCTTCTTCTGCCGCAAAGAAGACTTTACCCACATAGGAGGAAACGATCCTCTCTTTGCTCCCTCTAGTTGGGAGGATATGGACCTGTTTGTAAGAATGCAGCTAGAAGGCTTTGAATTCAGAATGGTAGCTACTTCGGTACTATACCATTTTTCTGCTAGAGGAAGTCACTTTAAGGACGATAACCTAGCAGTTAAATCAGATAGACAGCAGCTAGCAGAGCAAGCAAACATCAACAAATTTAACAGCAAGTGGGGCCGTCTTCCTGATCACGATGAACAGACATTTGTTAAACCTATTTATAATAGTGGAGTAAATCCTGTTATGTCTTTTACAGAAAATCTAAAATATTTTGAAGGTTATGAAAGGTGAAAAAATTTTTATCACCGGCGGAGCAGGGTACCTGGGCCGAAATCTTGTCGAGAGGTATTACACTGATAATGAAATAACAGTGTACTCTAGAGACGAAGCAAAGCACTACTACCTTAAAAAAGAGTTCCCAAACATTAATTGCGTCGTAGGAGACGTTCGCAACTACGACTTGCTTAGAAGAGCTTCCGCCGGACATACTATTGGGATTTTTGCTGCATCTTTAAAACAGATTGAAGCTGTAGATCAGAATGTAGAAGAAGGAGTACGAGTGATTGTAGATGGAGCTATTAATTCTAGAAGAGTAGCAGAAGAGAATAACTTTAAAGCAGCTTGCTTTATCTCTTCAGATAAATCTAGAGCAGCTACAACCCTGTACGGTGCTATGAAGTTTGTAGCAGGAGAAGCTTTTATTGTAAACGCAGAGAAGTCTAACGTTAAGCTTTCAACTGCTATCTATGGTAACGTACTAAACTCAACCGGTTCGATTATTCCTTTGATGTGGGATGCAATTAAGAAAGGTTATAAACTTACTCTGTACTCTCCTGAGATGACTCGCTTTATGATCGATATCGAGCAAGCTATCGACCTTATAGAAGCAGGACTACAGGAAACTGGTTATAATGTTATACCTAATTTAAAGGCTTTTAAGGTAAGAGATCTATTTGAAATTTATGCTGAAAAGTTTGGATTAGAATATAAACTCGGCACACCACGCATCTCAGAGAAGCTACATGAAATGATGGTATCTAAGGAGGAAAGACCTCGTACGTTCTACAACAAGGACAACGATACTTACTACATGCACTACAAAGACATCTCAGACAGACAAGTAAGCTGGGAAGAATTTACAAGCGATCAAGTAGCAGTAAGTAAGCAGGAACTTGAAGATATTCTACAACACTATAATTACTTTCAATGAACGTTTTAGTGCTAGGGCATAAAGGCATGCTTGGACATATGGTTTCCGAGTACCTCTCTAATAATGGAGTTACAGTTACTGTTACTCCTTTCCGCTACTTAACTCCTGATTTTGCTGATGCAGTAACTTCCTTTAAAGGAGAGTATATTATTAACTGTATTGGAGCTATTCCTCAACGGACTAAAGACTTTTCTATCAACGAAGATCTTCCTACCTGGTTAGATATTCTAGCAAATACTAGAGTTATACACCCTGGAACTGATTGTGAAGTAGACGAAGATGTTTACGGCGTATCTAAAAGAAAAGCTAGAGACTTTATTATTGAAAAAGGAACACGTACTAAGATACTCAAAACATCTATCATAGGACCTGAATTAGACTCTAAAGTTAGTTTACTTGAATGGTTTTTAAATAGCGAGAACTCAGTAGGAGGCTACACCAAAGCTATGTGGAGCGGCATTACAACTTTAGAATGGGCTAAACAATGTTATAAACTAATGCAGGATTGGGATAGCTACAAAGTAGAAAATACTATTGAAAGTACTTGCCTCTCTAAATTTGATTTACTATCTTTGATTAAAGAAGTATTTAGTAAAGATATTGAAATCGTACCAAACTCTTCAGTAGAAGTAAATAAATGCCTCGTAGGAGAGATAAAAACAAAATCAATTAAAGAGCAGCTCATTGAGCTAAAAGAATACTATTATGATAGTTGACCTAAACCCAGAGTTTGGCTATGAACTTGTATGTGCAGCTCCTTATGCGTACTGGCTTAAAGAGCAAGGAGAGTATGTTAAGGTAATAACAAGCAAAGGAATGAAACCTTTCTACTGGTTTTGTGACGAAGTAGAAGAGAAGTATACAACTAGGTCTGTAGATAATTCCTCTAACGGAGTACAGAATCTACCTAACAGCTGGATACATCATAATGCTCTAGCTATTTTCGGGAAAGACTATAGCCTACTTACTGAAGAAGAACAGAAGCAAGCCAACGGATGGTTAGATTACTCTCAATGGGTAGCACCTCCTTATGCTGAGAAGTATTACAAGAAAGATACACCTGCTTTGAGTAACTATGTTATTATCTCAAATAGGTTTAACTTAGAACACGGGCAGACACCTATTGGGTACTTTGATATAGAGAGTCTGTATATAATGTTTAATCTTTTAACTGAGAAAGGTTATAACATTATCTATAAACGACCTCGTAATACAGAGTTTGCTACCGATCCTAATGAGCTACAGAATAGAGATATCTTAGCTAATGTAGAAGGTCAAGGAGTAATTACTGATTATCAGCTTACTGAATACTTTGAAAATGTATACCTATTCGATGATATTGTTAACCAGGTAGGAGGTACATACAATGAAGCTCAGTTAGCAATATACTCTAGTGCCGAAGGATTTATATCTATGGGTGGAGGCTCAAGCATACTTTGCAGCTACTTTAACAAACCTGTTATTATTTACGTTAACACTTCTAAAGATATTAGACCGGGTTATTTTGAAGGAGAATCTTACTTCAATAAATTATCTAAAGCAAAGGTAGTACCTGTAGTTGATACCTTAGACGAAATAGTTAAGAGAGGTTATCGAGATTACTCTAAGGTATTTGAATCTATTAAAGAAGTATTGTAATGAAAGTTTTAGTAACAGGAGGAGCAGGATTTGTTGGTACAAATTTAATCAAGAGACTTCTTGAAGAAGGTCATGAAGTAGTTTCTATTGATAATTACAGCACTGGCCTGGAGAGCAATCACCAAGACGGAGCAGAGTACCTGAACTATGATATCAGAAATATCACCAGCTACGATTGGATCAAGCCTGAGTTTGTTTTCCATATGGCTGCCATTGCTCGTATTCAACCTTCATTTGAAAAGCCTCAAGACTATTTTGAAGTTAATGCACTAGGTACAATGAGGTTAGTAGATTGGTGTGCTAAATCAGGAGTACCCGTTGTGTATGCAGGTTCATCTTCTAAGCATAGTGGAAGGTACAAAAATCCTTACACTTTTTCAAAAGATTTAGGAGAAGATATAATCAAACTATACCAGCAACACTACCAACTAAAAGCTTCAATTGCGAGGTTTTACAACGTTTACGGACCTAATCAATTAACAGAAGGAGGTTATACAACTTTAATTGGTAGATGGATTAATAGTTGGTACAAGCAAGAGAAGTTCGTAATTTATGGCGATGGAGAACAACGCAGAGACTTCACACACGTCGATGATATTGTTGATGCTCTAACACTAGTTATGTACAAGCAGACTTACGGATACGAATTTGAGCTGGGAAGAGGTAAAAATTACTCTGTAAACGAAGTACTACAAATGTTCCAACAGACTGCCGAGTATTTCCCAGCACGCCCAGGCGAAGCCTTAACTACCCTGAATACAGATAATACTGCTAGAGAAGTTCTAGGATGGAAACCTACCCGCAACCTTACAGATTACCTAAAAGAAGTTATTAAATGAAAATTAGCTTAATACAGCCAAGCCGTAATAATCTTAAGTACCTTAAGTGGTCTTATGAATCAATTAGAAAAAATCAAGGAGAGCACGAGATTGAAATTTGTGTAGCTGACGATGCTAGTACAGACGGAACGTGGGCATGGTGTGTAGAGACGGAGAAAAAAGATCCTAACTTTAAATGGATTCGTAACCAAGGTCCGGAAAGATTAGGGCATACTATTTTATACGACCGTTTAATTAATAATGTAGCAACTGCAGATGTAGCGATGATCTACCATGCTGATATGTACTTATGTCCAGGTGCTATTTCTGCTATTGAGAAACATATTAAGCCAGGTGTAATTGTATCTCTAACTCGAATTGAGCCACCACTACACCCTCCAGGACCAGAAAAGGTTTTAGCTAACTTTGGTACTGAGCCTGAAGAGTTTAACGAAGAGGCTTTCTTAAACTGGTATAGTAAGCTAGAGGTGCAGCAAGCTACAGAAGGTGTTTTTGCTCCCTGGGCTTTCTACCGCAAAGACTTCCAGAAGATTGGAGGACACGACCCTTTATATGCTCCGCAATCAAAAGAAGACTCCGATATTTTTAACCGCTTTCACCTAGACGGAGTTAAATTTGTGCAGACTTGGGAAGGACACGTATACCATATGACCTGCAGAGGGTCTAGGTTTAATCCTACCTTGACAACTCCAGGTAAAAATAGTAGCGAGTGGGAAGCTCAAAATATGAGATCTACTCGTAATTTTATTCGGAAGTGGGGACATTTTGTAAAACATGATAGTATGATGAAACCAATTGTATCTCCTAAGTACGACATTGGTATTAAAGTCACAAATTGTACCAGTGAATTATTAGAGCTTCTTGAACCCTGGTGTTCAACAATTCTGATCGATGATGAGATGCAGGTACTAACTACTCACTACTTGGATAAAGAACAGCATAACACTCAATATAATCTTGCAGAGAAAATCAAAACAACTCCGTTCGATACCTTACAAAATGAAATCATACTAACTGTGGATAAAAATACTTTTACTGAATATGACTTTCAAGTACTGCAACAGTTACCGGAGATTATCCAAATGAATGGAAACCCAGGTACATATACCGTAAGTAGTATGTCTTTAGAAATTAGTAAGATGAACGAATATCAGAATAGTTTAATTAACTTATAGACAAATGGGCAAGATTCATTTGCAAGATCTAGACCGCTACCAGGAAGAAGCACGTCCTTACCAGCCGATCAAGACAAATAAGAAGAAAAAAGTAGGTCCTATTTATAAAAAGGACGACGATCAGTTGGATCGAAACTAACTTCTTCTTATATTTAAAGCATGAAAGAGCTACTCTTAAAAGAAATCCAAAACGTAATTGCTGAAGCCACTAAAGTAAACTTTAAGGGTAAGCAGTTTGTACTTAAGGTGGGTGTTAACGAAGATCCAAACAAAAAAGGAATCAAAGTACAATTCATTCCTGCTGATATGTCTCCTATCAATCCTACCGAGCAGAATGAAATTGCAATGGCATTAGCTGAAAAGCTTGATACAGGTCTTAAGCAGTACGGTATGCAAGTAGAGAGAGACAGAGAGCTTAAAGACAAATCAATCGTAGGCTTCTTCATCTACATCGAATATGTAGATAAAATTATCCGTCAAGCATTAGGAACTGGAGCTTAACCTAACTTACTTTTATGAAAAGATTCTCTTTCTACAGTCGAACAGATAGTAGCCAGGAGGCTATTGGATCTACTTTTACATTTAACCGCCTTGCTGCTGCTAGGTACTTTGCAGAAAGAAAACATTTACCGCTTAAGAGCTTCTTAAGCCTATTTAAAGTCACTAGATGAATCCTAAGGAAATACTTAGACGAATACTAAAAGAACAGTTACCTTTGAAGTACCGAATAAAAGAGGTACCTCGAAATAAAGAAGCTATGCATAAAGAATTATTTATAGAAATACTTAAGCTGTTAAAAGAAATCGACGATCGAACAGACTTTGTAGCTTCCGAAATTGGAATGGATATTGCAGCTTACGAAGATAAGTTCTTTAGAGTTATCCACAACTTAATGAGAATGACCTTTAACAGGGAACAAGTTTTTCTAATCGAGCTGTACTTGAATGAAATCGACTACAACGAAAAAGAAGAATGGGATGGATGCATCTCAGTAACTGTTGGTAAAAAAGAGCAGAAGATTGCATTCCGCACCCCAGAAGATGTTTGGGAAGCTATTCAGAAATTTAAATAAAAGTTGGATCCTAACCAACTTCTTGCTATCTTTAGGTAAATAAATAAAAACATGGATAAAAGGTTCTGTACTGTGTGTGGGGATGAGATTAATCCCTTGCGTGTTAAGGCTCTGCCTGAAACTAAGACTTGTATTAATCACTCTACTGTAGGAGCGAAACGAGGTCGTATTCTCACTTTAGGAGAAGGAGATCATACTTACAATGAGATTGAAATTCTTGACGAAGAAACCTACCGCAAGGTAGTAGCTATAGAGTTAGGTGTGGATCGTCTAGCAGAAGAGATGCCTGAGATTCAAAACTACGATCAAACTCTGGTTGCTGATGATACTCGTGCATTGAAAGAGAAAGCAGAGAAGTTTTTGGATGATGAAGAAGATGTAAAACTTCTAGAAGATCCAGATGAAGTAATTGAAGACTCAGAAGAAGAAGAGGAGGAAGAATAGTGGAGGAAAGAAAGAGAGGGAGACCGAGTAAGATACTCCTCAGAGAGGATATCGAGCGTGCAATCCGGATGACTAAATCCAATAAGGCTGCCGCTCGATACCTTCACTGCTCCTTTCCTCATTACAAAAAGTACGCCAACCTCTTCAAGGCAGAAGATGGAAGGACGCTTTTTGAGACACATCTCAATCAAGCCGGTAAAGGAGTTCCCAAGTTTCTAACAGGAAGAGCTAAACAAGCTCCTTTGAAAGAGATCTTAGACGGAACGTTCCCAGTAGAACATTTTAAGCCAGCTAAGATCAAGGCAGCTCTAATTTCAGAAGGGTACCTAGCCGAGCAGTGTAATAGATGTGACTTTGGAGAAGCTAGATTGCTTGACGGTAAAGTACCTCTCATTCTTACTTTCAAAGATAAGAATAAACATAACTACCATCGAGATAACATCGAGCTACTTTGTTATAACTGCTCCTTTCTCTATGCTGCTTCTCCTATTTCCGATGATCAGGTAGAACAGATGGAGGATTATGTAGAGCTGCAAGTAAAAGACTATGATTGGGAGATCGATCAAGCACATATCGATCACCTAAAGGAGTTAGGACTGTGGGAAGATAATAAAAAACCTGGTGAGGAATTTATATCTCGGCAATGAAAGTACCTAAGAAGCGACAAAGACCTCAGCTAGATTCAGAGAAGAATAAACAGTTCCTACTAAAGAAGCACGCTGATAAACTTCTTGAACAGGACCAAAAAAATAAAAAGCTGTCGGAAAAGTTGCTCAATCGAGACATCTTTACTATCTTTAGTGAAGAAGAAACAAATAAAGGTTATGAGCGAGAAGAGAGGACAGACGGAGAAGATCAGATTTGACTTCAATACCGCAGGTGTATTAGAGATTCAACTTCATAACGAAACCTGGTACCGAGTTACTGCTGCTACTTTCCGTGCTTACGACGGACCTCGCCGCATTACCGAGCCTCAGTTTACTGAACGAGGTAACCCCTGGGTACCTATGCATACCTATGTATACGAAGGACCGGTATATTACTACGGCTCTAATAAGCAAGCTACCAAGCAGAATAACTATACTACCCGACAGCTATGAAACAATTTGTATTTGAATCTCCGCAAGAGTTTGATGCTTTCTTTACCGGAGAGAATCTCAAAGTAACAGAAGCAATCACTGAGGGTATTCGACTGGCTGTGCAAGCTAAGAAGAGGCATGCCGACCTATTTGAAGTTAGCTTTGAAGGAGGAGATACTGCATTTGATATCAGCCTTCCGTCTATGGAGTGGCCTCAAGCATTATCTAAATGCCTGGAGATCTATGAGCAGAAAGAGATGTACGATGATGCAATCGATACCTATCAGTTAATCAAACAGATTTCAGATGCAAGAGATCTTATCTAAGACTCACTCAGACGGAACTACCATTAGGTACTTTATGTCTGAAAATGGAAGGGTTATAACATCTGAAACCTCTTACAGTAAGGGTCATAAGAGTCTCTATGAAGAGTTAGAAGAGAAGAATAAAGGACTACCTAAGACCAAACACCAGTACATGACTGATGAAGGTAAGGTGGTAGGATATCTTACTGCAAAAAAGTTAGGAATTATTACTTAGAAGAGTTGGAACCAACGAAGTTAGTTCCTATCTTTAAGTATAATTAAAAACAAAATGGTTATGATGATTTCAAACAGCAATGCAGACCGCGTAATGACAATCGAAGAGTTGAAGAAGGTAGTTCCTTTTGCCTTCATCGACAAGCCTACTCGACAGGTATCAGACAAGTACGTTCACGTACCTACTAGCCGAGTAATTGAAGACTTAACGACGATGGGATGGGAGCCAGTTCAAGCTGCTCAACGCCGAGGTCGTGCAGGTAAGACTTCTATCTTCTCTAAGCACATGATTAAGTTTCAGAACCCTAACCTCCTTATCAAAGGTGCAGAAGGTGATGATGTATTTCCTCAGATCATTCTGACTAACTCTCACGATGGTACTCAATCATTCAAGTTTATGATGGGGCTGTATCGTCTGGTGTGCAGCAATGGATTGGTAGTAGCTGATGAGCAGTTTGCTAACTTTAAGATCCGCCACATGGGTTACTCGTTTGAGGATCTGCAGAAGCTTATTGAGACTGCAGTGCAGGAGCTACCTAAGAAGGTTGAGGTTATCAACAAGATGAAAGAGGTTGTGATGACGGAAGAGCAGCAGAAAGACTTTGCTTTGAAGGCTTACCTACTACGTCGTGGTATCGAACTAACCGATGAGGTTAAAGTAGAAGATGAGGTGTTGGAAGGTATTCTTTCTAGCCGCCGTAAGCAAGACGAAGGAAATGATTTGTGGTTGACTTTCAACCGAGTACAGGAAGCTATCACCCAAGGAGGCTTCAAAGGAGCATTGAATGGAGCTAAGGTACGCCAGGTACGTAAGATTCGTTCATTCGAGAAAGACTTGAAGATCAATCAAGACCTATTCGAACTTGCTCTGCAGTATGCGTAAGATCAGAGATAAGAAAGCTACCCCACCTGTCCGTTTCGAAAGAGACGGGCAGCTGTGGGAGGTAGTTCACAAGACTTCTCAAATGGCGTACGCTGTGAGGTTGTGTAAGAAAGGTTATGCGTTCGGTGTTGTTGAAAGATTCTATGAGCATGTCTAAGATTAAAGCAATTATCGATCAGAAGTTTAAACTGGTAGGCACGATGGCTACCGGGATGAAGGGTGGTGAAGAAGGTAAGAGAGGTAGAAAGGTTAACCCAAGTAAAAGACTTATCTTTAACTTCAACCCAGACCTAGCCAAAGAAGAAGATGTAGTGTATATGATGTGCGATGGAGAAGAGATTCTTTACATCGGGTATACAGCTAACTCTCTACAGCAACGCTTTGAAGGATACGACAAAGGCCGCTTTGCAAAGATGGGCGGAACTAACAAGAAGATCTTTAAGAAGATGATTGAGAACGATCACATGCTTGAGATATATTCCACAAAGGGGGATAAATTATTCTGGCATGGTGTTATTCTCTCACTAAGCAGGAGCTTGGAATACGCTTTGATTAACAAATACAGTCCAAAGTGGAACAGCAGGGTCCGGTAAGCAGGGAGGCCGAGGGGCGAGCAGGGGGCGTTTCCCTCTCTCGCACCGAAGGTGCCACGCGCATTCTCATCAAAAGCCCGCAGGGCTTGTAATCAAAACTTAACAATGGCGTACGGAAGTATTAAATGGGAACCTTGGGTAGTAGTGCTTAAGGATGAAAAGAAGAGGACAGTAGAGGTTGTAAGATTTGACAACTTCGAAGATATGATGATATGGAAGAAGTCCGAAGAAGGGACGGCTGTCCATAACATGCAGTTCCTAACAGTTGTCTCAATGACCGAGCGGTACTATCTTCAGTTATACTCCTACGAACAGGAGGTGTGGTGGAATGAAGTCGAACATCTAATCAGAAAGCTATGACCAAGAGAATACCTCTAGACCAGGACCCGGCCTTTCGGGACCTAAATTGGGACCTTCCTTCAATCCAGGAATGGGATAATACATTACAAGACGGACTAGAGGATGAGGAGTGGAGTGATGATGAAGAGTGAAGAAAGAGAAGAGAATGGCTATGAAGATGGAGTAGATATCTTCTCAGCATACAAAAGAAAAAAGACAACCTTCAGTGAATCTTTAGAAGATGATGAATAAGATAAAATCAACACATAAGGCAGAGTTACTCGGCTACCACTGGACAGAGGCATACTCTAAAACTAGGAATACAATCTGGACAAGTACTGGGGAGGAACATCTGGAGGCATGTCTGAGGATGGTAGAAAATTATGAGAGACTTGTGCTAGACTTTGGTCCTACCTCCCTACAAGGACGTCAAATTGCTAAAGGGACTGTTAATGATCTCCTTTCTCTCATTAAGATAAAACGTAAGTTGATTAAGAAGGGATGATGTTTAGAGGAAACCGTAGCGTATATAAAGATATTTGTATAGAGTGATATAGAGATATGGAGATATAAATTGTGTGTAGACTTAAAGCAGAGAGTGAAGTTAAAGTAAAGATTCAATAGCTAGTACCTGCCTACCCCTCTTGCAACTTTTTTCTCTATAGAATTTATTAAATTTTCAACCTTAAAGTAAAGCTTTAAGTATTCAGTAAACCGTAGAAAAAACCGTAACCCAGAAAACCGTATGCAGATAATCCTCCTTACAATCATCAGTGCCTTAACGTACAGAAAACCGTACCTACTAGGTAACCGTAGCCAGGAAACCGTCCCAGGTAACCGTAGGGAGACAACCGTCCAGAAAACCGTAGGAGGAAACCGTAGGGAGGGAACCGTCCAGCCAACCGTCCGTCTAGTGATCGATCTAGAGACTGGGACAGTTAAATCAAAGCTTGAAGTTAAAGCAGAGCTTTAAGTCGGATGTACGTGGTGTATGCTCTGAGGCTGGATGACTATGTAGGTGTCCGCCTCTCTCCCTCTCAGGTTATTCTTAAGGTAGGAGTGTCGATGCATGATGCGGAGTACCGCCTAGACGCTAATGAGCGCTACGAAGGTAGAAATTCCTATCGAGCGCTTTTTAAAAAAATAGAAGTACTAGGGCAGAAAAAATTTAGGACCAAGGTAGAGGCTCTAGGGTATGAGCAAGCCCTACTGCAGGAGTTAGGCAGCAAGGACCTTAGTATACAGGAGCAGGTGAAGGGAGTAACTGAGTTGAGAGTTCTGACTCCAGACCGCCTGGCAGTAGTGCATCAGTGGATGAAATAACCTTCAAGCAAAGCTTTAAGTTAAAGTAAAGCTTTAAGTCTAGAGTATAAGGTACCGGCCCGTCTACTCTTCCGCCTCTCTTCCAAGGGCAGGCCCGTCAACCATCCTAAATGTACGAAAAAAAAAGTTTGTGACCAACTAAAAAAAAGTTGGATTGAAAAAAGTTTGTGCCTATCTTTAGGTACAATTAAAAACAACAACTGTTATGGCAAACATGAGCTACTGTCGATTTGAGAATACGTATAACGATCTTTTAGATTGTTTTGAGAATATCTGGAATGAAGCTGAAAACGAAAGAGATGAAAGGTATCGTGTTCGAATGATTCGTTTCCTTAAGGAGCAGCTTAATGAGATTGAGGAACTGAATGAAGAGTTAGATTTGAATGAAGAGTTAGATAAACCCGGAATGTTTATCGATGATAAAGAATGGGAAAAAGAAATGGGTCGATAGTTGACTATTTTAAATATAGTTCCTATCTTTAGTAAACAAATAAAAACAACGGTTATGAAAAAAGAAAAGTTAATATTGAATGAGGAGATGGTTGGTACTTATATCAACCGGGTGCTATGGTCGGATATTATGCCCTTAGGTAGGATAGTATCTATCAAGAGTAAGACCAAGGTACTAGTCCAGAGAGTGAAAGCAGGAGAGAATAAGGTCAAGATGGAGTTTGTGCCCGGAGGCTTTGCAGGTCATTGTGTCAACAACTACCAGCAGGACTATGACTTCTACGATGAAGGGCAGCCCTTTGAGCTTTCTCTCAGTAGGAGCTCTATGAAGAGAAGCTTCTTGCAGTTTGCTAACTGCCCGATGAAGCATCACGATTATAACTTCTAGGAAAAAAGTTTTGGGAGGGGGTTGGTTTATCCAACCTTCCTTCGTATATTTAGGTACAAACAAAAAAATAAAGGTTATGAATGAAAACATTAAAGAATTGGTGGTTGAATTTGCAGAAGCATTAGACGAATCAGTTGTAATAGCATTATTTGATGAGCTAAAAGCTGAGGATAAGCCTTTTGCAAAAGAGGCACTACTTCGGTATTTGTCAAAATATTTACCAATTTAGGTAAGATAATTTCAAAAAAGTTTAGGAGGGGGTTGGTTTTACCGACCCTCTTTCTTATCTTTAGGTATTAATAACAACAAACACAACAGTTATGGAATTGAAATTGAAAGAAAGAGTTTTCGGATTTACTTGGAACTTCGAAACTGGTGAAGTAGGAGAAGTGTTTACTGAAGAGCTTACTTCAAAAGAGGTCCAGTTGATAGGTCGTGTCATGGGAGATGATGTATCATTGATTATATATAACTCAGATATCAGTTTAGTATTTGGTGATGATATCGAAAACCAAGATGAATTAGAGGAGATGGGATTAGCTGAAGTAATGGAATTTCTTTAGGAGGGGGTTGGTTTATCCAACCCTTCTTCGTATCTTTAGTAAACAAATAAAAAAAACGGTTATGGAATTAGTAGAAGTAAAAAATCAGACTATCAATTATACTATCAAATTCGGTGGTAATATTTACAACCTCTTCTATTATGAAGATTTGATGTCTTATTCAGAGGAATTGACTGAAGTTTCAACTGGTTTGCCAGTCACAGATGATGATGAGTATGAAGCAGTGATGGAATTTTTTGCTGACAATCAGCCAAAGCTTTAAAAAAATAGTTGCTCAATTGAAATTTCGTTCTTATCTTTAGGTAAATAAAAACAACAACGGTTATGGATGTACGTGATGTACTTGCTCAAAAGGAATTTGGAATGGATTATAATCAATTAGGTCCAAATGAGAAGGAGTGGGTGAATGATGAACTTGATAATTCCCTTAACTAATAGTTGGTTGGTATTAGTCTAGTTACTATCTTTAGGTAAATAAAAACAACAAATGGTTATGGGTTATCCTAGAAATTCAGTTAATCAAGTAGTAGAATATTTGAAAAAGCATAATTTTCAAACAGAATCTGAAATTCAAGAAAATGTTTGGGGTTATTTTAGAAATGAAACTAGGTTAGCAAATAAGAAATTTGCTGACTTATTAAGAAGGGGTTTACGTAAAGGTTTATATTATAGAGTTAAACATAAAAAAAATAAAAGTCAATATGTTTATTTTATAGTTCCAGAAAATACCTAATTATAAAGGGTCTAGTTTAACCCAGATCTTGTTCGTATATTTAGGTATAATAAGAAATAAATAAAGGTTATGAAAAAGAATGATTTGATTGTAGTAATGCAGATAGCTATTTCGCTTTTAGATAAAGGTGAAGCAAATAAAGCTAATGGAGTTTTGAAAATAGCTCTAACGGAGGAATTTAGTTCTGGAAAATAGTTGGTTGGTATTAGTCTAGTTACTATCTTTAGATAAATAAAAACAACAACGGTTATGAAAGTAAAAGAATTGAATGAAGGAATTTACAAGAAATTGGTTAATCTAGACTACAGCCGCAAAGAAAATTATTTGTATAAAACAAATGAAACTGAGTGGTGTGAGTTGGATGGTGAAATAAAAGATACAATTTTATCTTTTCCTATTCTCCAAATAGATTGGTATGCAGATCTAATGGATATTGAAGTCCTAGATGGTGACCAACAGTTTTACTTATTTGAAAGTGAAGGTAGAACGTTTCTAGTAGATACACAGGGTTATAATTACCCACGCTATATCATTGAGTTAAAAGGGTTCAATGGTGTAGATGACACATATGAACGAATGGATGGATTGGTTCGAATTGCTGATGTTGCGATTTTGAAATCTGTGGTTAAGAGTTTGGCTTTTGATTTGCAGGAAGAAGGATTTGATAGAGCAGATATCATCAACTTCATCGATGCTCAAATCTACGGAGCACTTTTAGAAAAATAGTTGCCTCCTAAGAGTATAGTTCGTATCTTTAGGTATAATTAAAAACAAACAACGGTTATGATGAATGAAATTCAAGATCCCAATCAGCTTACTCTCGGTATTGAAAGCCAAGTATTGACTGTCGATCAGATAGAGCGAGTGGAAGCATTTAAAGAGCGATTGGATAAGAGTAATAAGAATCTGAAAGCTTCTTTGCTCCGTAAGCAAGCTCTACTGTTAGAAAATGGCTTTGTCGAAGGTAAGGATTTTAGCTTCTCTATGGAGGAGGTAAATGAAAACGTAGATGTTAATGCTAATGGCTGGAATGATGCTGAATTAATCGTTACTGTGGATATTCTGCACGTCAAGGGGCAGTGTGCATTACTCTACGATCGATATGAAGTTACTTCTGATACGATTGTTCAGTCGACGGCTGGCTTTAGTATCGAGCAAAATAAAGTAGAGTGTTATACTATCAATAATAATGGCCGGTGGGTTACCTTCCGTACGCTAAAAGAGAAGTTGGCTGATAAGAATTCTGCTGCTGAATGGGAGATGATATCTACTCGTAATAGGAAGTCAGTACTCAGCTATACTGCTGAGAAGTATCAGAAGCTTGCTCCTGGGGCTGAAGTGGTGGTGGGTCGTGATGGTACGTCTAGAGGCCGTGATTACTACTCCTTCGATACTGTGACTGTAAAGTTTGAGAATGGTAATCTGTTAGTTGTTAAGCCCGGATTTAAGAATGATGAGGAGTCAGTTTATCGCTTTATCGATGTAACGACTACTGGTAAGAGTGCTGAAGAATTGGCTCAGTACCTCGGTCAATGAGGAGTAAGCTGATCAGAGTCTCTGAAGAGATTGCTAAGACGCTACGGAGGTGGGATCCTAGTTCGCTAGGGTCCTACTCCATCGAGAGGAAGAAAGGTCCTAGGTACTTCACTGCAGTACAGGATTCGGACGGATGGGATATTATAACCTATTACGTCGACTAAGATATTTAGCCTCCTGGTTGGGCGCATATACACCAGGGTTGTTGTTTGTCTGGGTTGGGATCCTTCGGGATCTCTTCCTGGTTACAATAGTTGCCTTTAGAGAGTTTAGTTCGTATATTTAGGTATAATTAAAAACAAATAAAGGTTATGTCAAACATCAAAGAAGAAGCGCTAATGGAAGTCGCTTATGCTTACGCTCATGCAGTAGGCATCCTCTCAGGCACTATGAATGTCCTGATCGATCATGTAGCTTCTTACACTGAAGAAGAGAAGATCGAGATGATGAAGAAAGCTTTGAAAGAGGCTGATGAAGCAATCGCTAATGCCTAAATAAGAGTTGGCCCTTCGGGGCCTTCTTCTTATCTTTAGTTAAATAAAAACAACAACGGTTATGGTAAAAGAAATCACCTCAATGATGTCAGCACTCAAAGCAAAGGGTGTGAAGGTATGCGGCACAGCTTCAGAGTTCTACAGTGCTAAGACTCACATCGACGGTATCTGGGTAGCAGCTGAGTACACCCCGGACCTATTCAACTACTGGTCTGAGGCTTGGGCTGATACGTTCGGTGTTAAGCCTTCACTCAACAAGCTGGTTGAGGAGTCGGGCTGGTACTTTGAGTGGCATGACGCCGGTACGATGATGGTGTGGAAGCAGTAACATAGAGTTGTCACCTGAGAGTATCCTTCATATCTTTAGTAAACAGAATAACAACTAACAACAGCAAGACATGAACAAGAAAAAGTATCCTAAAGCCCAGCTTGACGCAGTCCTAGAAGGTGTATTGGTAGAATCACTACAGCTCTGGCAGAATGCATTCATCCAGGAGTTAGACAAGATGAAGGCCGATGGTAAGATCCCGATGTTCCATCCTAACTGGACCGCTCAAATGCTGAGAGAGTTCGGACATCGGTTCAGGGTGCAGGAGCTAATCGATACCCCGGCAGTACAGGATTAAGAGAGAGGGCCCTTAGGGGCTCTTTTTTTTTGACTGATGTCGTCAGGAGGTCAAGGTGAGAGCGGGGTGACGGCAAGGTGCTATAAACCTGCTAGTATATTTCACTATACGGTTTTCTCGACGGTTAGCTAGAGGTAACCCTAGTAATGCATCGCTGATCAAATTTTAAGGTATACTAATATATATTTATATATAGAAAGCAAGGGTACAAGCGCTTCAACGGGTTAATTAATTAGATTTAGTTGAAGCTAGATCCTTCAACTCCTTTTTTGTTCTCTCTTCACATTTATCCACCCTACTGTCGATATGACGGTAGACTGCCTCCAGGTCCCGCCTTATGGCATTGTCCTGTTCGTTACTAAATTCGTATAACCTTTGTTCAGCTTTCTCAAAATCAGCTACTGCTTTGATAAGACTCTTAATTGTCACATAGTTCATAAACGTAACCGCAACTACTACCGAAGTAATAACAGCACCTACACCTAAAAGAAATGATATTGTTTCCATATTATATATTTTATATATGTCAAAGCACTTGTAGCACCCTTACTACGGTTTTAATATAAGAACTTTTGGTAGAAAAACCAACTATGTCCGGGGAAATTTTCCGGAAAAATTTTTATATATGTAGTTGTCTATATAATTATATCTTTATATATTTAATAATATAGGAGGAATCCTATTTATATAAAAAACTATGAAGCTTATCTCTGCTCTTCTTTCGGAATCTAAAAGCGGTATCTTTGACGGTAAAACTTACCTTGATGATGCTACTTCGGCTATGGAGTTTGAGAAAGGGTACGAGGCCTTAGCTAGATTTGTTCATCCTAGACTAGTTATCAAAAAAGGCCACGATCCCGATCTAAAAATGGATTTAACCATAGCTTATGAAGAGCCTTCGGATTTACACTTTAGGTATATCGAGACTACGGGAGAATTTTTCTACGATGAAAAAATCTTCAAAGCAATCCTTCAGACCCCGGCCGTAAGAGAGAAACTAGGTAAGCTTTGGAATATCTCCCCGGACCCGGTAGAGGTATTTCGCCGCTACGGTGCTGTTACAACTAAACTATCAGCGTGAAAGCTCTACCACCTGCCTTTCTATCGATCTTCGATTACGATGATCAGGATGACCTTAGTAAGGAGGGGTTTACTAAGGCGGTGATCGATTACACCCAGCATCCGTACATCATTTTCGGTACCGTGATCAAATGCGTTGAGAACTTCTTTATCATTAATGAGATGTACCGTAAAAAATACGGAGAGAGATATCAATCAATTGAGCAGACCGTGCGAAAGACTTACTTTGATAGAGTATTCACTTACCTAGAAAGATTCGATGAGAGTAGATATGAGCATATAGTAGAGGCTAGAAAATTTACTCCTCAGGAAATTGCCTTTGCTATGGAGGAGTTAAGAGATCACTATGAGGGTATTGAAGAGTATGAAAGATGTGCACGAATCCAAAAGATTTATAATATTTTAGCAGTAGAAGTTGCTTCTTAAGCATTTACTTACTATCTTTAAGTATCAATAAAAAATAAAGGTTATGCTTAGTACGATCATTTACTACATCATTGTAGGAGTTACTTTTAACTTCCTATGGGATTTTGTTGTCTCAAAGACTCGAAAAGAGGAAAACCGTTTCACTATGTTAGAGCGTATTATCGTGACTATTATCTGGCCGATAACTATACTCTTCTTTATCTTTATTTTAGCTAGGAATCTATTTTTCGGTAACGATCAAGAGTAAGTTATGTCTTTAAAGAAACTATCCTTCGAAGAGGCTTTAGAACTTGAATCTGAGTCTCTCATTACCATCTACGATTTCTACCCAGATACCTCTGAGCTAGACTATCACCCCAAGGCTAAGGAATGGTTTCAGAACTACGCCGATATGCGCTTTAAGTTTCGTCAGCATAATCCTGCCGATGTCTCTAATATGCTTAACTGTGACTACCGTATTGAGGTCCCTATGGCTTATGAGCCTGAAACCAATACCCATTCCTGGAAGTACTTATTTGCTAAGCTGACTCAAGATCTTAATAAGTTCAAGCAGTATCATTCTAGAGGAAGTTATATCTACATCCTCACCAACGAGGCTTACCCGGGATTTGTCAAGATTGGTAAAGCGGTTAATCCCTTGCGGAGAGTTGAACAGATTAACGGTGCTGGTGTTGTTTCGGAATGGAAGCTTCGGTATTCACTCCCGGTAGAGAATGATTATCTGTTAGAGCATTCCGTTCACGAGTATTTAGTTAACCACCGCCGGACTACCGATCAAGGATCTTCCCGTGAATTCTTTGAGGTTACGCTAGACCGTGCTATTGAAGTTATTGAACTGTTAGGTGCACAAATGAAGATCGGAGATGCTTTCTATTACTAGATTTGCGGGGCGGCTTCGTGCGCGGCGCGGCGCGTGTGAAAACTTTTTTATAAAACAGTTGTTTCGCATTGATTTATTTCGTATATTTGAAACGAAGGGGAGGAAAAAAAGGGGAGAGTAAAAATATTATATAGATAATATTAGTATATTATATATAAAGATTAATAATTATTAAGTACTTATGAAAAACAAAAATTTATATCAAGAAAAAATTAATCGTCTTGAATCACAAATCAAGAAGATTGAACACAGTGTTGCAACTCTAAATAGAGATCAAGCTTATGTAGAGTTAGATAAAGCTCGAGAGATCCTTCGAGATATGCAAACTATGATTAACCGAGAAGAGGAATACTTTAAAGCTTAACTATGCAGCTCACACCCGAACAAGTAGAAGCTAATTGGAATCGTCATCTTCAATACGTTGAAGATTATATTACCGGAGAACGTAAGGAAAAGCTTAAAGCTACTTACGAATCTCTTGCTGAACACATGGTTCTTGCTCCTGCCTCCTCAAAAACATGGTACCACAATGCATTTCCGGGAGGATATGTAGAGCATGTTAATAGAGTAGTAGAGCTTGCACTCCGTACTATGAAATTCTGGGCAGTATCCGGTGCAAATATTGATTTTACCGAGGAAGAACTTGTTTTTGCTGCTTTAAACCATGATCTAGGTAAGATCGGTGACGGAGAACAGGACGGTTACCTACCTCAAACCGATAATTGGAGGAGAGACAAGCTAAAAGAGGAGTATTCTATTAATACTTCCCTAGATTTTATGCTTATTCAAGATAGATCCCTTTATCTCCTTCAGAAATACGGTATTTCCATGTCTCAGAAAGAGTATTTAGGTATCAGACTCCATGATGGCATCTTCGATGATGCAAATAAGGCGTATTTCTTCAATCATAACCCAGATTCTAGGTTCAAAACCAATATAGTCTTTGTCCTACACCAGGCTGACTTCATGGCTTCTAAGATTGAGTATGATCGCTGGTTAGGAAACGGAGGTAAAAGCACTCCAAACGTAAGTAAAACAGGTACCTCTACCGGTAAAACTGTTAAATCTTCAGAAAATTTAAGTAATTTATTAAAAAACATCTAAAAATGTTGGTTCTATCCATTTTTCTAGCTATATTAGCATCAGTCCTCGGGTTTTCTACATGGAATCTCCTAAGAAAACTAGAGAAGTTAGAGGACACCGTTCAAGATCAACAAAGATACGTTGAGAATATCTCCAATATTATTGAGGATTCAAACAAAAGGTTACGTGAAATCGACGACAAAGGGCACTTCAGTGCAGATGATGAAGTCGGTTTCTTCTTTGAAAACCTAAAAGAAATACAGAGTGCTCTCGATGGTTACAGACTAAGATAACCTATGGGAAGAAAGAAGAGTAATACAAACTATTTTACACAAGATACCGAGAATGCAATAGTAGCTTACAACAACTCAACCGATACAACCTTCAGACAGAAGATTTTTACGGATGAAATCTACTACCCTTTCTACAAGCTCGTAGAAAACATCATTCACACCTTTAGATTCTACTACACCGACGTTGATGACCTCGAAGATTTAAAACACGAGGTCATTTCCCTGTTAATAGAGGAGAAGATTCATATGTTTGACCCTACTAGAGGTGCAAAAGCCTACTCGTACTTCGGTACAATTGTGAAAAGGCACTTAATCAACTACAATAATAAGAACTACAAGCGCCTCAAATCATTAGCTCCTGTCGAAGACTTTAACGGAACCTATGATTTAGATACATCTGAAGTACGTCCGTACGCGTTTACATTACGTCAAATCTTCGATATCTATATAGAACGTACTTATAGCAAACTAGACGCCCTTTTCCCTAAAGAATCAGATAAGAAGGTAGCTGATGCTATTTTAACGCTTTTTGAAAAACGTTACGATCTCGACATTTTTAAGAAGAAAGCGTTATACATCTATATACGAGAGATTACCGGTACTGAAACTCCGTACCTTACTAAAGTTATCAACGTATTGAAAGAAGAGTTCTATACTTTATATAATGGATTAGAGCAGGAAGGTTTAATTGACCTAAAAAACTAACCTTTCTATTTATAAAGAAAGAGTATGGCACTGGATAAGGAGCTATTTAACGGCAAGACTGTTTCTAACGTACTAGAGGAGATTTATAACAACTCTAAGAAAAAAGATAAACAGATCAATGCTCTCATCGGAGAGCTTAAGCCTCTTATTGAAAATATCGGGGACGCTACCCTAGTAGTCCCCATGATCGCTAACTACCTAGAGATCGGAGTTAAGAACGATGAGATGCTCGTAAAAATGCTCACCATCGTCCAGAGAATGGATAATGCTAGGACATCTGGTGATACAGCAGGATTTGAACTAGGAGCAGAAGAACTAGCCCAGATCCTAGAACAAGCCAATGCATTAGGAGAGCAAAAATAATGGCATACGAATACGGCCCGTCTAAAAAAGACAGGAAATATGGTAGTTCCTTAAAGCAGGTCTACGATATATTCCTTGCTAAGGTAATCTCCACAGATCTTTCAACAGTAGATCCTGAGAGTACTTTTAAGATTAAGTACACTAAGGACCTAGATAACCCAGTATCGAGAGATAGTACAGCATATAGTACAGCGCTTCCATATAGTAGCGCTTATAAAAAACCACCCCTACCGGGAGAGGTAGTTTTAGTCATACGTACACAGATAAAGAGTCAAGGTAAAACTTCTACACCTCTAGAAAACTCTTACTACTTAGAACCTCTTAACTTATGGAAACATCCTCAACACGGGCAGACTCCTATAGGTAATGAAGATAATGTAACGACTGTCAAGGATTTTACAGAGAGGAGCGATATTAACCCGCTTACTCCTTACGCTGGGGATGTTCTATTTGAAGGAAGGCAAGGGCAGAGTCTTAGATTTTCACAAAGTATTCCTAATAAGACTCCCTGGAATGGTCCTTTAGGAGAACCTATTATGGTTCTGAGTAATGGTCAAGTTACAGTTAATAATGGATTTGAATACATAAAAGAAGATGTAAATGAAGATTACGCTTCTTTATATCTAACTTCTACTCAAAAACTCCCACTAACCCCAGGTAACAAGCTTACCCAACCACTAAACGAGTACGACCAGCCTCAAGCTATCTTAACTAGCGGCAGAGTAGTACTTAACGCTCGAGACAACAACCTGATCTTATCTACTCCCGCTGCTTTAGAAGCTTCAGGAAGAGTTGTAAACATCAAAGCAGAAGACACTATAACTAGTGAAGCTCCTCAAATCAAACTAGGAGAACAGGCAGATCAAAAAGCAATATTAGGAGATAGAATGTTAGCAGATCTATCAGCGGTTTTAATTGAACTTACTAAGGTAACTGCTGCACTCGGATCACTAGGTATAGCTCCCCTTACAGCACCTGCCGCTTCATTTACCGAGCGAGCAACAAGGTTCATATTAGAGGTAGAGCAAATGAAATCAAACAAAGTACTTATCCAGAAATGAGCGAGTTTGATCTACAGCCCTGCGACGGCAGGCATCTCATACAAAAGCTTAGCGATGAGCTTTTAAAAGCCTTAGCTCAAGCCAAGCAAAAATCCTGTGATGAACTAGCCCAGATCTTGACTGAATTCGGAATAGAAGATGTTAAGCCATGTGATCTTGTAAGCGAGAGATTTCTCAGACTGATTGCAAATAATCAAACCGACGAAGCAATCAACTTACTACTTTCTGGACTAAACCTACCCCCACACACTCTTAAACTATTGATTCAAGGGTTTGATAAACTTACCCCGCAAGAGCAGGCAGATGTAGTACTATATATAGAAGCTTCTGGAGTCTCTTTACCTCCTTACACTGCTAAAATTATACAAGCTGAAGGAGGAATCAAAACTGGGTTAAATAAACTTTCAGAACAAGAGAGGAAAGAGTTCAACCAATGGTTCCAAGATAGAGGGACAGCCTACACTCTAAGCTTTCTGACCCCCATCATACTCTCTCAGGTTACTCAAAAGATTCAATGTCCAACCGGTCAAACACTTCAAACACTAATTAACGTAGTTAGAACCATTAAGAAGTTTGTAAACAGTCTTGCAACAAAGCTACAAACTCTTACACAGGTTGTAAATCTAACTTCATCTGCTATCAATGCAATAAGCTTAACCCTTACTGCATTAGAAGAAGCTGCTAAAGCTTCTGAAGCAAGTACTTTTGCTTCCGCCGCTACCCCAAGCGGTGCATCCGGAGTGTTCGCCCTACTTACTGCTAGAGTTTATAGACTAGCAGATCGCATCAGGCCTGATATTCAAGGTCCCAGTAACCGCTACGGAGAGAAAGGATTAGACGGGATAGCCTGTCAAGCAGCTAAAACAGTTACATATATTACAATTCAAGTAAACACCGTTCAAGCTATTATCACAATCATTGATACGCTACTACAATCCTGCAGTAAAGATCAAATAGACACAGGTAACTTTATACCAGTACAACTTTCACAGAGCGGGGAAAATAACCTAGGTACATATCAAGGTTACAGGATTGAAGTTCGTATTGACCCAAACTCACCACCAGTCGCTCCTAGGCGTTACGCAGTAGCTATTGACTCTATTGGAGCAGTCGTGCTAGAAGGTAACAAGTCCTTCTCTAGCTCTAACGAACTTCTTATAGAAGAGCTTAAGCTAGCCATTGATCGACTAGTTAATTAAATCTATTTATTATTATGAAAGCTAGTGAATTTAAAAGTCTAATTAAAGAAGCTGTAAGAGAAGCTATCAGAGAAGAACTTTCTGAAATGAAAGCTCCCGCTCCTATGCAGACTGAAGCTACAGCACCTGCACCTAAGCCATTACAATTCTCAGGAGGAAATCCTCTTATGGAAGCCCTTAATATGACTAGCCGTTCTATGACTTCGGAAGATTACCGCAGCATGGGAACAGCAACAGCTAATATGGCTGAAATGTTTGATAGAGGCGCATTCACGCCCAGGCAGGCCTTCAAACCAGTCTCTGAAGATCCTAGAGCAGTAGCTCAAGCTGTAGCCGCCGCCCCAAAAGTAGGGCTAGATCTATCCCAGTTGAGCTTTGTTAATAAAGCAGCAGCAATTGTAAAGCAAGCAAATAAGAAGAGAGATCCATATGGCGTATAACGTACAGAGAATTAACCCATTAGACCTTCAGCCTAGAAAAGCTGTAGGGGTTGCTTTACCTTTCCAAGGTAGAGCTGTTTTTAATTCTACGTATACTACCAAAGACGCTACTAAAGCTAATCTTATCAATTTCTTTCTCACCGGACAGAATGAAAGAGTTTTCAATGTAGATTTTGGAGCAGGTCTTCGAAATTTTGTATTTGAAGCTATTACCCAAGATAGCGTTGAAGAGATCACAGAACGTATAGAGACCTCACTAAAACTATACTTTCCACAAGTTCAGGTTAAGACTTTAAAACTTACACCAGAACCGGACCAAAACTTAATCTCTTTTGAATTAAAATACTCTGTTAGAGAAACCAACATTACAGATGAGATTGTAATTAACTTTGAGCAATAATGGCACAGGAAAGAGATATAAAATATGTAGGAAAGTCTTTTAGCGATTTTCGTCAACAGTTAGTAGACTACGCTAAAAACTACTTCCCAGACACCTACAACGACTTTTCTCCAACATCACCAGGTATGATGTTTATGGAGATGGCAGCTTACGTAGGAGATGTACTCTCATTCTACCAAGACGTACAGCTTCAAGAAACCTTCCTACAGTACGCTAAAGAACCAGGTAATCTGTATACATTAGCTTACATGATGGGTTACCGTCCTAAAATAAGCGCAGCTGCAACGGTAGACTTAGACATCTACCAAAGAGTACCTTCCAAGCTAGTAAGTGGACAATGGATACCAGATTACGATTACGCAGTCACTATTAGTGAAAATTCACAACTACAGTCTACTACTAATCCTCCTGTAAAGTTTCTTATAGATAATAAGATTAATTTTACCTTCTCAAGCTCTTACGATCCTACAGATGTATCAGTTTATGCAGATGACGGGGTTAAACCCACCTTATTTCTATTAAAGAAAAAAACTAAAGCTATTTCTGCCGAGGTAAAAACTACCACAATCACAGTAACAGCTCCGGAAAAATTTAGAACTGTTGTAGTAGAGGATACCGATATACTAGGTGTATTAGATATTACAGATGCAAGTAGTAATAGGTGGTACGAAGTACCTTACCTGGCACAAGACAGTATCTTTTTAGATCAGTCAAATAATGCAGCAGATTCTAGCTTAGTACCCTATACCCTACAGCTTCAAAAAGTACCTAGAAGATTCGTATCAAGATTTAACTCAGCAGGTAATTTAGAAATTCAATTTGGAGCAGGAACAGTAGGAGGATCCGATACTGTATTCACACCAGATCCTACTAATGTAGGTTTAGGAGATCAAATTATAGGGGTATCTAAAATAGATAAGGCCTACGACCCTTCAAATTTTATGTTTACAGGAACATATGGTCTAGCTCCTGCTAACACAGTATTGACGATCCGCTACCTAGCCGGCGGCGGAGTTGAAGCAAACGTACCCTCCGATACCGTAACTACTATCCTATCATCCACTAGAACTGCTACTTTAGCAGGGTATGAAAACACAGTAGCATTCAATAATCCCGCTGCAGCAGTTGGAGGAAAAGATGGAGATACTTCTGACGAGTTACGTGAAAATAGTTTAAAAGCTTATGCAGAACAGCTGAGAGCTGTAACAAAAGAAGACTACATAATTCGTACCCTATCACTACCTTCTAAGTTTGGATCTGTAGCAAAAGCGTATATAGTTCAAGATCAGCTAAGCTCTACTAAGTCAACTACAGATAATATAGTAGACAGTAACCCCTTATCCTTATCTCTATATGTACTAGCTTACGATAATAATAAGAAACTTACTACAGCTTCTAATACTCTCCGAAATAATCTAAAAACATATCTCTCCCAGTACAGGTTATTAACAGATGCTATCAATATCAAAGATGCATTTGTAGTTAATATTGGGGTAAAGTATGATATTTTGGTATTACCTAACTACACAGGTAGAGATGTTCTTCTAGCATGCACTCAAGTATTAAAAGAATACTTCTCAGTAGAAAAGTGGTCAATTAACCAGCCTATAAATCTATCTACCCTGTATACCCTACTTGATAGAGTTAAAGGAGTTCAAACAGTTCAAAATATTGAAGTAGAAAACAAAGTAGGAGGAGCATACTCACAGTATGCCTACGATGTGAAAGGAGCTACTAAGAATAATATTGTATACCCTTCCTACGATCCTTGTATCTTTGAAGTAAAATTCCCAGACACAGACATTACCGGTCGCGTAACTTCATTGTAAATATTTATTATAAAAGATGGCAATCTACAGAATTTTTCCTGAGAAGGACGCAACCTTATACTCTAGGTATGAAGCTTCTAATACCGGATTAGACGAAATCCTTGAGATTAGTTCATTCTACTTAGGAAGTAGTAGCTTTGCTAACAGAACCGTAATTCAGTTTAACAACTCAGAAATTGAGGATGTTATAGAGAGTAAAATATCCCCGACTGTTATTGCAGGAGGACAGATGGAGTTTTCTGCATCTATTAAACTATACTTAGCAGAAGGAGAGGAAGTACCTACCGGATACGCTATTGAAGCTTCCCCTCTGTATGATTCTTGGGATACAGGAACTGGAAAATACGGAGACAACCCAATTAATAAAACAGGAGTAAGCTGGTTTTACACAAAACCAGGGACACGTTGGACTAACCCTACCCCCGCTAATACAGCAGCTTATTATAATTCTGGAAGCGTAGCTATTGGAGGTGTTTGGTACACCGGCTCTTACGGAATTAATCTAGTACACTTCCAATCACATTCCACAGTATCTACTCACGATATTGATCTAGATGTAACACCTTCTGTAAAACTACATTATTCACAGTCCCAAGGGTTAACAGGTATTACTAACAACGGATTCATTTTAAAGTTAAACAGTGTTAATGAATTTCAAACAGGGAGTCTCACCTTCTTAAAGTACTTCTCTAGTAACACTCATACCATTTACCCTCCGTGTCTGGAGTTTAAGTGGAATGATTTTGTAACAAGTAGTTTGGTTGCAACTCGAGCGGTAACAGACCCTACCTGTATTGTAGGTATTAAAAACGCTAAAGACCGTTACACTGATGAAGGTAAGTACCGCTTCCGCTTAAACGTAAGACCTAAATACCCAGCCAGAACTTTTGTAACCTCTTCAAACTACATCACTCAACACTACTTACCCACAACATCGTACTGGGGACTTAGAGATGAGAATACAGAAGAAATGGTTGTAGATTTTGATACAACTTACACAAAGATTAGTAGTGATAACACTAGCAACTACTTCGATGTGTATATGAACGGTTTACAGCCCGAAAGACATTATAGACTTCTAATTAAAACTACCATCGACGGATCAACATCAGTACTTGACAACGGAGTAACTTTTAAAGTCGTAAGAAATGGCTGAAGAAGTTAAATTACAAAAAACGGTTTACGACCCGGTTAATTTTAGAAGAGTTGTAGATACTTCCTTCAAAACATTTGCACAACCAGTACCTGCTGTTGATACAGATACCGTAGAGGAGCTTTTTAGACTATACAATAAACTGTACTTACGTATACCGGTAGAAGGGGATACAAACTCCCACCAGTACCTAGTGACTGAAAGCTCCAAACTCTACTCACAGCAAGTACAATCAGTAGATGTACAACCTCTCCTTGACGAGATTACACAGCTCAGACAACAGCTCCTTTCAGCAAATCAGGAAATATTAGCACTTTCAGTACAACAGGGTAAATAATGGCTACAGTTCAATACAACGTAATTCCAGCTAACACTGCAGATCTAGGAGTTGAAACTTATTCAACTTCTGATACTACATTAGTGAATTCTTTCGCAATCAACTCTAACTACAATGTTGATGAGCATTTTATAGAACTACACGCTTATTCTGCAGCAGGTGAATTACTGACTTCAGTCTACAATTACCAAAATGAAAAACAACTTCTAAACTCAGCAGGAGCTGGTCAGGACGGCGCTAGCACATTATACATTGATCCGGTTTTAGATGCAAATAGTTTAGGATACACTCAAGGTGGAGTATCACTCCTATATCATTTTTTAAGACCTATCCTGCCAAGCTCTTTATACATCTCTGATATATCACCAGACAGAACAGAGCTTAGAACTAGAGGAGTAGAAGTATCTCCTGCATTACTGCAGATATTAACCGACTACAAAACTCAGCTACAAGCTAACTCATACTTCACAGAGTTTCGGTTAAATTTCAAAAATAACGATCTGTTTATTGGAGTTAATCTTGATATAGAGACAGACGGTAGCGTACTTGTTAAACTATACGAACCGCTTCCTGCCAACATACTATTAAAGAACACTTTCGAACTGGTAGAACTAGTAGCAGACAGTATATCTTATCAGGTAGAGGCTACGTTTACTCCAGAACCAGAACAACCAGTATTTTTAAAAGGACCGAATTTTACATTAGAGGATAGAGAACAAAACGTACTCAACACCGGCTACCTTAACTACAATGAGCTTTTCTCGTATCCCGTTACAGGAAGCTACCATAAGTTACTACTTCAAGCCAGTCAAAGCGGGATACAGGTCAGTATAGATTATTCAGACTACAGCAACTTCATACACTTCTCATCAGCCCAAGAGAGGTTAGAGAACTTTAATTACAAAATAGGTCTAGTACAGTACTACGAGAGTAAATCTATCTCTATCAAGAGTACACTATCAGTAAACGCTTCTGCTGCAGTGAGTGAAAGCAGTACATATTATGATAATTTAGTAAGCGGTATTATTGGAAAGTTTGACGGATATGAACAGTATCTTTACTTTGAGAGTACAAGCTTTGCTTGGCCTAAATCAAACAACCTACCTCCTTACATAAATCTTACCGGATCAAGCGCTACGGTAACTAACTGGTACACTACTCAATTTGCATCAGCCTCTCTATACGACGAACTGAATCAGAGCAACTTAGTGTATACTGTTCCGGAATTTATCCGCCAGGATGATGCTAACGCACCGTATTCGGTATTTTTAAACATGATCGGTCAGCATTTTGACAACATCTGGATTTATGCTAAAGCTGTTACCGATAAGTATGATGCTGATAATAGACTTGACTACGGAATCTCTAAAGATCTAGTCGGGGAAGCCCTTAGAAGCTTTGGAGTAAAGTTATACTCCTCAAACTTCTCAGTAGCCTCCCTTTCATCCTTACTGCTAGGAGAGTGGTACGATAGCGGATCTGAACAAATTACATCATTTGTAACTGCTTCAAACTCCCCTACCCCTGATAAAGATATCATCCAGGAAACTTACAAGAGACTGTACCATAACCTTCCTTACCTTATTAAGACAAAGGGAACCGAGCGCGGTTTAAGGGCGCTTATTAACTGCTTTGGCATACCTAGCGGGTCTTTAGAAATTAAAGAATTCGGTGGAGTTGGTAGATCTTCTCCTATTTACTTTGCAGCTGAAACAGGCTCTGTAGATAAAATCAGAATAAGTAATACAGGAAGCATTGTACCGGGAAATACGCTCTCTCAGTATACTTCTATTCAAAACCCTGCAGGAGAATATACAGAAGATATTCATACACTAGAAGTAGGCTTCTCACCTACCTATTACGTAGATAAGTACATAGTCGACAACATCACCAGCAGCTTCAATATAGATAACTACATTGGAGACCCTAGAACAGCTCACGATTCTAGATACACAACCCTACAGCCCTTCATCTCTTCAAGCCTTGGCAATTTATCAAGATACGATATGTTTGACTTTGTCAGACTTATTAAGTTCTTTGATAACCAGGTCTTCAAGATGGTAAAAGATTTTGTACCTGTAAGAGCAAGTGCAACAACAGGTATTATTATCAAGCCTCACCTGCTAGAAAGAGGTAAGATAAAACAACCTACTCTATCCCTTACCCAGCCGGAATACTCTGCTTCTATTAACACAGCTTTCTTAGAAGCCCAGGATGGAGGAGTGATTAATGAACTCTCTACAACTAATACAGTTGAAATAAAAACTCCTGCAGGAACTGTTACAGAAACTAAAACTACCGGAGTTGAGAAATATAACGGAGAACTAGGAGGTTCTTTTATAGACGTAGTAACAGGAGAGCTTAATGATGAAAATCCATTCAAGCATGAAGTACACCCGGAACTTAACTACTCATTAACAGAGTACCTATCAACCCTTACCCCGGCGCCAGGATTTGATGAAGTAACAGCAAACGATTTTCTAACCCAGGTTATATCAGTAGGAAATATGCACTTTTTCTGGGAGTATAATTCCAAAGGAGGGTATAACTACCTTAGATATATTCGCTTTAGGAACACACTAACAGGGGGGGTAGACATATACACCTCTGTATTAGAGCTGGAAAAAATAAAGATAGCGGGAGTTGAATATCCTTTCTTAAATAAAACAGTAACTACGTCCACAACCGTACTAACACTAGGAGACCCAGGATCAGGCCTAGGACTTAGCCCCGCCGCATACCCAACTACTCCCACAACAGTACAGGTAATTTTACAGCCATATTTACCATCTACTTTTGAAAACTCTGATTATAATCCTCTACTAAACAACGCTACTGCAATTGCAAATTCTGCAAAATTACGTAAGGTTGATTATTCAAATGGAGTTATGGTTCCAAGTAATATTCAAGCTTTGAGAGACAATACAGCAGATATAGCTGACGTACAGGAGTACCTTTACAACAGTGCAGGCATTGTTAGCGGCAGATATACAGGTAAACAGCTTTTTGCAGAACAGGTTAACGTATTCAACAGAGCAACTGATAAATCCTACGGAAGCACTCCAGTAATAGAGCAGACAGTGCCGTATTTTGGAACTTTCAGTCAAATGTCAGCAACTCAAGACCTACTTAATGCTGTTGAGATGACTATTCCTTATGTGACGTTTCAAAACGGCGACATTTATTCTTCTAATACTAATCCCGATACTGCTAAAGATATGCAATTTATCTTTACAGAGAATAAAAATGCTACCATACTTTTTAAAACTAACACATCAGGTTCTAGAAAGGTGCTTGCACTTAACGGAGAGTATAGAATTAAAAAAGGAGGAAAGAGAGTTGAACCTATCCTAGTTACTCAAAGTGGATCGTTTAATTCTACCGGAAAACTAGTAACAACTTCAGGATCTTATTTTAATACGATATTCTTTGGCGAAGATACCGGCGTTGGAGAATACAGGCTGCAAGGAGTAGCTTCAGGATCTACCGACCGAGCTACACAGATTACGAATAGCTCAACCCTAATCGTGTACTTTGCAACTGCCAGCAGCGGTAACACCCTCGCTAGATGGGATGTACCTGATCGTGCGTATAGTCTCCCATCTATACAAGCTAACACAAGTATAAAGTACGATACTGATGTATATCTTGAATTCGATAGAGATGGCTCAAAATGGTCAGACAGTATTTCTGTAGACGTAGTGTTAGAATACTACGACGGAAGTACTTGGACGACTCTAGATACTAAAACTATTAAACCAACCTGGAATAGGTCTGGAGTCAAACACGAACAGCCTGATGGTATTGATATCGTAGGACACGTAGAATCTGGAACCGCCGGCGTAGTTTACGTGTACGTAAAAGCTACTATGTCTACTGGGTTTATACCTTTCGGTTCAAGCTTAACTACTCAAAAAATAAGAGTAAAAGTTGTAAATAATACAACCGGGAACGACGATGTGTACCTTCTAGACTATATTGATGTATACAAAGCAGGAGGGTGGCCTGCAATAAAGGCTAGAGAGAATATATACAGAGGAACAAATTATAGTGCGTTTGGATCTTTCGGTCCCGCTATCACTACTGTTGTACACGGACCTAAATTTCAAACACCCCCAGATTACAGAAAACTTAAATCAAACTTTGCAGTAGATCAGGAAGTTAAACCACAAGGATCGGTTATTTTTCCAACTAGTCAAGCTGTTGTACCTTTTGCTCCGTCTGAATACCACCCTACCTCTAGTGTAGGTACTAGTATTACAAGCGCTGCCTTCAATCCCTACATATGGGTATCTTCCAGTCTCACTGAAAATTTCGGAGCTTTTCAAACCTCTGACAACCATGAAAGCTTAGGGTTCAAAGAATTTATAACTCCGTTTACAATTCAACTAGGAGATGAATTAAGAGCAGAAGGTAACGAGAATAAAGTTTATACAGTTATTGACATCTGGGAGAAAGGGGACAGTCGAATAAACAATAGTCATTTATTTGCAGCTAGACCAGATAAAGGAATGGTAATAAAAGTAGCTCCCCCTGTTCCACGCGGCACTTTACTTTCTAACATCTTAATTAGAAGGTACGTAGATGACCCAACAAAAGTACTCCTATATACTTCAAACCCAAAAACAGTCGATGAGTTTGGAACTATTACCCCGCAATACATCTCCCAGGATCTTCAAGCAAACTTTGAAAGTTATGCGGACAAAGCCTTCACATTAATACAGTAATCTAAAACCTCCCTTAGGCTCTATTTATAATTAAAATCTAACAAGAAATGGGATATTTAAATAACTCAGTAGTAACAGTTGATGCGATCCTTACCAAAAAAGGTAGAGAGCTTCTAGCAAGAGGCGACGGATCTTTCCGCATCACTCAATTCGCTCTATCTGACGATGAAATCGACTACACACTTTACAATACTTCTCACCCTTCAGGCTCTGCCTACTATGGAGAAGCTATTGAAGCTATGCCGCTACTTGAAGCATTCCCAGACGAGACTCAAATTATGAAGTACAAGCTTACTACTCTTCCTAGAGGTACAGCTCGTCTTCCAATCCTAGCTACCAAGTCTGTAGTAACATTAAAGCAAGGTCAATCAGAGGCTATCACCCCTCAGACCCTTAACTACCTCGGTAACAATCAGACTTTTGAAACAAGCGGATATACGTTTACAATTGCTGATGCAAGAGTTGCTTCTGCATTCCAAGGAGTAGGAATCAACACAGAAGAAGCAAATAGACTAAATAACACTACAACTCTTGGAACAAATGTATCTAAGACTGTAATTGGAACTAGCCTGAACATCACAGCTACAAACGTAAACACTCTATTTGGAACCAATACCCAGCTACAAACCACTCTAACCATTATCGGCAGAGATTCAGGAGCTAGAGTGACCATTCCTGTAACAATTACAAAAGTAAATTAATAGCATATGTCATTTAAAAGATTTGACGCCGAAGACTTAGTAATCGCTTCCGAAGCTGTATCAGCCCCGGTTTGGTCAACAGGAGATCCCATACTTTCAACTCTCTTTACATCCTCTACTCAACCTAATCTAGAGTCAGGTAAGTTTTACTACGATGTATACCAGACAGGTTCAACTTTAGAAAACGCAGCAGTACAGTTTTCAATTGCTTACGGCGATTTAGACGGTTCAGGATCTGCTCCTTATAACCCTTCTGTTGTAGGTAAATCACCTTCTTCTACAATCTACGGACAGTATAGAACATTAGTGTTAGGAGACGAAGAAACCTCATTTAGCTTTGGTGGAGTAAATCAAGAATATTTTTACGCTATTGCTATTGATAGAGACAGATTCAAAGAATCTCTACTGCCAGCTTCTTTTAATTTAACTTTAAAGAATACGAGCAATAAAACTTTAAAGCTAACAGACAATAGCGCGGCAGTTACTACAGTAAGTTACAATGATGCAGGTAGAGTCTACCAAGTGGTCAGTGGATCTAACGGCACTCCCTACACCGGAGTTAATGCAAATGGATATACAGGTACTTCAGGATCTTACGGACTATTCCTTCCAGACGTCGGAGTGATCCTACTAAACGGAGCAGCACTTGATATCAGCGGTACTGCGGAAGGCGTAGCACTTGGTACTACTAGAGGAACTACAAATGCAGGTAATCCTGGAAAGCTTTTCCAACTAATTAACTCAGGTAGCTCATTCCAACTTAATTACAAAGAAACAGTAACTTCTCAGTTTGTTTTTGCTAGAGTAAGAAACAGCGAGTTCAACTACTCTACTAACCCTTCTTACATTACAGGATCCGGGGATCTTAGAATTAGCAGTATGTTAGATACTCCGCAGAGCTACATCACAACAGTAGGTATGTATAATGATAATAACGAGCTTGTAGCAGTAGCTAAACTATCAAGACCTCTACTAAAAGACTTTACTAAAGAAGCTCTTATCAGAATCAAGCTTGATTTCTAAATGAATGAGTGCATTTATAAAGCTAAACAAACAGGATGCATTCGTAACTCCTTATACCGCGTATAAGAGCTGGTCTATTAGTAGCGCTAGTCTGCAAGACTACAGCATCGAAACTTTTACAGCTGAAGCTACAGGATCATATACGGGTATCTTTAGCCCGATTTTATCAGATACTAGCGGTCAATCTAACTCGGAATACAACACCCTAATACACAGGTCCCTAAAACATCTATATTACTCCGGTGTTTTTACAGGAGCAGAAACTAGTAGCTCTTTTGAAGACTACAAACAAACTGATATACAGCCTAGTATGTCTCGAGCTATTTCTAACGATCTACTAGTTGTTAGTATTCCTCGTAACATTGTAGGGTCTGCAATCAAACCCGGTACCTTTTCACTAGGAACTGAAGCAGCAATCTCTGCTTACGTTTCAGGAGGTTACGTTAGTCCTGGCTATGTAGTAGGATCAACCTCAGGAAGCTTTATTATATACGATGACGGAGAAGGTAAACTACTAGTAAGCGGTAGTGTTGCAAAAATTGGAGATATAATCTACCCTCACGGTCTTGCAATACTAACCGATTCAGCCTCAATCTCTTCGATACAGTCTCTACCGAGCTACAGTATGCATTGGCAATCTACCTACGAAGTATATACCCATAACTACAAATGCAGAGTAAGAGAACAGGACTTTAATTACTCTCAGAATCCTTCAATTAAATCAGGAAGCAACGGAGACATTTATGACTTTGCTACCGGAAGTTATTTCCAACCTTATGTAACAACAGTTGGATTATACAATGATTCTAACGAACTTATAGCAGTAGGAAAGTTAGGTCAACCTATACCTAAGTCAAGGTATAACGATATGACTTTCGTCATTACATTAGACATTTAAAACTATGACTGAACCTACCTGGACTTATAAGGGTAGGGGTATCACTGAGATTTCTGACATGCCGGAAGGCACTTACGGATTTATCTATCAGATTACTCACACCCCTACCAACAAAAAATACCTCGGCAAAAAAGTCGTATACTTTACCCGCAAGGTAAAACTTACTAAAAAAGAGATTGCCGAACAGACTGGTCCTGGCCGCAAGCCAACTACCAAGCTCGTTACCAAAGAAAGTGATTGGGATAGTTACTATGGATCAAATAAAGAGTTTCTAACCCTAACTAGAACCTACCCTAAAGAAGAATTCCAGAAAGAAATCCTAGAGTTTGTATCTTCCAAAAAGATGCTTACTTACTTTGAGTGTAAATATTTATTTAAATACGATGCTATTGAGAATAATCCTTTATACTACAATGATAACATCCTAGGTAAATTCTACAGGAAAGATTTTCTATGAAACTAATACAAGCCCTTCTTACTGAGAGCACTTACTCTAAAATCAAAGATGCTTTTAAGAAAGCCGGAGTTACCTATGTAGGGGGAGGATCTCATGGGGTTGTTTATAATGCACCCAATCCTGTGCCGGAATTCGGATACGAACCTAAAGAAGGCTACCTAGTAAAAATTACTCAGGATGACATCGAAATGCAGGCTATGCTCAAGGCTCAAGGTAAGAGCTTTAAATACCTGGCAAACGTTGGCAAGGCAGTGGAGATGGAAAAAGGAGGCTGGTACCAGGTTGAGAACTTAGAACCACTACCGCAAGAATACTCTCAGGAAATTAAAAAGAACGTTCGTATATTAGATGAGTTCTTTATGGAAGGAGATAAGAGCATACTTTCAAATCTATCCCCGTACCTACAGAAGGTCTTTATCGGTGCAAGACAGGAAATGATTCAAGCCGGAGTCGACCCTGAAGATGTTGATATGTACGGAGATGATAACAACGTAATGGCAACCGCCGACGGTCAGATAAAATTAATCGACTATTAAGTTGGTTCGGAACGGTTTCGTTCTTATATTAAGGTTATAACTAGTTAATACCTCCTAATGGAGAACCCTGTTTTATTAAACGCAGTTGAAAACGTACTCGGAAAGTCTCATAAGAGAGCTCGGGATAACTATGCTTTTAGCTGTCCGTTTTGTAATCATCGCAAACCTAAGCTAGAGGTTAAACTCTCGACCAACGAGAAGGGGGAAAATCCATGGGAGTGCTGGGTGTGCAATACCCGAGGTCGTACCATTAAATCGCTTCTAAGACAGATGAAGCTTTCAAGAGAGGAAGCTAATGAAGTGCTTAAGTACGTTAGAAAAGGAGAGACAGCTGACTACGAGGTAACGTTTGTAGAACTTCCTAAAGAATTTCAAGCACTAGCTACTGCCTCTCAGACCTCAGTAATTGCAAATAAGATCAGAAACTACCTCTACAGGAGAGGTTTGACAGAGAACGATTTTATTAAGTATAACATAGGCTACTGCACAACAGGAGAATATGCCGGTAGAATTATCGTACCTTCATACGATGATAATAATCAGCTAAACTTCTTTGTTGGTAGAACATTTGAAAATAGTTATTTTAAATATAAGAATCCTTCTGCATCCAAGGATATAGTAGGGTTTGAAAATATGATTAACTGGGACCAGCCCGTCATCTTGGTTGAAGGAGTCTTCGATGCCATGGCTGTTAAACGTAATGCCGTTCCAATCTTAGGTAAATCTTTATCTAAGAGTTTATTAATGAAATTAGTGTCTAACAAGGTTCAAGACATTTATATAGCGTTGGATAAAGATGCTTTAAAAAGTGCGCTACGATACTCTGAGCAATTCCTTGCTATGGGTAAAAGAGTGTTCCTTGTTGACATGGTCGATAAAGATCCTTCCGAAATGGGTTTTACTAATTTCACCCACCATATCCAACAATCCCAGGAGCTAACCTTCAGCGACCTCCTAAGATACAAATTAGCATTCGTATGATTTATCCAGGTTCCAATTTTCTTTTAGAGCATAAGCAAAAACGCATTAAGTTCGACGGAGAGCTAAAGCAGATCACTTTACCGGACCGCCGGGTTTATAAAAGAAGCGAAGGCCTTTATTACCCCTCCGTTACTACGATCCTGCAGTACATGCCTAAGAATAAGTTCTTTGAGCAGTGGATTAAGGACGTAGGTCATAACGCCGATCTCATTATGAGAAGGGCAGGTGAAGAGGGGACGGCAGTCCACAACGCAGCCGAAGAGCTGATCAAAGGCGGGGAAGTCCAATGGATGGATGACTACGGCAAGGCTAAGTACTCGCTGCTGGTATGGCAGATGATCAATAAGTTCGTTGAAGCTTGGAAGGCTATGGCTCCTGAAGTCATCGCTACAGAAGAGTTTACCTTCTCGGACGTCCATAAGTACGCCGGTACTGCTGACATCATCGCTAAGATCGGTGATGAGGTTTGGCTGTTAGATATCAAGACCTCTAACTCTTTGCATAAGTCTCACGAGTTACAGCTGTCGGCCTATGCCAAGGCCTGGGAGGAGATGTACGGTCAGAAAATCGACCGGACAGGTATCATCTGGCTAAAATCAACCAAGAGAACTACCTCTAGCAAAGACGGAGCATTCCAAGGTAAGGGCTGGGAGCTTAAAGTAGTTGATAACATCGATGAAAACTTCGAACTGTTTCAACTCATTTACAAATTATACCTTTTAGAGCATCCTGCTGACGAACCATCCTTTCAGACATATCCTCTATCGGTAAAGTTGTAAGCTATTTATAAAGAGCCTATCTTTAGGGTGATAAATAGCACAAAATGGGAGGAAACGTATTCGGAACCACAGACAAGATTAAGAGGGAGGACATCAAGCCTACCCTCTTAAACTTTTTAAAAGAATTCAAGAGATTATTTCCTCAAGCAGAACCTCACTTCCGTCAAATGCAGACCCTAGGATCTGTAGGTAAGAAGGAGGTTTCTGGAGATATCGATTTAGCGATTTCCGATAAAAGCTTTGATAAGATTCAGGACTGGGGTCTAGATCAGCAGCACGTCCAGGAGCTTTTCGAACTCTTCAAAAAGAGATCAAGAACAGCCTCGGAAGAGCAGCTTATGAAAAGAGCTGTGATTGTTGCTATTGCTGAAAAGATCCAAGATGCTGATACCGACCTTGCTGTCGACGTAAAAGGTTCAGCTTCGGGTGCATTATTCCTGCAAGCTCCTCAATACAACGAAGCAGGAGAGCAGCTAGATAGCAACGTTCAAATCGATATAAATGTCGGGGATGTTGACTGGCTTAAATTTGCTTACTACTCTAGCGTTTATTCTGGAAATGTGAAAGGATTGCACCGTACCCAGTTACTGGTTGCCCTATTTGCAAATAAAGGATATATCTTCTCTCACAACTACGGAGTTAAGAATAGAGACACCCAGGAAATAGAAGCTAAATCTCCAACTGAAGCTATCGAGCTTTTAAACAAGCTCTACAAAGCAGACTTTACTTCCGAGATTCTAGAGAACTACTTCAGTGTTATGGAGGCTCTCAAAAACAATCTAAGTGAGCAGGATCTAAATAAGGTCTACGATATCTACCTCAAGATTCTTGACAGCACTAGAGCCGACATTCCGGAAGATTTACAGGACTACTGGATTGCAAATCAGGAGAGACTGCAGCTCAAAGGTAAGTTCCTTCCAGACGATTCTAATTTAGTAAAATATAAAGTACAATGAGCGGTGTAGCCGGAGGAAATAGAATTAAAAAGCAAGACGTCCAAGATACGTTTAATGATTTTGAGAATAAAGTTCTCAAGAAAATCCCTGGTTACAAAGCTGCAAGTCTATCTGGAAGCGTTAAAGCTGGCACTAAAGCCGACTTCGGAGACTTAGACGTTATTAGTACCTTTGAATACGGTGATAAGAAGCTTGCCAAGCAAGCAATCATCGACACGGTATCTAAGATGCCAGACTCTCTAATTATGCCCTTCCAAAGCGATCGGTATAAAGGTAAGAAATTTTATAACTCCGGAGAGATTATCTCGGTACTCTACCCAATCAAAGGAGCACCGGGCGAAACTATTCAAGTTGATGTTATGGTTTCTCTTTCTGAAACCGAACACCAGTTTAAGAACTCGTTTTTAGACCTACCTGCCGAAGTGCAGGGTCTAATCTTAGGACTAGTTAAGACTGCATTAGTAGAGCAGAAGCCGGCCGAAGTATTCGCCCGTATGGGAATTAAAAATCTACCCCCCTTAGAAGCAAATCAGGAATACGAATTTAACCTTTCTAGCGTAAATCTAACTCTCAGAAAAGTAACCCTAGACAACTTTAAAGAAGTAGCTAGAGAGGAAATCTGGAAATCAAATAACTGGTCTGACGTACAGAACCTATTAAAGGATTTTGATCTTAATCAGCCCTTTGAAAAGCTTTTAGACCAGATAACAAGATCGCTTACCAATCCTAGAAGTAAGAACCGCGTAGCAGGAATCTTCCGCTCGATGGTATCGGTTAAATCCGGTGAAGTAGGTACTCCTAAAGGAGATAATAAAGAGAAGGCTTTGTCACAAGTTGCTCAAACTCTAACAGAAGGAGAAGAAAGCACCATCGGACTTTACGGAGGTGGATTCAAACCCCCTCACCGCGGTCACTTCCACATCGCTAAAGAGCTAGCCAAGGACGTAGATTCAATTAAGATCTACATCGGTGGTACAATCAGAAAAGGAGAAATAATTACAGCTCAGCAGTCAAAAGATATCTGGGGGATCTATGCCAAGTATTTAGGTGTGCCCACTGAAATTGAAATAGCACCGGTCACCCCTATCCTTTCAATCTACCAGGAAATCGAAGCTAACAAAAAACAAGACTACTTAGTAGGTTCCTCTACTGACCCGGCAGATCTAGCTAAGTTTAAAGCTCTACAGCTCAATAAGGATAATCTCTACGATAGAGCAAAATTAAAAATTGTGTCAACGATCAACGAAGAAAAGCTATCTGCTACTACAATTAGAACAGATATGGACTACCTAAAAGCAGGTCAATGGATGCCTGAAGAACTTTCAGCAGACGATAAAAAAACAGTACTAGGAATCCTAAAAGCAACCCCAGAGTACAAAATGGCAGAAGCCATCGACGATGTATTCAACAGCTTCCTAGGAGAAGGTACAAAAGAAAAAGCAGAAAAGAAAGAAGAAGAAACTTCTGAAGTAACCATGGGAACTCCCATGGCACCGATTGCCGTAGTACCTTCTGAGATTCGTCAGAAAATGCAAAACCTTACCGCATACTTCCAGAAGCTTGCCCCGGACGATGTGATCGTAGACTTTAACGGTCAATCGATCGTTATTACCCCGATGTACTACAACAAAGCTCTACCGATGGGACCAGCTGACTACACTCCCGAGCAGAAACCTATCGACGAATACCAGGATACTGCAGCAGCTATCAACTACGTACCTTATATCGCTGGTATTCTAGAGCATATGATTAAGAAGGGTATGACGGTATTACCGCTGCCGGAGATCAAAACTAGAGAAGATGAAGAAAACGCTGCTAACGTTTTTGGTAGGACTGCTTACTACGATCCTACTAAGAAAGAAGTCGTGCTGTATGTAACAGGACGTCACCCTAAAGATGTACTGCGTTCATTCTGCCATGAGATGATTCATCACATGCAGAACCTAGAAGATCGTCTACCAGCTTTTACTACTACCAACACCCAGGAAGATTCTACATTAAATGATATTGAAAAGGAAGCTCATTTCCTTGGTAGCATGCTCATGAGAGAGTACGAAGATTCGATTAAGAAGGAAGATAGCCTGGAAGAAGGTACCAAATACCGTTCAATCGTTGCTGACGTTAGAAGAGCTGTTAACGATGCTCTTAATGTCTTAATTAGTGGTAAAAAGCTAAAAGGATATAACGTTAAGACCAAAAGAGAGCCTACTAAAAAGGATTTAGAGTTTGCTGAAAAATACGGAATGTCTCCTTTAGGAGCTATGCTTTACAACGAATATCAATCAGCATACCTGGGAGAGTTTACAAGCAAAAGCGAGAAAGGAACTAAGACAGAAGACGGCAAGCCGGTAAATGTAGGGGTAAGTTTAAAATTTGCTCAAACCGACCAAGTAGCACCGGGCAAATTCCACATCGACGGTGAAGCCGGTTCCGATGAAGGAGAAATCGATATCATACTAGCTTTTAATCCGGCTGACGGGACTAATATGCTTCAACAAATCCAACCAATCTTAACCGATCTTATTCGTCACGAAACCGAACACCTAACCCAATCCGGGGTAGAAGTTCGCCCGGATAAGTGGATGAGAAAGGACGAAGCTAGAAGAAGAGCTATTCGTCAGAACCCGGAGATATGGTACAAGTATTACATGCTTCCTAAAGAAGTAGATGCTAACATCCAGGGCTTGCATACAAAGTCAAAGTACGAGAAGAAAGACTTCCAGTCAACCGTTGACCAGTACCTAGAAGACCTAGTACAGGGTGAAATTATAACAGTTGCAAATAAGCAAAAAATTTACGATCTTTGGAAGAGCAGAATTCCCCAAATCGGAGGTATTCCAAACTTAAAATAAAATGGGCAAGTTAGCTGACTTACTACTTACTGAAGAGGAGCAAAATCCAAAACCAAAAGGCAAACTATTCTGTGATATGGATGGCGTGCTTACGGATTTTGTAGGCCGCTTTGACCATTACTTCGGTATGCATCCAAACGAGTACAAGGAGAAAAAAGGTGACGGAGGCTTCTGGAGCGTCATTGCACCTATCGGTCAGATCTTTTGGGAAGGAATGGAATGGACCCCGCACGGCCTACAGCTATGGGAACACATTAGAGATTTTAACCCAACTCTCTTAACTGCCCCCTCTGAAGAACAGTCTTCAAGAGACGGTAAGGTAGAATGGGCAAATAGGGAATTAGAACCTATTCCTCCGATCATCTTCCGTCCGGCTAAAGAAAAGCATCTAGAGTGTACAGGACCCGATGATATCCTAATCGACGATAGGGAAGATACCATTCAGAGATGGATAGATGCAGGAGGTGTAGGAATCTACCATCCAGAAAACGGAGACCCATCCAACGTTATTATAAGATTAGAAAAGTTAGGTTATGTCAAGCCATCTGAAGAAAGAATTTGATGAAAGGGCTGTAAATCGGGCCCGAAACATTATTTCTAAAAACTTTACATCCCGTACCATGGTTGGTTCCGGGTACGAGAAAGCGAAAGAAAAGCATAGCGAAGGTGACGTCTGGGAAGAAGATGGTAGAGCATGGACCATTAAAAACGGTCTTAAACAAAATGTTACCAAGTTAGATGCTGCTAAAAAGCTAACTCAAATACCGTTAACTTGTCCTTCCTGCGGTGGTTCAATGAATCATCACCTAGCCAAGAAGATGTACAAAATCCATGGCTTCTGCTTTGACTGTACCGTTGATATGGAAGCCGGTCTACGTAGAGCCGGCCTCTACAAGGAGTATGAAAAGCAGATGATGCAGGGCAACATGCAGGCCTGGGCACAAGGACTTGAGCAATGGGTTCAAGAGCAGATTAACGAATCTATGACTTTTGTAACCGAAGACGGAACGATAGAAGATTGGAATAATAATTCTGCCAAGCAGAAAGCCGAAATTACGAAGAACGTCAACGAGTACCTACAGCACCTTAAGAAGCACCTGGAGTAACTATTTATAAAGAAACTCCAATGCTTTTAACTGAGTCAAAAGTTACTGCGGTATTAACAGAAGGTCTTCGCTACCATTTGCAGACCGGTACTCCCTTATACGAGAACATCTACCGTCCAGGATCAGAACAATACTTTACTACCATCCGTCAGGCACGTCTTCTTATGAATGAAGGTCTACTACGGTGCCTCTGCCTAGAAGATATGGAACTTCTATTTGAAACCGAGGTAGGAGAGTACGCAGAGTTTGAAGGCAAGCAAGTACCTTTAGATTTCCCAATGATTGGAGAAATTAGCTTTATAATTCCGGATGCAGAAGCAACCTGGCAGCAAGCCTCTACCAATCCTCAGATCCAGAAGATGGGTGAGGAGCAGTGGAAGAAGCTTTCCGACATCTCAAAAGCAGCCGGAGGATTTGGATATACAGCCAAATACACAGACATCGATCCAGTGATGGCTGATCTATCAGGAGAAGAAACAGTTACTTTTTCAGACGACGATCAAATCCAGATGCCAGTAGTGCTTAAGTACCAGGAAGCCGGTCAAGTAAAATACGAAATCGTAGTAGGAGAAGATATCCTACATAGCCTCATTTCTTCAGGCAAGGATACAGACCCGGACATCTGGGTAGTTGATATCACAAGCGAGGCTCTAGCAGAGGCTAAGTACCGTGGATCAGAAGTAGCTCTAAACAAACCCAAAAGAGGAGGACCTAAGAAATTCTACGTTTATACTCGTAACCCTAAGACAGGAAAGATCATCAAAGTCAACTTCGGAGGTACTACAGGACTGACTGCCAAGATCAACAATCCTGAAGCACGCCGGAACTTCGCCAGCCGTCATAACTGCGCTACTAAAAACGACAAAACCAAGCCCGGGTACTGGTCTTGCAGACTACCAAGGTACGCCAAGCTTATCGGACTCAAATCAAGCTTTGGAGGATTCTGGTGATCGTCCGTACATCGATCTAGAAAGCGGAATCGATGAGAATGGCGAACATTACGTCATTCGAAAGTTTGATAGCGATATCGATATTCAAGAGCTGTACTGGCATAGAGACGATGAGGATCGCGAGATTCATATACTGGAATGCGGTTATGAATGGCACATACAATTTGACGATCAACTCCCGATCCTGCTCTGGCCGGGAGATAAGCTATTTATACAAAGGCACGATTGGCATCGTGTCATTAAAGGTTCCGGTCATTTACTTATAAAAATTTTTAAACATGGCAAAGAAAAAGCAAACTGATAACGAGATTATCGACGAAGTAGTAGCTGAAGTAACTCCAGAAGAGACTCTGGTAGTTGAAGAAGTAGCAGTAGTTGAAGAGCCAGTAGTTATCGAAGCACCAGTAGCAACCCCTGCTCCTAAAGCAGAGAAGAAAGCTGAGACATTAGCTCCAGGAGAATACTACCAGGGAAAAAAGATTGAGAAATACGTCTCTAACCTAGGAAAGAAGGCCGTTGCAATCATCGACGGAAAAAGAGTTAAAGTCCTTAAAGCAGACGTAGTCAAAGTCAAGTAATGGCTAAGATCAAGTCTCAAGCGGTCTCAACATTCCAGGACAGGCCGAAGGTCAGCAGACCGGGGGTACATTCTAAGACTAAGACTTCAGTTCTAAAAACTAGCAAGAACTACACCAAGAAGTACCGTGGCCAAGGTAAGTAAATCTGCTATGCACGCTTTTATGCGAGAGCTACTCCTAGAGGTAATCAAGGAGAAGCCCGGACTATGGGCTAATATCCGTGCACAAAAAGCTAGAGGAGAGAAACCTTCTCACCCAAACAGTAAAGCTTTCAAAGATGCTGTTAAGGCTGGAAGAGAGATTCTTAAAAAAGAAAAGAAATGAAACTAATAGACCTCCTCTTAGAAGAGAACAACCCGGAAGATAAAGTTACTTTTGATATTCCCTTATTCATCAGACTTCTAGAGTACGCCAGAGAAGACGCCCAGGCAGACGTAGATCTACACTTTATGGCCGATAACGCTATCAGACTCTCTGTAGAGGGTGAAACTCTAACAATGGATCATTACGATCAAATCGTTAAGCAAGATGAAGCTAAGTAAACTCATCAGCGAAGCAGAGGTTAAATGTCCTCCTGCCACCCAAAACATCGATCTCAATCTTGAGAACAGACAGAAAGCCATTGACGAATACGGATACGGCCCTGCTGACCCTTCCCAGAAGAACGAAAAATTCTGGAAGAAGAAAATGGATATGTGGCAGGTCGATACGGCTGAAGAGCTTAAGAATATGGTGTGCGGTACTTGTGCTGCCTTCGATATTACTTCTAAGACTTTAGACTGTATCGCTAAGGGCATCGGATCAGACATGGGTTCGGAAGATCCTTACGATGTTATTGATGCCGGTCAGCTTGGTTACTGCCGCTTTTTAAAGTTCAAGTGTGCAGCTGCTAGAACCTGTGACGCCTGGGTGATCGGAGGCCCGATCAAAGATAAGGAGTAATGAAAAAATCTGAATTCCAGAACTTGATTCAAGAGCTAGCAGCAGAAGTGCTAACAGAAGGAATTCACGATCCTATGAATCCTGGCATTCTCAAAAAGAGGTTAGGTAAGCTTTCATGCTCTAAAGTAAGAGCGGCTAGAGGAAAACTTAAAGATAAAGGTACTACATATGCTAAAGCCCTGCAGAGGTACCTTAACTATCACTGTCAGTGATCTATTTATAAAGAAAAAACCTTGCCATGTCTAAAGTAACTTTCAACGGAGGCTATTACCTAACAGGTACTTCACCAGTATCAGGTAGCTGGAGAGCAATTACCTCAGTATCTTCAAGCACTGTGATCGAATCTGCTGTATTTGCAGACGGTAGTACAGTTGCAAACCTACCTCTACCAGCTGGTCTTAACCTAGAAGTAAAGATCAGACAAATTAAACTTTCAACCGGAGGAGCTTTTTTAGCTAAGTAATATGAAGCTACAGGAAAGTATTATGAGCGATTTGGATGCTCTTGCAAGAGAGTATTCAGATGTAGAGGAGTACATCCTAGCAGCTTTTTCAGATAAGTACTTTAATCTTAAGAAAGATAAAGACACCATTGAGTTTTTAAGGATTATTTTTGATAATGCACACAAGGACCTAGACATGGCTCCTATGCAAGTAACCGAGAAAAAAGCTACATACTGCGGCAGATGCGGACACACTCACGTTAAAGGAACTCCTTGCCCAAGACCTTTTAAAGAAGGGTTATCACCTTACGGCGATGATGCATACTTCGTAGTACCAAACAAAGGAAAGATGAAAAAAGAAGATATTTTAAAAGCTATTAAAGAAGTACTAGCTGAAAATACAGTACAAGTCAGCAAAATAACCGGCCGTACTGGAGAAACAGAAGTGGATGTGGTAACACCTAAGCAGAAGGCAGAGTTAGAAAAAGCTGGTGCAAGAGTCACCCCAATGGAGGAAGACCTAGATCTAGGACACCAGGATGACGAACCGCATATGATCAAATCAGAGCTTTACAAGATTGCTAAATACGCTCTTGAGCTCTACAAAATGGTTGATCAGTTTGAAGGTAAAGGAGAAGTAGATTTTCCGGCCTGGTGGCAGTCTAAAGTCACAAAAGCATCTTCGATGGTTAGCAGTGCCAAGCACTACCTTGAGTTCGAACTAGCTGAACCGGCAATGGATCAGGCAGTAGTAGGCGATGAAATGCCTGTTACAGAAAAACTAGACCCAGTCGGCCACGAAGATGAGGATGTTGATAATGACGGTAAGAAGAATACCAAAACCGACAAGTACATCAAAAACAGAAGAGTAAAGATCGGTCAAGCAATCGCAAGTCATAAGAAGTAATGAAGCTACAGGATCTAAGACATATCATCGAGGAAGCCTATCTTGAGGTGCTAATTGAAGCAGCTGAAGAACCAGCTACCGGTCCTAAGAGAGATCAAACGGACCCGACACTAGATATTCTTCAAAAATTTCCTACCTTACAGAAGACGTTAACACATTTGTTAACTTCCCAATATATGGAATTTGTAGAAAAGGTAGGATGGATGTCACCCAAACCTTCTACGTTTAAGGTCGAATTTAAATCCGGACAGGATATGACCTTAAAGTGGATGGGTAAAAACTTTGAAGCCAATATTGAAGGCAAGCGCTACTACCTAGCCAACCTTCCGGAATTCCAGCAGGCATTAGACAAGATCGGAATGATGCTCGCACACGGTCCTATTCAGACAGGAATGGATGCATTAGGAGGAGAAGAAGGAGCCGGAGGCGATGTATTCGCCGGAGCCGGAGCACCTGAACCCGCAGCCGGAGCAGAAACAGGAGCTGAAGCCGGTGCTGGAGCAGGAGCAGAAACACCCGCTACACCAGCCGCAGGAGAAGAAGACGTATTTGCAGGACTATAATGAATCTAATAGATAAGGTTATTGAGGAATGGGCTTGGAGATGCCCTAAAGGATACCCACAGTTGGACTCTAAGGAAGATCTTCGTATCTTTGAAGGATTATTCAATATAAACCTTACCGAAGCATCTGTGAAGTCTAATACGCTCGCCGCCAAGCAAGTACTCTTACAAAAATATCCCGAGACTTTCTCGGCAATGGCTGATTCTGCCCCCCACCGTATAGGTAACAGAGGTAAGATATCTGCTGCGGATTTTACTGCTATCATCGAAAAAGAATTTGGCACCGCCCCAGAATATTTCGCTCCAAACACATCTCAGAACAATAAACAAATTAAACCAGACGGTAGCCGAACATTCCCATTATTCCGATTTAAAACAGAGAAAGGAGATGTTGCTCTAATTCTAGCCGGCGGTCCTAAAGAAGAGACCTCTGAAAGACAGGAGCACGGAGTGATCAACACTATTAATTCTATTGAAGGAATTAAGACAATTAAAGATCAAAACGGACACACTATCGAAGGTGTAGTTCGGGCAGAAAAAATGTCACCAGTGCCGGGATACAGGCATGAACCTTACTCTGATATTAAACTTGTAATTCAAGGTACCGAAGATCCTTTCTTAATCTCAGCTAAAGGGCTTACCTCTCCTACCATTGCAGGAGGAGGCCTACAGGGAGCTATGAAACTATCCCCTAAAGTACAAGAGTTTATAAAACAGTTCTACGAAGATGCATACCAGTATTACAAAAAGATCTTTGAAGAGCATTCCGAACTGACTCCCGAATATAACCTCTACAAAACAAGCTACTTTAAAGACGTTAACAGAAAAGTTCCTGAAGATATTGTACTAGAGATCGTAAAAGGTACCCCAGCAGTAGGAGGAGAAGTAGACGCATACTACATCGGAGATATGAACGTACAGCCTCAGGTAGAAGGAAACGTAATTACTTTTAATGGTAATATTAAACCAGTAGAAGAGTTTGCAAAGCAGGATTTATATCTTCATATTAGAAAAAGAGATGGAGATTACTACTTTGTAGATAATATGCAGACAGTCAACGGAGTAACCATGCCGAGAATCTTCGCTAGCAAACCTAACGGAACTACAGCTAGCTCTAGATTAGGATCACACACCTCCCTACGTGGAACAGTAATTATTTAAGCCATGCAAAAATTACAATCAATAGTTACTCTTATAGCAATCGCAATTGCTATATTAGCAATGACCGGAGTTTTAAATCCGTACAAGAAAAAATACCTGACCGAACTAAAGGCTCAAGAAGAAGCTAGCCAAGCCAAAGTAGATACTCTGCAATCAGAGATCTTTATGCTGGAAGTAGAAAATGCAATCTTAGAAGAGAGAACAGATTCTGTGCTAGTAGTTCTAGGAACTTCAGAAACCAAACGTAAACAAGAAAGAGATGCACACAATCGTAAAATGGCTGAGCTTGGTAAGCTTTCTAATGCTGAGCTTGCCCGCTACTTCGCAGAGCGTTACAATCGTAAATAACGACACCCTAATCTGCCTGCCAGATTCAATTGCTAGAAAAGTTATCGCTGATCTAGAGGAAGGAGACTTATGTCAAAGAGAGCTTCTAAGCTACAAAAAAGACGTTGAAAGCTACCTTACTCTAATCGGTATTAAAGAAGAAGAAATTACAAACTTTAAAACTATTGTGACTAAGAAAGACGGCATTATTACCGAACTTAATGTACAATTAGGAATTAAAGAAAAAGAAATCGCAGTACTAAAGACCGGCAAAGCCGCTAACTACTGGAAAGGGTTATTCACCGGACTAGGAGCAGGTGCAGGCCTAGTACTGGTATTAACATTGTTATGAGTGAACAACCAGTAAATGTCAAACAGCTAGTAATTCAAGAATACGCAAAGTGTGCCCAAGACCCGGCATACTTCATGCGTAAATATTGTTATATTCAGCACCCTACCCGAGGTAGAATCCTATTCAATCTCTACCCATTCCAGGATAAGGTTTTACACCTTTTTAGAGATAATCAGTTCCTGATTACGCTAAAATCTAGACAGCTTGGTATCTCAACCCTAGCATCAGGGTATGCTCTGTGGTTGATGCTGTTTCACAAAGACAAGAACGTCCTTGCGCTTGCAACCACCCAATCTACTGCTAGAAATCTAGTAACTAAAGTACAGTTTATGTACGATCAGCTACCAAGCTGGCTGAGACTAAAATCAGTAGAAAAGAACAAACTATCCCTACGTCTCACCAACGGGTCAAGGATCTCAGCTAAATCATCTAATTCAGATGCTGCTCGATCGGAAGCTGTATCTCTGCTTTTAATTGATGAAGCTGCATTCATTGAGAACATCGACGAGACGTTCGCAGCAGCCCAACAAACCCTAGCAACAGGAGGTCAGTGTATGGCACTATCTACTCCTAACGGTGTAGGTAACTGGTTCCATCAAACCTGGGTAAAAGCAGAAACAAGAGAGAATTCTTTTATACCTGTTAAGCTACCTTGGACCGTTCACCCGGAAAGAACCCAAGCCTGGAGAGATCAGCAGGATGCTGACCTAGGGCCTAGAATGGCAGCACAGGAATGTGACTGTGACTTCCTTGCATCCGGTGAGACAGTATTTGAGCCTGAATATCTTTCATTCTACGAACAGACTTACCAGAAGGACCCTAGCGAAAAAAGAGGAGTTGATAGCAACTTATGGATCTGGGAATATCCCGACTATACAAAGTCATACATGGTTGTGGCTGACGTAGCAAGAGGGGACGGAGCCGACTACTCTACCTTCCATATCATGGACGTTGAAGGGGCTACGCAAATCGGAGAGTATAGAAGCAAGGTATCTCCTAGGGATTTCGGTAACATTTTAGTAGGAATAGCCTCAGAATACAACAACGCCCTACTAGTAGTAGAAAATGCTTCAATGGGATGGGCTACAATCGAGCAGATCCTAGAAAGAGAATATCCAAACCTTTATTATTCATCCAGATCAGACCAGGATACGGTTGAGAGTTATATGACAAAGTATGAGCGGGGTAATCTAGTACCTGGCTTTACCATGTCTATGAAGACTCGTCCCCTGGTTATCGCCAAGATGATGGAATATATCCGAGATAAATCAGTAACCATTCAGTCAAAAAGGTTGCTGGAAGAGATGAGAGTATTTGTTTGGAAGAATGGAAAGGCTCAAGCACAGAATGGCTACAACGATGATCTTATTATAGCTTTCGCTACCTCATTATACGTTAGAGATACAGCTCTAAGACTAAGACAACAGGGTATGGACCTGGCTAGAGCACAGCTATCTTCGTTTTCTAGTCTAAATAATCGTCAGGCTCCCGTGTATAATGTTGGAAATATGCAAAATAACCCGTATATTATGGATACTCCGTACGGAAAAGAGGACATCTCTTGGTTACTCCGCTAGGACTATTTATATTTAAACTGCTTTTACATGGCTGATACTTCATTATTTAGTAGATTACAGAGACTTTTCTCTACCGACGTAGTTATTCGCAACGTTGGCGGTAATCAGCTCAAGATAGCAGACGTAAACCACATTCAGAGCACCGGTCGATACGAGACTAACTCGTTGGTTGACCGTTTCTCTCGTCTTTACATCTACAATAATAAGAACATTTTTAATCCGAACCTTAACTACCAGACGTTAAGGATTCAACTTTACTCGGATTACGAAGCAATGGACTCTGATCCAATCATCGCTTCAGCACTTGATATCCTAGCCGACGAAGCTACCCTGAGAAATGATATGGGGGATGTACTTACAGTTAAGACATCGGACGAGAACATTAAGAAGATCTTAAATAACTTATTTTACGACGTACTTAATATCGAGTTCAATCTTTGGTCTTGGACTCGTAATATGTGTAAGTATGGTGATTTCTTCCTTAAGCTAGAGATTGCAGAAACATTCGGTGTTTACAACGTACTGCCGTATACAGTCTACAGTATGGTACGCCATGAGAGTCAGGATCCTAACGCTCCTGCTAAGGTAACCTTTACCATCGACCCAGATGGAATCGCTTCATCTACCGATCCTAACTACATTCCTAGACATAAGGATAAAGTAATTCAGCTAGATAACTACGAAGTAGCACACTTCCGTCTTTTATCTGATACTAACTTCCTTCCTTACGGACGTTCTTACCTAGAGCCTGCTAGAAAAGTATACAAGCAGTTGATACTAATGGAAGATGCGATGCTGATTCACCGCATCATGAGAGCTCCTGAGAAGAGAACTTTCTATGTCAACGTTGGTAACGTACCACCAAACGAGGTTGAGCAGTTCATGCAGAAGACTATCAACCAGATGAAGAAAACTCCTTATGTAGATCCTCAAACCGGTCAATACAACCTGCGTTTCAATATGCAGAACATGATCGAGGACTTCTACATCCCTGTTCGTGGAGGAGATACTTCAACTAGAATCGAAACAACTAAAGGACTTGAGTACGACGGCACCAACGACGTCGCTTACTTAAGAGATAAAATGTTTGCTGCCCTTAAAGTACCTAAAGCGTACTTTGGATACGAAGGAGATCTTCAAGGTAAAGCAACTCTAGCTGCAGAAGATATTCGTTTTGCAAGAACAATCGAAAGAATCCAGCGCATCATCGAATCAGAGCTTACTAAGATTGCTCTTATTCACTTATACACCCAGGGCTACAAGGGTGAAAGCTTAACAAACTTTGAACTTAAGCTTACAACTCCTTCTATCATTTACGAACAGGAGAAAGTTGCCCTTCTAAAAGAGAAGATCGACCTAGCAAGCCAGATGATGGACAGTAAGTTATTCTCTTCTGACTACATCTACGAAAACATCTTTAACCTATCTGAAGATCAGTACAACGAAATGCGCGATCTTATCAGAGAAGATAGTAAGAGAACCTTCCGTGCAACTCAAATTGAGAACGAAGGCAATGACCCAGCTAAATCAGGTATATCTTACGGAACTCCTCACGACCTTGCTTCGATGTACGGTAGAAGAGGATCAGATTCACAAAAAGTACCTGTTGGTTACGATGAACTAGTAGGTGAGCCTAACCCGGAAGGTCGCCCTAGAACCAATATCTCTATCTACGGAACTCAAGAAGATCCGTTAGGCAGAGACAGACTTGGACAACATGATATGAAAGGAGGCTACGAATCTCAGAATGACAAACTGAAGGAAGGCAGTCTCGCTACTAGAGCAGTGTTCTATCAAAATCAGGATCTATTCAAAGAGCGTAAAAAGCTAATCTTTGAACAGGACCATACTGCAGAATCCAGCACACTACTGGATGAAAGCAATATTAAGGATTTAGATAAGTAACATATATTTATATTAGTAGAATTACATACTCATGAAAATTAAGCATTCAAAGTATAAAAACACTGGCCTTATTTTTGAGCTATTGGTAAAGCAGATCGCTGCCGATACTCTATCGAGGAAAGACTCCCCGGCAGTGAAGGTACTCAAGAAGTTCTACACAGGAAAGACATCGCTAGTTAGAGAATTTAAACTCTACGAATACATCCTTAAGAACAAAGGAGTATCCCAGCCCAAAGCCGACACCATCGTCTCCACTATCATCGAGATCTCTAACAAGTTAGATAGAACTGCTATCAAGAAGCAGAAGTACGATCTTATCAAAGAGATTAAAGAGTCTTACGACCTAGAGGAGTTCTTCTCTATGAAGGTCCGGGACTATAAGCCGTTAGCTGCTCTGTACTGCTTGATGGAGACTCAAAGCTCTGAAGATCTCGCTGATCCTAAGTTCATCGTCGATAACAGAGTTACTATTCTAGAGCACTTGACTGCTAAGAAGCAAAATGAGGTTGACGTAAAAGATGCACTAATTGAAGAGTACGCAAAATACGATAAGGACTTAAGACTCCTTACCTACAGAATTCTACTTGAGAAGTTTAACGGCGAGTACGAAAACTTCCTACCTGAGCAGAAAGCAATCCTTAGAGAGTTTATCACAGCTTCTGAATCTCAGGTTAAGTTAAGAAATATGATCAACGAAGAATTAGAGAAGATCTCTAAAGAAGTTGAAACTTTGAAGGCTAAAGTAAACGACGAGATTGTAAAAATCAAGCTTGACGAAGTACATAAGATTATCAAACCTTTAGATAAGAAGACTCGTATCGACGATAATCATATTGTTAATTTGTTGCAATACTACGAATTAGTAAATGAGTTAAAGTCAATATGAAAAAGAGCGAATTCATCGAAGTACTAAGAGAGCTCATTCAACAGGAGCTCAACGAGGTGAACGTAACAGGAGCTATTGCACCTATCACAACTCCTTTCGCTTTTTCAAAAGGAAAAAAAGACAACAGAGCCGTTAAGACAATGAAGGGCTTTGGTTACACTAAAGCAGAAAGACCAAAGAGACCCTCACACACTAAAATGTTTGATTTCAAATGAGAACACTACAGGAAAAATATAATGCTGTTCTAGAAGGAAACTTCTCAAAAGAGCAATTTAGGAGAGATGCAGTTATGCAGCTTCCTAACGTTGTTTCTAAGTTTAACAGCTTTGAAGATATGACAGCCATCCTCAAGAACAGAGGTATGATTGCTGAAGCTAAAAAAGAAGAAGTAACAGCCTACAAAAAGCCAGAAGTAGATCCTATCGATTTAATTGCCCCGGACCTTTTAGATGACGGCATCAGAGCTGAACTAGAAGCTAAGGGCATCGAAGGAACTCCTTCTGAAGAAGAGTACACAAAAGCAAAAGAGAAAGCAGCTAAGAATCTAGCAAAAGATCCTCTTCATTATAAGAATGCCCAGACCATGCCTGAGATGGGTGAGAAAATGGAGAAAGCAAAGCTTCAAGAAGGTGACACTCAAAATACTTTCTTAAGAGACCGTGAAAGACTAAGAGATGAACTTTCAGACAAGGAAGTAGCTGCTGCAGTAGCAGATGAGCCTAACAATGTAGGTAAAGCATTCAGAGATATGGTAATGCAAGAGCCTGAGACGTATGTGAAAATGTCTAAAGACGAGCTTATTGCTGCTTTCAAAGACTACAAAGAGAACTACTACATCGATCAAGAAGCTCAAGAGCGAATGGATGCTATTGCAGGTCAGCCTGACTTCCAAGAAGGAGCAGAAGACGTTAATGTAGATGATTTTGAAGCTAACAGAACCAATACTAGAGATTTCGCTTCAAGCCATCCAAAAAAGAAAGACGACGGCACTTACGACATCAAAGACATAATGAAAGAAGCCCAGCTCAAAGAAGCAGTAAAGGCTTTAATTAAGAAGACTCTAGAATCATAATCATGGCAAATCTCTTAATTGAATATACCCCCTTCCGTCCTACGATCACCGAGTCCGTCAAAAGACCCGGTATCTTTGAGGTGACAGGTGTTATGCAGAGAGCCGGAAAGAAGAACCAAAACGGAAGAATCTACGAAAGAGCTATCCTCGATAGAGAGGTTAAGAAGTACATGGAAGCTTTCGTTAAAGTAGGTAACGCATACGGTGAACTAGATCACCCAGAATCTCCAATTGTATCACTAAAGAATGCTTCACACGTTGTGAAGGATTTATGGTGGGATGGAGATGATCTAATGGGTAAGGTTGAGCTACTCAACACCCCGGCCGGTAACATCGTAAAAGAAATCATCAAAGGCGGACACACAATCGGTATCTCTTCTAGAGGTACAGGTTCAGTCCAGCCAATTGGTGAGAACACCCTAATGGTTAAAGACGATTTTGAATTGGTGTGCTGGGATTTCGTATCGAATCCTTCTACACACGGAGCATTTCTAAACCCCGTCTCTTTAAATGAAACAAAGCAAGTTGTAGACCGCTACAGCAAGCTTCATAACATTATCGGAGACATTTTAAGAGCATAAAACTAAAAAAAAAGTAAAAGAAGATGGAAAACTTTGATTTAAAAAAATTCTTAGTAGAGAATAAGCTTACTGATAATTCTAAGGAATTATTAGAATATGATATTAAATCGACCGGTGAGGAAGAAATTATCTACGAAGTAGAGGTACTTGATGAAGACGGTAAAATAAAGTCCTATACTAAACTTAGCGCCGAGAAGTTTGACCTGTACATAAAAAATAGCCCCCTACCAGTAACAATCAAATTCAAAAACAGAACAGTAAGAGCTGTTACGAAAATCACAGGAGTCACTGACGATATGGGTCGTCCGATGAACCTATAGTAAACCCAAACCCTAATTTTAATTATATTTGTTATGACATCACAAGAGTTATTCGAAAAAATTGATGCCCTGTACCAGGAATTCGTTTCTAATCACAACAAAGAGACTAAGGCCGCTAAAGCAAGAGCCCGTAAGAATCTAGGAGAGATTAAAAAACTTGTTACCGAATACAGAAAAGTTTCAACTGCTGAAAGTAAGGCAAAGTAATGGCAAAGTCAGCCAAGAGAAGACAAGCCGCTTTCAAGCCCTTAAGTAGAAAATCTCAGGTTAAATTCAAAAAAAGAATGCAGACCAATAACGAGATCTTAAGCAAGTTAGAAGCTAAATAAAACTCCCTCGGGCGCTACCTTGGGCACCTCGGTCGAAAGGCCGGGGTTTTTTTGTTTTTGTAACTCATATGTATTTATATACGAATATATCGTCACAGATACGATATCGAATGTAAACAAACTACATTACACCCCCACAAATTTAATGGGTGTACAAATCCAAAGTTAACAACATGGCTAACAAAGATTTATTTAAGCAGGCTATTGCCGATGCTAAGTCTATTCGTGAAGCTGCCATTGCTAATGCTAAACTTGCTTTGGAAGAGTCTCTAACTCCTCAATTGAAAGAGCTTCTAGCTCAACGTCTCGCTGAGATGGAAGAAGAGGAAGCACCTGCCGCTGTAATTTCTGAAGAAGAAGTAACAGAGGAAGTAGCTGAAGAGTCTCTTGAAGAAGCAATCGGACCAGACGGCCTACGGGCTGTTGCCGAAGCAGAAGAAGAAGGCGCTGAAGAAGAAGGCGAAGAAGAAGGTGAAGAAGCTGGCGAAGAAGCCGAGGGTGACTCTGAAGAATCAGAGGACGAGGCAGAAGAAGAGGTTGGTGAGATGAGCGTTGATGACCTTAAGGACTTAATCCGCGACGTACTTATGCAAGTAATGGGCGACAAGGAAGCAGGACAAGAGGACGAACTAGAGGCTGGTGCTGAGGAAATGGGTGCTGAAGATATGACCGCTGTAACTGATACAGAGATCAATATCGACGAACTTATGGCCGAGCTAGCTCTTATCAATGACCCAGAAGGACCTACAGCACACGGTAACATTCCGGAGGCTAAGAAAGAAGCAGATCCACTTGCTGAAGCTGCAGTAAACGAATTAATGGGCTACCTAAAAGCCGAAGTTAAGCAGACTGTAGGTGCTTTTGCTGAACGCAAAGGTATGACTCTACAAGAGGTGATGACGGAGATGGCTAAGTACGGTGCATCCGTTGATATGAAAGAAGTTGCTAAGATGCTTGAAGCTGCTCACGGATTAGGTGAGGCTGCTTGCAACAGAGTAATGGAAAGACTTATCACAACTCCTGTAGCTACTGCTCCCGCAATGGAAGAAAGCGCTGAGGATGTAATTGAAAAAATTAAAAGTATGGGCAAAGACGCTGCTAAAGCAGTCGTTAAAGCAGTTACTGATTTTATTGACTACACACCACTTGATCCAAGAAACCGATACGAAAGCGCTGACATACAGGAAGCTCTATCTACCATCGAAACTCTCCGTAACGAATTAAACGAGACTAACTTGCTTAACGCTAAGTTACTCTACGTAAACAAAGTGTTCAAGGCTAACAACTTGACTGAAGGTCAGAAAGCAAACGTAATCGCTACTTTCGATAAGGCTGAAACAGTTAAGGAAGTTAAGCTAGTATACGAAACAGTTAGTAACAACGTTACTGCTGGAGGTAAGAAAGAAGTAGTGAAGGAAGCCAAGGGCTTTGCTTCAGCTGCTGCAGGAATCTCTACCAAGCCAGAAGTAATCACTGAAACTAATGCGGCTGTACTGCGTATGCAAAAACTTGCAGGTATTATTAAATAAAAACCCAAATTTCAAACATGGAATTAAATTCTCTTTTAAACGAATCAGCACAGGGCTTCAAGTCTCTGCAAGCTGATGCTGCTAGACTCGCTGACAAGTGGTCTGCAACTGGTCTTCTTGAGGGTCTTGGCAACGAGATCGACAAGAACAATATGTCTATGATCCTTGAGAACCAGGCAAAACAAATCATCAAGGAATCCAACGCTACCAATGCTAACGGCGGAGCCGAGCAGTGGGCTGGTGTTGCTCTACCGCTTGTAAGAAAGGTATTCGCTCAGATCGCTGCTAAAGATTTCGTATCTGTACAGCCTATGAACCTTCCTTCAGGTCTTGTATTCTATCTTGACTTCAAGTACGGTACTACTGCTAACGGAAGAACTGACGGTGACAATATGTACGGTAACGTATCTACTGCTAACAACAAGATGTCTGTAGACGAGGAAGTTTCTGGCGGCCTTTACGGTGCTGGTCAATTCGGCTACACTATCAACTCAGCTTCTTTAGCTATCACTCAATCTACTGGTGCTGCTACTTCAGCTTCTATCGGATACCGTGACGAACTAGCTGGAACTTTATTCAAGACTGTATCAGTTTCTGCTGCTAGCTTCACAGCCCCAGATCTTAAGGGTGTAAGAGCTTTCCGTCTTCGTTCTGGTTCAACTGACGTAACTAACTACCCAGAATTCACTACTTACGACGGTACTAACATTATCTTCGTAGTTAAAGCTAGCGACCTTTCTGTAACTGGAGAAATCACTGGATCAGTAATGTACCACAAGCAGCCTACTGACACTACTAGAGGTGACTTCGAATTCACTGGTGGTGTTGACGACAGAAGCCCAGCTATCCCTGAGATCAACGTATCTCTTGCTTCTGAGGCTATCGTTGCTAAGACTAGAAAGCTTAAAGCTCAATGGTCTCCAGAATTCGCTCAAGACTTGAACGCTTACCACAGCATCGATGCTGAGGCCGAGCTTACCTCACTTCTATCAGAGTACATCTCTATGGAAATCGATCTTGAGCTTCTTGACATGCTTATCCAAGACGCAGTTACTACTGAGCGTTGGTCAGCTGAGAACAACAAAGTGTGGAATGCCACTACTGGCTTGTGGTCTACTGCTACTGCAGACTTCTACAACACTCAAGGTCAGTGGTTCCAAACTCTTGGTACTAAGGTCCAGAAGGTGTCTAACAAGATCCACCAGAAGACTCTACGTGGCGGTGCAAACTTCCTAGTAGTTTCTCCGACTGTTGCAACTATCCTCGAGTCAATCCCAGGATATGCTGCTGATACAAACGGAGACAAGATGGACTTCGCAATGGGCGTACAGAAGGTAGGTCAGCTTAACAGCCGCTTCCGCGTATACAAGAACCCATACATGACTGAGAACGTAATCCTTATGGGCTACAGAGGTTCACAGTTCCTAGAGACTGGTGCGGTTTACGCTCCTTACATCCCTCTAATGATGACTCCATTAGTGTACGATCCTGCTAACTTCACTCCAACGAAGGGCATCATGACTCGTTACGCTAAGAAGATGATCCGTCCAGAATTCTACGGTAAGATCTACGTTTCTGACGTAGCTACTATCTAATAGAACTCGGATAGAGAAACAAGGAGGGGCTTTCGGGCCCCTCTTTTTTTTATCCCTATTTATAGGTGTATAACCTAACGTTACATTTATGGCCTCAAACCACCACGAAGACGAGATCTTCAAAGCAAAGAGACGCCCCAAGAATCCTATCAAGTTTAATATCACTCTAAATGAGGAACAGAAGGCTGCCAAAGAGGTCATTCTGTCTAACCCCGTAACTGTCTTAAGAGGCATGGCCGGATCAGGTAAAACATTAGTGGCAGTTCAAACTGCACTTGATTTACTATTTACCGGGGAAGTCGAAAAAATTATTATCACCCGTCCAACTGTATCGAAAGAAGATATCGGATTCTTACCCGGTGACATCAGAGAAAAGATGGACCCGTGGCTTGCTCCGATCTATCACAACCTTTACCTGTTATACGATAAGGTGAAAGTCGACCGTGAGGTAGAAGACGGAAGGATAGAGATTCTACCCTTCGCGTTTATGAGAGGTAGGACTTTTATCAATGCATTTGTGATTGTGGATGAAGCCCAGAACGTAACCCACACCCAGATGGAGATGGTGCTAGGAAGATTAGGTAAAAATAGCTGGATGTCAATCTGCGGAGATATCGCCCAGATCGATCTTAAAGTCAAAAAAGAGACAGGTCTTTCTTTCTTAACTCGAGTTGAAGAGCAGGTTAAGGGCGTACGTGTTGTTACCCTTAAACAGAACCACAGACACCCAATCGTTGAACCGATCTTAAAGGTATACGAGACATTTAGGGATTAAAGCGCAAATCCTATTTATTATAAATCTCTCTCATGGCTGCAGGCAAATACTCATTCACAGTTGAACAGGGCTCTACCACAAGCTTCCAGGTTGTATACAAAGATGCAAACGGAACTCCGGTAAATCTATCCGGATATCATGCCCGTATGCAGATCAGAGAAACTATTGGCTCGTCTACAATTATCGGCCGTCTCTCTAGTTCTTTAGATGCTGATGGAACAGGCCTGAATCTTAGCGGATCAGCCGGAACTCTACCTCTATCTTCAGGATCAATCGGAGTTTATATCTCAGCAGCTTCTTCATCAGGTTTTACTTTTGATACAGCAGTTTATGATTTAGAGCTAGTAACAGGTATTACAGTTACAAGGCTACTTCAAGGAACTATTAAATTAGATAAAGAAGTAACCCGATGAGTTTAACAGTACAGGTTAGCGGAACCGACTTATCAGTATCTCAAACAGGTACTACCGCAGTAACAGTATCGTCTACAGGAATTGTTGGAGCTACTGGAGCTACAGGTGTCCAAGGTGTACAAGGTACAACAGGTAACCAGGGCGTACAGGGAATACAAGGTATACAAGGAACCCAAGGAATACAGGGTAACAACGGTACAGGAACCCAAGGAATTCAAGGTACTTCAGGAACCGGCACTCAAGGAATTCAAGGTACACAAGGTACATCAGGAGCAAGTGACTGGAACAGTATCAGCAGCAAGCCAGCCGGACTAGTATCTGGATCTTCCCAGATCAACGGTACACAGATTACAAATAACAGTATTGCTCTAGGAAATACCGGTATTAGTTTAGGAAACACTCCTTCTTTTCCGTTTTATATCAACGGAGTTAGTTTAGTAGATTCTACAGCTACAGGATCATTTACAGGGTCTTTTAAAGGAGATGGATCAGGACTTACTGGAATAACAGGAACATCTGCATTTCCATACTCAGGAACAGCTCAAATCACAGGATCGTTAGAGATACTTAACACAGGATCTAATGCCATCACAACAACCAGTGACGGAGGTATTAAAGTTGTAAGACATTCAAGCGCTTTTGGATTCCCGAACACAGCATGGGGCGGGTATTTATACCCGTTAGTTGCTAGATCGCTATACAACCAAGCCGGCAGTACCTTCGGAACAACTAAAAACCCGGTAGTATTACAGCCACTCAGCACCGCCCAGGACATTGCACTAGCGACCGTAAACCACGGAGTAAACGTATTTGTTTCTGCAAGTAACGAAATTTATTTAGGATTCGGTAGTAATTCTCCTGCAAAAAACTATATAAGAGACTTACTAGTAATGAGCGGATCATTACAGGGAAGTGTCAGTCCGCTGACTATAACTTCTTCTACTGCGTCTCTAAATATGTCTGCATCAAATTTCTTCACTTTGCAACTAGCAGCAGGAAGTAACACACACGTTAATGTTAGTGGACAGCAACCAGGACAGACAGTAAACCTTAGAATCAACACAGGAGGTTCAGGAACAGTAACTTTTAACTCAGCTGTTAAACAAGTCAGCGGCTCAAGCTACACTCCTACAGCCGGAACCGGAGTTGACATTGTATCCCTTATTACATTCGATTCTACCGACGTATATTTAGCTAACGTTAAGAACCTGATTTAATGTTTGTTCCGTTTGCATTTAGGCAACAGCCAGCACCGGTACAGGTTATAACCCCGCCAATCGGACCTACGTTTTCACAACTCTTTACTCAAAACCAGGCTCCCTCTACCGCAGTTGAGACAGCATGGAATACTTTTAGAGCAAGCTTAACAGGTACGTACACCTCCTTTACATGGTCTAGTACTAACGGCAATAGCTTAACTGTCACACATCCAACTCACGTACAGACTCTAGCAAACGGACTGAGGAACGCAACCAACGGAACTGTAGTGGCAATTGATACAGTTTTTTGGAGAGTTGGGACTGGGTGCGGAACCCCGAAAATCGGCGGAGTAGCTGTTGAGTTCTCGAATACTGCTTCCTGCAGTGCTACTAGTACCTACGCTTTGAGACCTATGATTAATAATCAGAACTGGGGTGGTACAAATGAATACACTGTTAACGCCCCTACACAGACGATAACTTTGACTTTTTTCTAAAAGGTACTCATACACAGTAGGTGTACAAAGTTGCTATTTATAAAGAAAAAGCATGGCTGACGTAACAATCTGGACCGGTACTAGTACATTCTTTCCAGGAGAAACACCTTTTGGCTTTTATGACAGCGACACACAGTTTCAAGCTGATGCCGATAAGGTAGCTTCATTTTGTGCCACCCGCTTAGGATATCCTCTGATGGATGTAGAGCTTCAGGCTAGATCTTTTTATGCCTGTTTTGAAGAAGCAGTAACAACTTACGGCAACGAAGTATTCCAGTATAAAGTAAGAGAGAACTATCTCTCAATGGAAGGAGCTTCTTCAGCCGGATCTTTTAATAACACCTTAGTTCAACCTTCATTAGACAGAGTAATTCAAATCTCTCAGAACTACGGTACTGAAGCCGGTGTTGGAGGAAGTATAGAGAAGTACTCTGGACTATTACAGCTTTCCTCTAGCGTACAGACTTATGATTTAGACGCATGGGCAACATCACAAGGCATCACCGGAGGAATTGAAATTGTAAAAGTTTACTACGAAGCACCTCCTGCAATCCTTCGCTACTTTGACCCGTATGCAGGAACCGGTACCGGTATCCAATCTTTAATGGATGCATTTGACTTTGGTTCATACTCACCAGGTATCAACTTCCTTTTAATGCCAGCATACTATGATATGCTGAAAGTACAGGCAATCGAGTTTAACGATCAGATTAGAAAATCTTCTTATAGCTTTGAATTAATAGGAAACAAGCTTTCAATCTTACCAGTTCCTAGAGAAAGACTAGCAATCAGAATTGATTACTTCAAGAGATCAGAAAGAACAGCTGCAGTATCAGGTTCAGGAGCAGGTCTAATTACCAACGTAGGAGAAGTTCCTTACGATAACCCAACCTACACAGGAATCAACTCAGTAGGTCGTCAGTGGATCTACCGGTATGCTTTAGCTCTATCAAAAGAACTTTTAGGATATATCAGAGGAAAGTACCAGCAGGTACCGGTTCCGGGTTCAAACACAACCCTAAACCAGGCCGATCTTCTTACAGATGCTAGAACAGAAAAAACTGAATTGCTTACTCAATTAAGAGACATGCTTGAGCAAACCTCAAGACGTAATCAGCTTGAAAGAAAAGCTAACGAAAGTGAATTTATAAAAACAACACTTCAGAGTGTTCCAATGACTATCTTTGTAGGATGATTACACTAGAGCAGTTACTAAGCGAGGTAGAATTTAGGATGTACAAAACGTACGTATACGTTGAGTTCAATCCCGAGACAGATATTACTACTGTCGCACAGCTTATTAGAAGCGTAGACAAGGTTGCAGTTGTAAACAATAAATCGAATAAGGAAGACCCTAGACCTAGAGGTCTGCTATTGATTAAAATTATTACAACTAAGCCAGCCCTTGAGACGTTCCAAGAAGTTCAGAAAGCAGCAATGACTGCTATTCCTGATCTCAAAAAATTTCAATTCTCTGAACGCCACATAGAACAGTCAGAGATATGAGCTTATTCGGCAGTCAAAGAGACTTTGCTCTTATTCGACATATGAATAGAGAGATCATCCAGGACATCATCCAGCAGGAAATCGCTTACTATAAATTTTCTCTGGTAGATACTCAAGCTAACATTTACGGGGAGTCTTTAGAAAAAACTTTCTACGGACCTTTACTCTTTAACTGCCTTGTTACTAGAGGAGATCAGACTATGACTGCTGATGAATTTGGAGGAGATCTAACCAGAGAGAGTTCATTTGCTTTCCTAAGAGATGATCTAGTAGATAAACAGTTAGTACCGGAAGTAGGAGATATTATAATGTGGCAGGAGGACTACTACGAAGTAGATAACGTTAGCGAGAATGAGCTATTCTGGGGTAAAGATCCTTCCTACAACTACGGTAGAAGTTCTGACTACGGTACTAGTGTTTCTATCATCTGTAAAGCACACCTAACAAGAGCAGACAAGCTCGGTATAACTACAGTTAGATAATGGCACAACCTAAAAAAAGAGTGCCCGTACCAAAGACTCAATCAGAGTTAACGCGTGAACAAATCGTTCCTTATGACGCGTTGAAGGGTGCTGTGCCTGCTTCAAGTAAATCTAAAAGAGAGAATCAAATCTCACTTAAAGACGATACGGTAAAATTACCAGTTGTTGGCTTTAAGGATATGGATGAAGCAATCATCTACTACTTTAACAATGTAATCAAACCTTCAGTAATTCAGAACGGTAACAAAGTAGACGTACCGGTTCTTTACGGATCTCCTGAAAGATGGTCATCCGTTCAAGCTGGAGGATTTTATAGAGATAAGAACGGTAAGATTCAAGTACCGTTAATTATGTTTAAGAAGAGTAATATTGAAAAGAATAGAACTCTAGGAAACAAGTTAGACGGTAACGAAGTTAACAACTTTGTAATTTACGAGAAGAAATACTCTAAGAGAAATATCTACGATAGATTCTCAGTTCTATCAAACAGAAATCCTTCTCAGGAACTATACGGAGTAGTAGTACCGGACTACGTTACCATCACCTACCAGTGCATTATGTTTACCGACTACGTAGAGCAGTGTGATAAGCTGATTGAAGCTCTGAACTTTGCCTCGGATTCATATTGGGGGGATAAAGACCGTTACCGCTTTAGAGCGATGATCGACTCCTACACCCCTACTGTAGAAGTACTACAGGGTCAGGATAGGGGAGTTAAAGCTACATTTAGCATAAAGTTAAATGGATATATAATTACAGATACGTATAATAGAGATAAGGCCAACCTTAAGAAATTTTATTCAAAATCCCAGCTTCTGTTCAGCACAGAGACTGTTACTGATGTGACGGGTACGGAAGTACAGTCACAATCGTTTACTAATAAGGGAGCGGTAAGATTCTACGACGGACAGCTTAACTCAACTCAGTTAGTATCAGAAATCGTAGCAGGTATGACAGCAGCAGAAATAGTTTACGTTTCATTAAGGAACGCAGGAATCGCCACCACCAAGTCGGGCGGCACTGCTACATTTACGGGTAGAACTATTGCAACTCCGCCTCCAGGCTTTGCTGCAATCACTACTAAGGACTTTGAAGTTTATGTAAACGGTAGAAGAGTTCCGGATTCTCAGATCACCTCAGTTACTCAAGTAAGTGTTAATATTGAAGTACTACTCGATGTTGCAGGATTCTTTGAGCAAGCTGGTGCAGTTTTAGAGGCAGCAGACGAAGTTCTACTTATAGGTAAGTTTAATTAAGATGTCTAGAGTTAGGTTAAGAGAATTAGATCCATCAGGATCGTTAAACATAACAGGATCCTTCTCAGTTCAAGGGCAAACCACGCTATACCAAACAACAGCAGCCCAGAGCGCTTTGATAGTCTCAGGAGCTATAGAGATCGTAAAAGCAGAGATTCAATCCCAAGTAGTTTCTGCTAGTTTAACAATTCAAAACCTGGGTACTCTTGCAGATCGAAGTAGTAATGCTAATTTAGATTTAGGAGGTTTTTATTGATATTTATATAAAGACTCAAACAACAACGTAGAGAATGGCACAAAAAATATTAATTAGGAGAGGTAGTATAGGCAATCTAGGGACTACTATCGCCGTATCAAAAGGAGAATTACTTTTTGCTACAGGCAGTAATAGTGGAATCGAGAACGTAGTATTCGTCGGTAATGCAGACGGTAACAATACCTTTACTCCTATAAACAAGCTCTACACAGGTACTGCTTTAGCGAGTTCTTTTATTAACACCCTCAACGGGCTACCATATTACAAGACTGACTCCCAAGCCCTCTTTATTCTTAATAACGCCGGCAGTACTGCATTAGACCTTTCAGGTAACTTAGAAGGTACTACGATCTCAAGTATTATTGCTTCAGGCTCATTTAGCGGATCATTTACCGGTAATGGTTCAGCATTAACGAACCTTTCTCTAGCAAGTATTACAGCACCAGGTAATACCACTGAAGTACTTTTTAACAACGCCGGAGCAGTTGCAGCAACAAGTAACTTAAAGGTTACTGCAACAGCTTTAGATGCTACAACTTTAAATATTAACACAACCGGTAACATTTCCGGTTCTAATTTAAAGTTGACAGGAAATGCTGACATTAGCGGTAACGTAGTTATCGGAGGTAACATCACAGTAGGTGATGCTACAACAGACTTTGTAAACTTTGGAGCTGAAATTTCTTCATCGTTTGTACCTGACGTTGATAGTGCATTTGACCTAGGTAGCACTACCAAATACTGGAAGACAGTTTACGCTGACAACTTCAGCGGTTCAGCAGGATCAGCTGCTTCTGTAGACTTTTTAAATGTCGGTGTACTTGCATCTGCTTCTGCTCTATACGTAGATAACAGTGCCGTCATTCAGGACAACCTAACAATCGGAGCTATCACTACTGCCCTAGACCTATACGTAGGTACAGGCGGTAGTATAGGTACCTTCCAGATGGGTACCGGTAATACTGAGAAATTCTTAGTAAAGTCCGACACAGGTAACACTAAGATCGCCGGCACTTTAATCTTAACAGGCTCAGCTGTACTAGGAAGCTCGTTAACAGTAGCGGGTACAACAACCCTTAATGGAAATGTAAACCTAGGTGATGCTGCAACAGATGTTGTAACTTACAAAGCAGATGTAAGCTCTAGTATTATACCTTCAGCTAATAATGCCTTCGATCTTGGTGCTTCTTCTGATAAGTGGAGAGTTGGCTACTTCGTAAGTGCATCTATCGATAGCTTAACTATTGGTGGTATCAATCCAGCTTCATTACCTCTAGACGATATCATGAACAACGGTAATTCTACCGATAATGATTTCGTCTTAAATAATAACGGCAACCAATCCATCACCCACACCGGAGCAACTGGTAATCTTTCAATTGCTTCAACCAACGGAGACGTTTACGTAGAAGGTACTCGCTTTACAGGCAACGATGTAATTGTTGCAGGAAACCTCACTGTAACAGGCACCCAGACAATTGTCAACTCAACTACTGTTGAGATTGGAGATAATATCATCGTACTAAACGCAGCAGGTGTTGCAGCAGACGGCGGTATCGTAGTAAGAGACGCATTAGGAGCACAGCTACTTTCAGGTTCATTGCTCTGGAATGCAACAGACGACTACTGGTATGCAGGTCTTAGCGGATCTACTCAATACAGGTTAACTACCTACGATAACGCCTCTCCTGCTGCCAACAGCATTCAGAAAGTAGACAGTAACAAAAGATTAGTAGCATCAATCATTACCGACAACGGCAGTACTGTAACTGTAGCAGGTACTGTTAGCGGTAGCGTCGTAAATGCTGCAACAGGTATTACAGCAGTAGGACTTCAAGGAGTAATCGATACATCTTCTAGAGTAATTTTTAGAGACGGATCAAACAGATTAGGAGCTCTCGCCAATACAGACTCAGCTGTTGAAGTATCAACACTAGTCGGATACAAAGCAGACGGAACATTTGTAGCAACTTCGGTAATCGACGGAGGAACGTTCTAAAAGACTCATATATAGATTAGGAGCCGGCAACAGCCGGCTTTCCTATTTATAATAGTCTACATAGACATTTTCCGGTTTATACCTTAAAAAAGTTCCATACATATGGCCCAACAAATCAAACTCAAAAGGTCGGCGATAGCCGGTAAAGTACCTTCAACAGGCTCGTTATCCACAGGAGAGCTTGCAATTAATACTGTTGACGGTAAAGTATACTTTAAGCGAGATGATGATACTATTCAAACTATCGTCACTACTAATGCTGTAATAACGGGTAGCTTAAATATCAACGGGCCAGTAACAGCTTCATTTTTTAAAGGTAACGGAAGTGCAATCACAGGAGTAGTTTCTTCTTCCTATACGGCAACAGCATCATACGTAAACCCTCTAGATCAGACAGTACAGGTAACAGGAGGAATAAGTGCTTCTCAAGACAGTTACTTTAACTTAATTAAGATCGGCAGACCTGCCAATCAGTCTGCAGGCAACCTAACCAGTCTTGCAATCGGACACCAGACACTTGGGAGTAATGCAATGCCAAACCCAGGAAGTATTGCTATCGGCTACCAGGCTCTACGTAACAGCACTGCAGGATACTTGAATGTTGCTGTAGGTAACAACGCTTTAGACTCCTTAACATCCGGTAGCAGTAATACCGCTGTAGGTCATACTGCTCTAGGAGGATTAGATAATATAGGTGCCTCTGAATTTAATGCCTGGAATAGTGCTCTAGGCCGCCATAGTCTACAGACCCTTAATATGGGTGGATATAATGCAGGATTAGGAGCCTATGCAGGCTACTACCTGTACTCTGGGAGTAATAACGTACTGCTAGGATATCGAGCAGGCGGTACCGCTCAATACTCTTCTGATAGCGTCTTTATCGGAACAGGAGCAGGACCTATCGGAGGACTTGTTACTGTATCTAACAAACTCTACATACACAACACAGGCAGTAACCAGCCTCTACTTTACGGTGAGTTTGACAATCAGCTTTTAAAAGTCTACGGAGATTTGCATGTATCTGAGAGCTTAACAGTAACCGGTAGCTTAAATACTAATGGTTCGATCACAGGTTCAGATGTTAGAATTGACCAATGGGGGTCAGTATCAGCTTCTCTATCCAGTGTAAGCTCTCAAGCAGCCGTAGTACCGACTTTACAACAAGTCACCACTCAAGGAAATACTACAACCACCTCTATTACTGCAGCATCGTTTACAGGTTCGTTGTTCGGTACAGCATCGCTTGCTTTAAATGCACTTTCATCATCCTACGCACTTTCAGCATCTTATGCTCTTACAGCATCCCATGCTGCGAACCTAACCATCTCAGGAAGCATAGCCAATGTAAACTATATTGACTTTAATACAGGATCCGCAACCCCTGCTTGGAAATCAGGTAGAGTATTTTGGGATAACACAGATGGAGCTTTATCAGTTTATAATGCTGAAGCAGATATTACATTACAAGTAGGACAGGAAAACTGGACAAGAGTTTTTAATGCCAGCGGGGTATTAATACAAGATGGTACTCCAGTAAGACTTGTAGGATCTCACGGAGACGTTCCTGAAATACAGCTAGCACAAGCTATTGCAGTATCAGGAAGTGTAGAAACAAGTAATCAAATACTAGGTCTTGCTACTCATGATATTGAGATAAACACTATAGGATATGTCACCACTGAGGGACTTGTTAAAGGATTAAATACAAATGCGTTTAGCGATGGGGATAGGTTATTTGTATCATCATCAGCAGGTAAACTTACCAAAGTAGCTCCTCCGGCTCCTTATGAGGTAATCCCAGTAGGAATTGTTGTTAAAGCGGGCCCCGGTGGAAGTGGTATTATATACGTAACTACAGAACAACCAAAAGACTTTGCAGACCTAAGCTCAGTTAGAGTAGAGGGAGCGTATACTCACGGAGACCTGCTAATCTACAGCGGAAGTGGAACCGGAGGGGTATGGCGTCACACCCGTAATCTGATTGGAGCCTACCAACTCACCGGTAGCTTAGGGATAAATGGAACCCTAACAGGAAACCTTACCGGCAATGCTTCTACAGCCACCACTGCATCTTATGCCTTAAAAGCCGAGTCAGTAGGGCAGCTAAATCAGAACGTAGTAATAAACGGGAATCTTCAAGTATTCGGAACTTCGTCACTTACCTACGTAACCTCCTCACAGTTAAACGTCGCAGCCTCGTTCATTTCTGTAAACATATTTGAACCTGCAGAAAGATTCGGAGGATTAAAAGTATACGATTCAGGATCTCTATCCCACCAGGCTACAGCATCTCTTGCTTGGGACTCACTGCACAACCACTGGGTATATCAGAATGTAAGCGGGTCTACGTATACCGGAGGTATGCTACTAGCTGGCCCCAGAAACACAGGATCACTAGGTGATGAACCTAACCTTACAAAATGGTTTGTCCCAAGGTCTGATGGCGGAGATCACTTAAACGATTCTCAAATCTTTACAAGCGGATCTACAACCATTATTACGGGTTCACTAACCACTACCGGAAAAGTAAACATTAATACGGTGGATAACTTCGGTTCAGATCCGGATAAGTTCCTAGCACTTACGGGTGCAGAAGTAGTCTACAGAACTGGTGCACAGCTACTCTCTGATATCGGAGGTCAAACCGCCGGTACATTTGTACAGAATGCCGGCAGTGGAGGTGTAGCTCGTTACATCATGCGCTATGAAGATTCAAACAGTGCAACTACTTCTTCGATTTATGAAGATACTTCCGGCAATATAGGTATCAAAAAGATTACTCCGTCAGCAGCTATAGATGTTAATGGAAGTGCAATAGTTTCAGGCTCATTAACCATTCAAGGTACTACAGCAGTTGTACAGCAAGGCATTCTAGTAAGCGGAACTACTTCACTCACCGTTACATCTATCAGCACAGGTTCTTACGAAGGAGCATTCCTGGACTATGTAATCGCTAGCGGGAGTAACAAACGTGCAGGTACTTTAGCTACAGTCTGGACTCCTTTAGACATTGAATGGAATGATGTATCTACCTTAGACCTAGGAAGTACTGTAGGTGCAGAATTTACTCCGACTCTTGCCGGATCTAACGCAAATCTGATATTAGCAGTACCGGCCGGCACCTGGACAGTAAAAGGACACCTAAGATATATGTAACCTATTTATTAGTATAATTTTCTAATACCGTCCTTTGGAAAGTGAAAAAGGATCAAAACTATGGCAGATAAAAAGTTTGTTGCCCGTAACGGGTTTGTGTCCAAAGGGGACTCAAGCGTAACAGGTAGTTTTGCTGTTACTGGAAGTATTGCAGTAACACAAGTTACTACCGATAATGCGCTAACAGACTTTATTGTACTTGCCGCGGACGGTACGCTAAAGAAAAGAACTTCAGGTGCTCAAGGTATACAGGGTACTCAGGGTATAACCGGAACTCAAGGTACAACCGGAACTCAAGGTATTCAAGGCATCACCGGAACTCAAGGAATTCAAGGTATCACCGGAACTCAAGGAACCACTGGAACTCAAGGTATCCAAGGTATTACAGGAACCCAAGGCACACAAGGTACAACCGGTAATCAAGGCATTCAAGGTATTACAGGCACTCAAGGTACAACCGGAACTCAAGGTACTAATGGTACTCAAGGTATACAGGGTATCACTGGAGCTCAAGGTACAACCGGAACACAAGGTACTCAAGGTACTAACGGTACTCAGGGTATACAAGGTATCACCGGAGCTCAAGGCGTACAAGGCACCACCGGAACTCAAGGTACTGATGGTACTCAGGGTATACAAGGTATCACTGGAGCTCAAGGTATCACCGGAACTCAAGGTACTCAAGGCACAACCGGTAATCAAGGTATTCAAGGAATAACCGGCACCCAGGGTACTACAGGTACCCAAGGAATTCAAGGCATTACCGGCACCCAGGGTACTACAGGTACCCAAGGAATTCAAGGCATTACCGGCACCCAGGGTACTACAGGT